AAAAAAAACCAAGTTGTGTTAAGTCAATTAGCATTAACTTGGTTTTTATTTATAAATAATAAAAAATATATATTAAGAAAGGTGATTTTAAAATGTCAACAAAAAATGCAAAGTACAGAGTAAAAAATGCAATGGGTGAGTATGAAGTAGTTCACCTAGAAACTAATGTGGATCAAGTTGTAGAAAATGAACACAAGCAATTCGTATCTGCTGATAAGAAAGCTCAATATGATGAAAATACTATCTTTAACACAGATATGCTAACTGTTAATGCTTTAGGTGGTATAAAGGCAGGGGAAAACTTAGACAATATGCCTGTTCAACAACTTTTAACTAAGTTATTATACCCATATGTAGCTCCAACTATAAGTGCTACTGCTTCTCCAAACGGTGGTACTTTTGAAAAAGGTAATGGTCAAAACGTTACTAGCATAAAAGCTGTTGTTACAAAGAAATCTGAAAAGATAACTAAAGTTGAAGTATTTGATGGATCAGTTTCTTTAGGTGTACAAACAGAAGGAGTTGAAAATGGTGGAACATTTACTTTCCCTGTAAATGTAGCTGTTTCTTCTAATAAAGGTTTCCAAGCTAAAGTAACTGATGCTATTGGTAAAGTTTACTCAGCTAACACAGGAAGCTTCAACTTTGTTTACCCTTATTACATGGGAATATGTGCTGAAGATGCTGTAATAGATGCAGAATTAGTAAAAGGTCTTACTAAGAAAGTAGAAGCAAAAGGTAATAAATCTAATGCTTTTACTTGCGATTATCAAAGAATGGTATTTGCTTATCCAAAAGCTCATGGTAAGTTAAAGTCTATAATAGACCCAAATAATTTTGATGTTACAGGAACATTTGGTGTACAAGAAGTAACTATAACAGGATTAGATGGTACTGCTCAAGCATACTATGTATATGTAAATAGTGCATCAACTGTATCTAACTTCACTATGAAATTTAACTATTAATCATAATAATTTAACAATAATTCCCCTTACTAAAAATAAAGTAAGGGGATAATTTTAAAATATTAACTATTCAAAAGGGGGACTATTAATATGTCAAAAATGAAATCAATAAGAGAAATAGAAATGGAAAGAGCAACTGAGCCTAATTTTGGAAAAGGTATAACTGTTGCTTCAGGATTTGACTTAGGAGCTAAAGCACCACTTGATTCTAGGCTTACTGTAAAAACGATAGAGGAAAGAGATGCTCATGTAACTGGAAACAGAAGTTATGAGGGGATGCTAGTTTTTGTAGAAGCTGACAAGAAAACTTATCAATTAATAGATGGAGCTTGGGAAGAATTTGGATTCAATGAAGAGAAATTCCAAGCAGGTGTTAAAGATATAGTTGATAAAAACGTTGAGCAAGATGAAAGATTAACTACTTTAGAAGGTTTAGTTGTAGGTGGCGAAGGAGAAGGTTTAAGTGCTGTAATAGAAGATGTTGCTAAAAACAAAGCTAATATATCTGAATTACAAACTGGATTAGCAGGAGAAATATCTGCTAGAGAATCTGCTGATACTTTAATAAATGCAGAAATATCTAAAAATAAAGCTAATATAACTAACTTACAAGAAGGATTAGCTCAAGAAATATTAGACAGAGAAACTGCTGAAGCTTCAATAAGAGAAGAATTAGGTGAAAAAGCTGACCAAGTTGATTTACAAGCTGAGATAACTAGAGCAACTGGTGTTGAACAAGGATTAAACACTAGATTAACTGCTGTTGAAGGTAAAGTGGATGAAAATGAAGCTAAGATAGAAGCTAACACTCAAGCTATAGCTGAGGAAGTTGCTAATAGAAAAACAGAAATAGCTAGAGTTGAAGGATTAGTTTCTGCTGAAAGACAAAGAGCTGAAGGTGTTGAACAAGGTCTTCAAACTGCTATAGAAGGAAAAGTTTCTAAAGAAGACTTTAATGCTGAACAAAGTAGAGTAAATGTTGAATTAGGTAAGAAAGCTACTAAAGAAGAATTTGTGGCAGAACAAGAAAAAGTGGAAGGACAATTTGAACAAGTTCAATCTACTCTTGAAGGTCATAGTGGATTAATAGATACAGTTACTGCTTTAGCTCAAGAAAACAAAGAAAATAAAGCTGATAAAACTCAAGTTGCTACAGATATAGCTACTGGTGTTGCTCAAGCTAAAGGTTATGCTGATGAAAAATTAGTTGAAGCAAAAACTTATGCAGATGCTAAATTAGTAGAAGGGAAAGAATACACTGATGAAGAAATAGTTAAAGTTAATGCTACTATAACTGATTTAGATTCAGCTTATAAATTAGCTGATGCTCAAATACTAGCAGATGCTAAAGCTCATGCTAACAAGGCTGTTGCTGACTTAGTGGACAACGCTCCTGAAACAATGGATACTTTAAAAGAATTAGCAGATGCTATCACAAACCACGAAGATGCATATGGTTCTTTATTAGAAACAGTTGGTAAGAAAGCTAACAGTTCAGATGTTTACACTAAAGATGAAGTAGAAGTAATAAAATCAGGATTAGAAACTGCTGTAGCAAAAGTTGAATCTGATTACAAATCTGCTGATTTAGCTTTAGATGGAAGATTAACTGCTGTTGAAGGTATAACAAGTGGTGTAGGTGCAATACGTTCTGAACTAGATAAAGCTAAGGAAGATATAGTTGCTAACACTAATGAAATAGAAGGATGTAAGCAATCTATAGAAGTTAATGCTACTGCAATAGCAAAAGAAGTTCAAGATAGAGCTAAAGCTGACTTAGAACTTGATGGGAAAATAACTGCTGAAAGAGAAAGAGCAGAAGGTGTTGAAGCTAACTTAGATGGAAGATTAGCTACAGTAGAATCTGACTTAGGAAAAGCTAAGGGAGATATAGTTGCTAATGCTAATGCAATATCTCAAGAAACTGCTAACAGAGAAGAAGCTATAAACACAATAAATGCAAAAATAGATAACATGATGCCTGTGGCTGGATCAGTTCAACCTGTTGACAGATTAGAAGGTCATATATGGATAGAAATACTTTAATAAGTAATGATTAACATTAAAATGGAGTTAATATAATTTAACTCCATTTTTTATTAAGTATATAGTTTTTATTAAGTATATACTTAATAGGAATTATATACTTAATAAAAATGTTTTTTAATTAAAATCTAAGATAGGAGGTTGTTATGGCTATATTGAATGGTAAATATAGAGTTAAAAATTCTAAAAATGATTATGATATAGTGTACTTAGAAACAGGTGCAAATCAAGTTAAGTTTAATGATGGAAAAACATTTCAAGAAAAATTAGAAGATGGAACTTTAAAAGGAGATAAAGGTGACAAGGGTGATACTGGTATAACTCCAACTATAAAAGCAGGTAGTGTAACAACAGGAAGTTCAGGATCAAGTGCAACAGTAACCGCAAGTACAGTAGGAACTACAACTACATTTAATTTTGTAATTCCACAAGGTATTAAAGGAGATACTGGTGCAAAAGGAGATAAAGGAGACCAAGGTATACAAGGTGTTAAAGGAGATAAGGGTGATAAGGGAGAAGATGGTTTAACTACTTCTATTACTGTTGGCTCAACAAAGTATACACACTCTAATGGTAATATAACTATTCCTGCTTATCCTACATTATCTTCTTTAGGAGCTTCTGCATCTTCTCATACTCACAGTCAATATGAAAATCAAAATGCATTTTCTAGTGTGAAAGTTGGTTCAACAACAGTGACTGCTGATAGTCCTACAGATACTATAGAATTAAAAGCAGGTTCAAATATAACTTTAACTCCTGATAGTACAAATGATGCTATAACAATAGCTGTTAATGGTATGACTGTTACAAGTTCTGAAAAATCTGATTGGAATGCTAAGGAAACTACATCAGGTTCTCAAGCTAAGGCAGACAAAGCTAAGTCAGATGCAATATCTTCTGCTAAATCTTATACAGATGAAAAGGTTGCACAATTTATTGATTCTGCTCCTGAGACATTAGATACACTAAATGAACTTGCTAAGGCTCTTGGCAATGACCCTAATTTTGCTACTACAGTAGCAACTCAAATAGGTACTAAAGCAGATACTTCTTATGTAAATACTGAATTAGATAAAAAAGCAAATGCTTCACATGGAACTCATGTAACTTACTCAACAACTGCTCCTTTATCTAATGGAACAGCATCTGTAGGTACATCAGGAAGTGTTTCTAGAGGAGACCATGTTCATCCACTTCAAACAACGGTATCAGGAAATGCAGGTACAGCTACTACATTACAAACTGCAAGAACTATTAATGGAACAAGTTTCAACGGTAGTGCTAACATTACTACTGCAAACTGGGGAACTGCTAGAAATATAACAATAGGAAATGCAACAAAATCTGTAAATGGTTCAGGAAATGTTTCTTGGACATTGGCTGAAATAGGAGCTTCATCTACATCAGTGGCTACTACTTCTGCAAATGGTTTAATGTCCGCACAGGATAAAACTAAGTTAGATTCAATAGCTACAAATTCTCAATTTAAAATAACAGTTGCATCAAGCTCTTGGACTACTGACGGTTCACTTTACAGTACAACAATCAAACACAACTTAAATAAAGAGGTTCTTTATGTAAGTGCTTATGATTCAAGTTCAAAGAAGAGTATATTTGTTTCTTATACAATAACAGATAACAACTCTTTAAAAGTTACAGTTGAAAGTGCTATAAATGCGGTTATAACTATTGTTGTTGAAGGTGGATTGGTAAATCTTGCAGGAGGAGGAATAAGTGACTCTACTGTTTCTGCTACTAGCACTTGGTCAAGTACAAAAATAGAAAGTGCAATGAGTGGACTTGTTAAAGACGGTACAACTAGCCAAAAAGGTATCGTACAATTATCTTCGGCAATTAATAGTACAAGTACAACATTAGGTGCAACTGCAAGTGCTGTAAAACTTGCTTATGATTTAGCTAATACAGCTAACAATTTAGCTAATACAGTTAATAATTCAACTAATAATCAACGTACAATAACAATGTCTACTGCTGACCCTTCAGGAGGTAAGGACGGAGATATATGGTTTAAATATGAATAAAGAGGTGAAATATGAGCATAAGTGCAACATTTACAAATAATCCTATATATAACTTTGACTATACTGGCACACAGCAAGAGTTTATTGCTCCTTATAATGGAACATATCAATTAGAGGTATGGGGTGCTGAAGGTGGTAACAGAAGTGGTACTGCTTCAGGTGGAAAAGGAGGATATTCTTGTGGTCAAATTAATCTTAAAAAAGGAGATATTCTTTATATCTATGTAGGTGGAAATGGTAATGACGGTAAAGGTTATAATGGAGGAGGTCAGGTTGGCTCTACTGCTGTATATGGCGGTGGTGGCACTGACATAAGAAAAGACGGTACTGAATTAGCCAACCGTATAATCGTAGCAGGGGGAGGAGGCTCTGTTGGAGCTTCATATAATGCAGGTGCTTACGGTGGAGGTACTACAGGTGGTTCTGCTTCTGATGGATATGGTACTGGTGGTGGCGGTGCAACTCAGACCGCAGGTGGGTCAGGTTATTCAGTTTATCCAGCTTCCATAGGTTCTCTTGGAAAAGGTGGAAATGGTTATTATGCTTCATCTGGTTACGGAGGAGCAGGAGGAGGGGGCTACTACGGTGGTGGTGGTGTCTATCCTGATTCATCAGTAGATGATGATAGAGGTGGAGGAGGAGGTTCAGGGTATATTAATACTTCTGTACTTTCGGTTGCTTCAACTAAAGCTGGTAATACATCTATCCCAACTACAGGTACAAATCTAACTGGCTCAACAATAGGAAGGTCAGGTCATGGTAGTTGTAGAATAATATTAGTAACAAAGGAAACAACTCCTGTATATATAAATGTAAATGGAACATGGAAAGAAGCTGTTACATATATAAATGTAAATGGAACATGGAAAGAAACAACTCCACAAATAAATGTAAATGAAACATGGAAAAATTTATAAAATTTTAATGTAATTACGATATTTATTTAGCAATATTAATATATTGCTAAATAAATATTAAATAAATATTAGCACTAGGAGGGATATAAATTGTTATCTGAAACTATGATGACTAAATTAAAAAATGTTCCCAGTAATCTTAATTCTAAAATAACAGAATTAAATAACAAATTAGCAACTTTAGAAAGCAAAGCAAAATCTATTTCCCATACAGAAGAGGAGGTAATTAATAATGCTAGGGTCTACGATTCAAGAAAAAGTTAAGAATTTGCCTACTAATACAAACAGCACTATAAGTAGTATGGAAACAAGAATAAACACTATATCCACAGATGTTGATAATGGCAAAAACGCAATAGCTTCTGCTATCACTTCAAAGGGAACAAGTGCTAGTGGTTCAGAAACTTTTGACGAATTAGCTACTAAAATAAGAAACATGCAAAGTGGTGCTGTTTTTTCGTAAAAATAAAGTAAATATAGAAAGGGTGTTTGTATATGGCAACAATAGATTATAATGCTCAAAATTTTATAGATATGAAGCAACGTATAAAAAATGAAGTTAATAGAAGACAGTATACAGGCTCGATAACTTCATATGGAACAGCAACTTATGACTATACAGTAACTCCTGTTAAAGGGAATAAAGTTCTTGTTGAACATTATAATAAAATAGCTACTCCATTAAGAGCTATTAATCCTGATGGAATAATTGAATCAGCAAAAGTAGGTGATGATGTAAGTACTGTTACTACACCAACAGAATTAGATGCAAGAATAACTTTATATGCTTCTAAATCACTTACAGCTTCATCTTCTAATACAGGTTGTGCTACAAGTTGCACAGGACTGTGTTCAACTGCTTGTACAGGAACTTGCTCAGGCGGATGTAGTGGGAGCTGTACTGGAACTTGTAGTGGAACTTGTTCAGGAGGATGTACTGGATGTAGTGGATGTGGAGGTTCTTGTTCATATAATTGTTCAGGAACTTGCTCAGGAAGTTGTTCAGATGCATGTACTGGGTGCAGTGGGTGTAGTGGAACTTGTTCAGGAACATGTACAGGATGTTCAGGTGGGTGTACTGGTCAATGTACTGGTGGATGTGGAGGTTCTTGTTCAGGAGCTTGTTGGGGTTCTTGTGGCGGAGCTTGTGCAAATGGATGTTCAACAGGATGTGGTAACTCTTGTTCAGGAGCTTGTTGGGGTTCAGGTGGAAAAGGAGTTACACAATTTAAAGTAAAATAAGGGGGTATAATATGAAAGATGATTTTAATAGATATTTAAAATCTGCAAATCACAGAGTTGATATTGTAAGATATCTTCGAGGTGGAGAAAAAGATGAAACAGTGTTAAGAGAAATATTAGAAAATTTAAAAGCTTCGTCTATAACTGAGTATGAAGTTCATACATTTATAACTGAGTTAATAACAGTTCATTTAGAAGATGTTAATGTAGATACACTTTATATGTTCTTTAGAATATTAAATGAAGTATTTGGATATGAACTAGATGCTGATAAATATGTTTATATGTCTATGTTATATATAGAATATCCTAAAATACCTAAGAAATTAAGTAAGAGTGATATAGATTCATTGTCAGATATTTTTAATGATGGTGATTTTATAAATTCTTGTAAACCAAGATTATTAATGTCTTTTTCTTCTCTTTATTTAGAAATTCTTCTAAATAGTGGAAAAGATTATGAAGAAATGGCAAAGATAAGTGCAATTTTAAGAAATGCTCATACAGTTATGATGAATGAAGAAAAAAAATTAGTTAAAGAACTATCAGAAAATTTACAAAAGTAAAAAAATGTGAGAGGTTGAAAATGAAAAATAAAATATATATAAAAATAGATGAAATCACTTGTGGATATATTCAATATCTTAATCACAGGGTTAATGGATATAAAGAAGTATTAACAGAGGTTATATCTAATAAAAGATTTGGTTTAAAAATAGATGAAAAACTATTTGAAATGTACAATGACCTTTATGTAAAGTATTATACTGAATTTCAGACAACAAAGGATGTTTTAATAGAGGAATTATTCCCTGTTAAAAACAGAAAAAAAGATACTATGTATATGTATACTATAGATTATATAAGCAATGAGCTAATAATAGAGGAAGTGAGGGATTTACATGAGACTAAAAGGTAAAACTACTTCATTTCAAGACTCTATATTTGCTATAGAAGTTGCAAAAAATATTTTCTTAGGTGAAAAAGCAGATGATAGAACAGTAAGAGTAGTTACATTTCAATTAACAGAAAGATGTAACTTAGCTTGTACTTACTGTTATCAAATTGCAAAGACACCTAAAGTAATGGATTTTGAAACAGCAAAAAGATTTATAGATATGTTAGTTAAAGATAGTTATGACAAAGATTCTGTTGTATCTATCTTTAATACTAATGGTTTAATAATTGAATTTATAGGCGGAGAGCCACTTTTAGAAATTGAGTTAATGGATAAAATAACAGATTATTTTAGAAAAGTTTTAATAGAAAAAAATCATCCTTGGCTTATCAATTTTAGAATAAGTATGATTTCTAACGGAGTTCTTTATTTTAAACCTGAGCTCCAAAATTACATCAAGAAAAATAGGTCTATATTGAGCTTTTCAATATCATTAGACGGTTGTAAAGAGTTACATGACAAATGTAGAATTTTCCATAACGGAGAAGGTTCTTATGATATAGTAGAAGAAGCATGTTTACACTATATGAATAACTATGACCATGAAATGACTACAAAGATGACATTTGCTCCTGAGAATGTTGATTATGCATATGATGCAATAGTAAATCTTATTAATTTAGGGTATAAGACGATATATTGTAACCCAGTATATGAGAATGTATGGAGTGATGAACACCCAAAAGTATATTATAACAATTTAAAAAAGGTTGCAGATTTTCTAATAGAAAATAAACTTTATGAAACAGTTGAGATAAGTGCTTTTGATAAATCTCTCTTTGGGAAAATAGACCTTAAAGCTGATAACAGAAATTACTGTGGTTCAACTGGTAGTATGATATCTCTTGACTGTGAAGGAAACATATATCCATGTATAAGGTTTATGAAATCTTCATTAGGAGACGGAGTAAAACCTTTTACAATAGGAAGTATAGATAAAGGTATAGGAAAGTTGCCTAAGTATAGAAATAATATAAATATATTAGACAGCATTACACTAACATCTCAGTCAACAGATGAATGTATTAATTGTAATATAAATAGTGGTTGTGGTTGGTGTACTGCTTACAACTATCAAGAAACAGGCTCTCCAAATAAAAGAGTTGTAAGTATATGTGGTCTACATAAAGCTAGAGCATTAGCAAATGTTTATTATTGGAATAGTATCTATAATAAAGAAGGGGTTAATGATGTTTTCAAAATAAATATGAATAAAGATGACATTGTAAATATAGTTGGAGAAACAGAAGCTGAAAATTTAATAAATTGCCAAGAACTCTTGCGACTTTAGTCGAGGGTAGTTCACTAAAACTTATGGGGAATATATAAAATAAATTTTGAAAATTAAGTTGATTATATCAATTTTAAGATAAAATGGAAAGGACTGATATATCTTTTATATCAGTCCTTAAATTATATGATTTAAGGGGGTATTATGAGCTTAGTAATTTTAGATAGCGGACATAATGAATATGTTAAAGGAAAAAGCAATGGGGATTTTAAAGAATGGGACTTTAACAATAAAATGCAATGTAAAATTAAGAAAAGACTTTTAGATCATGGAATAGAAGTTTACTTAACTAATCCAAACCCTGAGAAAAAAGATGAAATAGGTTTAAGTAAAAGAGCAACCATTTCAAATGATTATTGGATAAAGAAAGGTAAGCCGAAGGCTGTATTTATATCTTTGCATGGAAATGCTTATAGTGATGCTAGTGTTAGAGGAACAGAAACATTCCATGCTAATAATGCTTCGTCTACATCAAAAACATTTGCAAAAACATTAAATGATGAAGTTGTAAAAACAATGAAATCATTAGATAAAAATGCAAAGGATAGAGGAGTTAAATCACAAGATTTCACTGTAATATATAAAACTTCTATGCCTTCAGTGTTAGTTGAGTATGGATTTTACAGTAACCCTGATGATTTAAAGATATTAAAAAATAACCAAGATGACCTAACAGAAGCTACAGTTAAAGCCATATGCAAACACTTTAATATAACATATAAAGCTGTACAAAAGGAATCTACAACTTCAAGCACAGGAACACAGTTGTATGCAGTATGTGTAGGAGCTTATGGATATGACCAAGCTAAAAAAATGCAACAAGAAATGATATCAAAAGGATATACTAGCACTTATATAATCCCTAGATAGATTAGTTGTATAATAAAATAAAAAATGGTAAAACCTAATAAGAATATAAAAAGAAATGATATATAAAAATAAATCTAAATAAAATTTATATCGTTGACAATTGTCGATAATTAATGTATATTAGAAGCATAAAGCAAATAATTGAAAAAAGCCTTTACTCTATCAATCAGATGTAGGAGCATCTGAGAGATATAAAACTTTCAAACTGTAGGAGCAGTTCAAAAGAGTTGGTAAAAGCTTTATCTGATATTTATATTATACAAGCATGTAAAGAAATATGCAAGTATTTTTTTAAGTAAGATAAAGAAATTTACGGACTTATGTTTAACTGTTTAAGCATAAGTCCTTTTTAATATACAAAAGAAAGGTGAGTAGTGTGCAACTAGAAGAATATTGTGAGCATTTATATGATGATAGTACAGAAGGCTATTTGCATATTGCTCACTTAGACAAAAATAGACGAATAAAAATATATAATACAAATAATGCAAATATAAGGGAAATAGTTGAGGAAGTTGGACAAGAAGATGTCTTTATAACTCCTAATACAACTTTTATACCTGTAAGAAAAGCACAAAATATAAGACAATTTAGAGCATTATTTATAGATTTAGATATACAAAAATTAGGTTACCATAAATCGGAAACTGTTTACATGGTTTGGGAGCTTTATTATCAAGATAAGATTCCTCAACCTACAATGGTAGTTGACAGTGGAAGAGGAGTGCATATTTATTGGAGAATAGAAAATGCACCGATACAAGCATGGAGTACTTGGCAAGAGTTAGAAGATTATCTATATTATCAATTAAGACATCTAGGAGCTGATAAACAAGCTACAGATAGTGTAAGAGTACTTAGATTACCTAGTTCAATTAACTCTAGGAATGGATCAGAGTGTAAGATACTTTATATAGATAATGAAACAACATACTCTATGTATGATTTAAGACAAACTTATTTAAACTATAAACCTAAAACAACCCAAATAAAAATGCTAGAGGTTAAAAGTACACCAACAGCAAAAGTAATATCTAATAAATTCTTTACTTCTTATAGTTTACATTTAGCTAGAATAGAAGATATAGAAACTTTATGTAAATTAAGAAACTATAATGTAAAAGGATATAGAAACTTCATACTTCACTGTTATGCATATTGGCAAGGGGTTACTATTAGAGATGAAGAATCACTAAGAGAAGAAGTATATTCCTTAAATAATGCCTTTAAAGAGCCTATGAAGGCTACTGAGGTAGATGCAATACTAAGATGCATACCAAAAGCTATAGATAAGTTTATAGCATATGAACAAGGTGTAAGAAGTGGTGAAGTTAAAAGAGTTACTAAGGGTATGCGAGATAAGGGAGGTTACTGGTATAAGAATGAAACCTTAATTGAAAGGCTAGATATAACAGAAGCTGAACAAAAGCATATGAAGACCATTATAGGTACAGAAGAAAAGTATACTAGAAGAAGAGATAAGGATAGAGAATATCAAAGAGCTAAGAGAAGAAATGAAAATGGTTTAACTAAGAAACAACAGGAAAAGCAAGATATGATAAAAGAATTAGATTTATTGTTAAAGCAAGGGTTAAAAAATCAAGAGATATCAGAAAAGCTAAATATTTCTGTAAGACAAGTTCAAAGATTAAAAAAGGAACTTTAATAAGGGGTGACAAAAAACATCGTCTTTATAAATGTGTGTATGTGGTTGTTAGGATGAATATCCTAACAACTTTTTTCTTTAGAATTACTCATACAATAAATAGGTAACATCATCTTTATAAATGTGGGGTGTAGTAATTTTTATAAAGAAAGAGCCACCCAATAAATAATCAGCTACATTCTACTAGGAAGATTATCGGTATTACAAAAGATATGGTTATAGTCTAAATAAGAAGTAAGAGAATAATATAAAGGGGGATAATAGTCATGGATATGGTTAGTTTTGTACCTGAATCATTATTTATATTAGTTGTAGCAATAAATATATTAGGAACATTCTTAAAGAAGTTAGAACAAATAAAGGATAACTTCATACCTATCATATTATTAGGATTTTCTATTATATTTGCTATGTTATTAGAAGGGATGAGTCCTACAAGTTTCTTACAAGGTATAATAACTTGGGGAGTTGCTGTAGGTACACATCAAACAGTTCATCAAATAAAAAAAGGATGATAGGGGGATAGGCAATGCAAGAGTTAATTAAACTTATATTTACATCTATTTTCTCAGAGTATGGTGTAATAGGTGCATGTTTTGTTGTATTGCTACTTTGGACTATGAAGGAGAATAAAGACAGAGAAGGTAAGTATCAAGAAACAATAGCTAAAAATCAAGAAATAATTCTTGAACAGGCAAGAAACTTTGACATTGTAAAAGAGATTAGAGAAGATGTATCAGATTTAAAAATAGCTATAACAACTGCAAAAGCTAAAAAAGAAAGTCATTAAGACTTTCTTTTTTATTTATATATGATTTAAAAAGTCTAAATTGTCATCTAAGATTACTCCATGTTCATCTAACCATTTAATGGGTAGGGATTTTCTAGTTTCGGTTTGTCTGAACATTTCAACTTCCTTAGCATTTACAAAATAGGTCTTTTTTAATTCTTTAAAGTATATAAGGTAATAACACATATCAGTGTAATTTCTTATTTCATTACATAGATCAAATTGATGCTCCTTTATCATAGACAAAGGGAAACTTGTTTTATTGGCAGTAGACTTAGCTTCTATGAAGATAGTTTTTCCATTACTTAAAACTCCTACAAAATCTAAAAAAGCTTTTTCTTTAGGGAAGGCTGAAACAATTTTAGCACCTCTTCTTAAAATAGTAAATTCAGTTGGTATTTTTATTATTAAAGCTTTATTTAACTTTCTATATTCAAGACATTTTTTAATTATTTTTTCTTCCCAAGCTTTTCCTAAATTAGCTTTATTTGATTTCTTATCAGTTGCCATTAGCTTAAAGTAGAGTACATTTTAATACTCATCTCCAATACATCCATTGCATAATCTATAGAGTTAAAATCATTGCTTATTGCAAATCCTCCAAGTTCAAATATGTAATCAGCAACACCTTCAAAGTCTTCATTGTCTGCACCAAATCTTCTTATAAGTTCTTTAACATCTGAATCTCTATCTAGACCTCTTTTAAGTCTTGTTCTATCACTACAGCTTACATACACTGGTATAATCTTATATTCTTCCTTAGAGATACCATGAGTAAGAGCAATAAGACCTTTTGGACTTAATACCATTACTATATTTTTACTAGAGCAATTATCTAAAGCTTTTTTCTCTACACCATAATTCCAATCTCTAAAAGATGTATACTGAATAAATTCACCTATATCAGCCATAGCTTTAAACTCATCATCATCTATGAAACGATAATCAACCCCATCTATTTCATTTATCCTTTTGGGTCTAGTTGTTGTCATAACAACATTAGATATATTTAATCTTTTACATATACCTTCAGCTAAAGTTGATTTTCCGCTACCTGATTTTCCTACAATAACAAAAATATTTTTCATAGTACCTCCAATTAAAGATATTTTGAAATAAATTTCAATTTCAATTATTTGCTTACAATATTAATTATAATAATAAAGTCGAAAAAAATCAATAAAAAAGAACTGAAAAAATCAGTTCTTTTTTATTTAAATATTTCTAAAGTTTTTTATTAATTTATGTTTTTCTTCTAATAGAGAAAGTAACTTTTCTTTGTTACCTCCTATTTCTTTTAATAGCTCTATTTGTTCATCTATAACTTCTAATTCTAAAGTAAGAGTAAGGTATTTAACTATGTCTTCTTTATCATCATCTGATTTTGAAAGTTCATTTAAAAGATTGCTTTCTGAACTATGCTTATCTATAACCTTCTCTACTCTAGCCTTCTCTACTCTATTAAGGTTTTTTTGATGTTCATCACATATTTCTTTAACTAAACTATTGGCAGAAGATTTTTGTAAATCTTCAAAGGCTTGTGCTATTAACTTTTCCTCAGACCTATGTAAAAAAGTTTTTTTGTTATCAAAGCTTATCTTACCATTTAGTATAATTATATTTTTATTATATGGTAATTCAAGAACAGATTCTTTACCTTCTTCAATGTCCTCCCAAAGCTTTTTATAAATAAAAGATTTTATCCCTTGAAATTCTTCTTCTATAAATTCATTAACCATCTCTTTTGCAATCTTTTCTCTTAGTAAATTCATTATTAGCTTCTCCTATACTTCTATTTTTAAAGGTAATTTAACTCTTAAGCCTTTGTTAAATTCAACCCAAAACAGATAAGCTACATAAGAATCTATCTTACCCTTAGTTGAATTTTCTCTCATATCATGAGCTTTAGATGTAATAGCCTTGTAATCAACTTTAGATAATCTATCCACTACTGTTTTAATATCTGTATCCCCAGTAAGTACATAATGTCTAACAAATATTGTCATACCATTAAACATTTGATTTGTTATTCCCTTAACTCCAACTGTATGCTTTAATATATATAAAGCTCTTTTAGTAACAAACATATTTTTATCTATAGAAGATAATAAAGTGGCTGAGTTTATTGACTTATATATAACAGACATACAACTTATTTTATTAGCTCCTGTTCCTGCTTCTAAATCTACAAAATCTAAACATTCTTTAACTCTAAGCCATTCAGTTATTTCACTTGAAACACCTATACGGTACTTATCTAAAGCAGATACTTTTGCAGATACTTCATTAACTTTTATGAAAGACTCCCCTTCTTCCTTAATTGAGTTATTTTTAATTACTATACAAGGAACTTCTTTTAATCCTAAACGTTTTGCACACTCTAATCTATGTTGACCATTAGAACAATAGTAGTACCCATCTTCTCTTAAGGATACAGTTAGTCTACCAAAAGCTTGAGGATCAAATTTCTTTAGTATTTTAGCTACATGATTTTCTTGCATTTCCCTTTGAACAGATATATCTATCTTTATAAGATTTACATCTATCCATCTATCTTCTCCAAACATATGCTTTTCATATTTTACAGATGATACATTTTTACTAATACTTTCTGTATCTATAAATTCATAATTATAATTATTATACCCTGATAATTCTTTCATTTTATTTACTCCTTTTTGAAATTTTTTCCAATTATATATATAAATTACCACATTCAATTATTTTTGTCAAAAAAAAGAAAAACCCCTATATTATCAAAGAGTTTTTCCTAAATTACTATAAATAGTTAATGATTTTTTTTGATTTTAAAGTTTTATTCACATCTATAATTCTTTGATTACTAGAGCCTCTTAAAACTAAAGATAAGTCCTTTAAATTCTTTTCAAATTTACCATCAATTAGAACATCAAAATTAAATATAGAAGAATCATATTTAATCAATAAATCTTCCCAAGTATACCCTGACCATATAAATATTTTTGTACTTGGTCTAAACTTCTTAATGTATGAACATAGTTCTATAACACCATAAAAGTTCTCAGGACATAAAGGCTCACCACCTAAGATAGATAAATCTCTATGAACTCCATCTGCATCTAAAAGTTCTAAAATAGTAAGCATATCTGATTTTGTAAATTCTTTACCTTTATTGAAATCCCAAGTGCTTTTATTAAAACAACCTTCACAATAATGAGGACATCCCTGTGTCCATAAAGACACAGAGATACCTTCTCCATTTACTGAATCATTTGGTTTTATTAATGAATATCTCATATTATAAATGTAAAACCCTTTGTGCAATTTCTTGAGTTCTACCTTCTGACCATTCATTTGAACCGATATAACCACATGTCCTTCTCATTATTTGCATTTTAGATGTATCTGTATTTTGACAGTTAGGACATCTCCAATTGATTTCATTAACTATTTCAGCTTCACCTTCATAACCACATTCAAAGCATACATCCGCCTTAGTATTTATCTCAGCATATTGTACGTTGTGGTATATGTAGTTTATAACTTGCTCTATTGCCTTAAGATTTTTTTGCATATTTGGCACTTCTATGTAGCTGATACAACCTCCTAAGCTTATGTTATGGAACTGAGACTCAAACTTTAATTTTTTGAAAGCATCTATTTCCTCAGTAACATGAACATGATAACTGTTTGTATAGTATTTTCTATCAGTTACATTTTTTACTTCTCCAAATTTTTGCTTATCTAATCTACAGAATCTTGAAGTTAAACTTTCTGCTGGTGTACCATATAAACCAAATCCATAGCCAGTTTCTTCTTTCCACTTCTTACAAGTGTTATTTAAGTGATTCATTACTTTAAGAGCAAACTCTTCTCCTTCTTTAGTTGTATGAGATACACCTAACATTGCTTGTGTCATTTCATGTACTCCTACATATCCTAGAGAAACAGTAGCATATCCACCTTCAAGTAATTTATCTATAGTTTCACCTTTTTTAAGTCTTGCTATTCCTCCATATTGCCAATGGATAGGAGATACATCTGACTTAGTTCCTTTTAATAAATCTATTCTAGTTAATAGAGCTTCTTTACAAAGTTCTAATCTTTCATCAAGAACTCTCCAAAACTTATCCATATCTTTATTAACAGTTAGTGCAACTTGTACAAGGTTCAAGCTCACCACTCCACAATTATACCTTCCGTACCACTTATGGTTTCCATTCTCATCTCTCCAAGGACTCAAGTGTGATCTACAACCCATTGCAGGGAAAGTGTGTCCTTCATAATTTTTTCTCATTATCTTAGCACTTTGGTAGTCAGGAACTAACCTCTTAGCATTACATTCTGCACATAGTTTTGTAATGTAATCATATCGACCACCTTCTAAGCAGTTGTGATGGTCTAATAAATATATAAGTTTAGGGAACTCTTCTCCTATATTATGACCTCTGTAAGACTTCATTCCTTCTATTCTTTGTCTTACCATCTCTTCACATATAAGAGCCATTTCCTTTTCATATGGATGACCTTCTTCTATTTCTAAATAAATAGTTGTGAAAGGTGATTGTCCATTACTTGTCGAAAGTGTAGAAAGTTGGTAACGTATAGTTTGGATACCATTTCTTAATTGCTCCATCATTCTATCTTCTGCTAATTTAGTAGCAGTAGCTTCATCAAATTCTGTTATATACTTATCGTAATATTTATCAAATGTATCTCTTAAGAATGGTGCTATATGCTTTATAGTTATACTATTTCCACCATATTGACCACTAGCTATTTGAGCTATTATTTGAGTAACTATTGTACAAGCTGTTTCAAATGACTTTGGTTTTTCCACCATTTTCTCATTTATAACAGTTCCATTCTGAAGCATATCCTCTAGGTTTATTAAGCAACAGTTAAAGATATTTTGCATTGTGTAATCAGCATCATGGAAATGAAGCACTCCATTGTCATGAGCTTGTACTATATGAGCAGGTATAAGCTTTCTTCTTGCTATATCTTTAGACACTTCCCCTGCTATTAAATCTCTCTGTGTACTTGCTAAGTAAGAGTTTTTATTAGAGTTTTCATTCATAACTTCTTTATTAGTAGAATTTAAAAGTCCCATTATACTTTCATCTGTAGTATTTACTTCTCTTTTAAATGATTGAACAGCTCTATATCCCTCATAAGCCTTTGCAGTTAATTCATGTTTATTTTCTATTAACTTATTGTAAACTATATCTTCTATTATAGTTATTGTAGTAACATCATGAGAAACTTGATTTTCTTTATGATGTTTCATTTCATGTTCAATTTCATTAGATATTTTAGTAGCTATATCTTCATCATATATCCCACTACCATATTTCATTGCTTTAAGTATTGCAACTTCTATTTTGTTTTTATCAAATTCAACTATTGTATTATTTCTTTTTATGACTAACATAAAAAATCCCCCTTTTTATTTTTTAGCTAGTTCAACTACATTTTCTATTAAAGATAAAACTGTGGCAGTTCCAGTTGTATTAACTCTATCCCCAACCATACTACATTCACTAAATTCAAGCATTGCATTAACATTGTAATCTGTTTGTTGTTTAAAGTTTTCATCAACTGTTATACCAACACCTAATAAAACACTTCCTTTTTTCATCCATCTTGGATCAATTAAATCCATTTGACCAACACAAGATATAACTATATCTGCTTGTTGTATTTTACTTTTTAAATCCTTTGTTCTAGAATTACAAGTAGTTACTGTTGCACCTCTTTGAGTTAGCATAATAGATAAAGATAATCCAACATGAACTGACCTACCTATAACAACAACATCCTTGCCCTGCACACATACATTATGGCAATCTAAAAGATTCATAACACCATTTGGAGTGCAAGGTTTAACTTTAGAATTTCCTTGAACTAAATCTCCTAATTTGGCAGAGCTAAAGCAATCTGCATCCTTGTATGGAGCTATGGCTTTAATTAATTTATTGCTATCCAAGTGTTTGTATACAGGTAACTGAAGTATTACTCCGTCAGTGTTCACATCATGATTTAATTGATGAATAGTTTCTAACATTTCTTCTGTAGTTACACTTTCATTTGATTTTAAAACCTCAACAGTTAATCCAACTTCTTCTCCTATTTTTATCTTATTTCTTATGTAGTTTTCACTTGCTTTATCATCTGAAGCAGATAAAATAACCAACTTTGGTTTTCTTCCTAACTTAGTTATCTCACTTCTTAACTCCTCAATCTTGTTTTCTTTTAATGTTTTTGCATTTATTAATATTGGTTTCATATTTTACCCCCTAAAATATAAAATATTATCTACCTAGAAATTAACCCATACAAACTCTTGTCCTTTATTTAGTTCACCTTCATTTGTCTTTTGGCTTCTCTTTGAATAATTTCCAAGTAGCTCCTTTTTCCAACCATGTTCGAGTAACTTATTGTATATTGGATGGTCATATCCACTTAGTATCACCTTGCCTTTTATATTCAATAGAGTGTCAACTAATTCTTTGTGTTGAGTATCGTTCATTTCATGGTCATAAGATTTCTTTTGCTTTCTTGTTTCTGTTATGTATGGAGGGTCTAAGTAAAACAAAGTGTCATTTTTATCATATTTATTTATTAATTCAATTATATCTAGGTTTTCTATTTGAACTTCTTTTAATCTTTCAATTGCTCCACTTAAATTTTCCTCTATGTTACCCAACCATCTACTAACTGATTGGCACATACCTCTTCTACTTTTTGATTTAGCATAACACCAACCACCATTACTAGCTACACTTTGCATAGTTCTAACATAGAATTTTCTTGCTTTTTCTATTTCATCAATTTCACTCATCCATAATTTACTATCTTCAAATTCTTTTCTTGAGTATGGAGTTAATGATAGTTTTCTTATAAACTCTTTATTTTCTTCCCTAAGCATTTTAAAGATTAAATATAAACCACTATGTAAATCATTGTACACTTCCATTTCACTTCTATCTTTTCTAAAAAGAACATGACCTGCACCACCAAATCCCTCAACATACATTTTGTGAGGTGGAAATATGTCAATTATATCTTTAGCCATATAATATTTTCCTCCATACCAATTCACAGGACTCTTAAACTTCATACTATACCCCCTAAATAAAAAGTGGAACAGATATCCCTATCCCACTTTTAATTATTTGCTTATAATTTAAGTTCTTCAACTTTTCCTTCTAATTCTGATAATATAACATCTAATATATCAGCTTGGTTTGGAGTTGCTTCAGTTATCTTTTTAGATACCCCTAAATACTTCTCTCCAATCTCAGTAACTATATCCATTCTGTTATTTGGTGCGAATTTTTCACCTACTAATTTTTTTATTTCATTCATAGTAGAATCAAAATCAACAACTCTTTCTTTTACTATTGCTTTCTTATCAGTTGTAAATCCATCAGGATTTTCATTTAATTCTTCTTCTATGGCTCTTTCCCAAGTGGCTTTAAATTCCTTTGCATTAAAAGGTATTTGAGAAGGAAGTTTACTAAATCTTGACCCTGCTGAGTAAGATAAAGTTTCTCTTGTGAATATAGTTCTTTCCTCTTGACCTTCTGCATTTATTGTTATATACCCAAATAATATATTATCAACAAACTTAGAAACTATATTTAAAGTTCTTCTTTCAACAGAAGGTATATACTTTTGTATCTCTCCACCTGTAGGAAGCTTTTCATTTTTCTCCTTAGCATGAGATATGAAGAACATTTTATATCCTAAGTTCTCCCAGTTTTTTATCATATCAAATATAAGGTCATCAACCATAGCATAGCCTTTACCATGAGGTATATCCCCTAAAGCCTGAACACCTTCTCTTTGACATATTTGTTTTACTGCATATTTGTGCATTATATCAACTGTATCTATAACTAAAACTTTAAATTTAGCTTTTATTTCAGGCATTTTTAACTGTTTATTTAATGCAACTAAATCTCCCCACTTAGTTATATCAACAGCCATAACTCCACTTAAAGCTCCATATCCATTTTCACAAGCTAAGAATAAACACTCTTGTCCAAATGATTGGAAAGCAAATGTAGATTTTCCACTTTTAGCATTCAATTGTGTTATCATTGAGCTTTTTATCTCAACTTCTATATATTTCTATATAGTTCAGCATATGTTTTCAACCCTTATATACTTGGGGTTGCTCCGACCTCTTGGCTAGATTATATTTTAAGACATTTGTTTTTTTAATATTTCATCAAACTTTTCTTTTTTTCTTTCTAAAAAAATCTCAGGATTATCACTGTAAAATAGGTTATATATTTTTTTACTTGACAGTTGACTATATAGAATATGATAAAGATTTCTATCCTTATATTTTTTTACACCAACCTTTGGGACACCATTCTTATAAAGTTCTTCAACAATTTGACACATCATTTTTTCACTTCCACTAAAAAATCTAGTTCTAAGCATAGGTATCTTTGATTTTTTTGTCCATTGTTCACCAACACTTCCATCACCATCAAAATAACCTCTTATAAAATCAAGTTTATATTCACTTGGAACTTTATCCATAGTAACTGTAAGACTTTTTCTTTGTGTTACCCCTATGTCAATTAAATCATTAACCATGTGCTTTGAAGATATTAATAACTCACAACTAGGGTGATATTTTTCCCCACATTTTTTCATTAGTGTTTTCACTTTATAGGTGCTGTCAAGCTCTTTGTTTATTTTGTGCAATAGGTTAATATCTTGCTCTTGTAAAGCAATTCTTAGGTAACCATAGTCAGATATATAACCATCTGCTGAAAGAAAACCGACTATATAAGCCATATTTTTAGTCCATGTTTTAAAATATTCATGATTTAAAAAATATTTTCTACCATGCTTATCAGGATTATACTCTCTGTGTTCAAGTATTTTTGATTCACTTCTTGTTCTAAGTTTGATGTTGTTGCGAAGTAATCTAAGTTTTATAGTTCCATATGTAACACCATATTTTTTTCCAAGCTCCAATAGATTCATGCCATTTAAGTATAACTCTATCATTTCTTTTTCATCTATTTTATGAACTGTATGACTTTCACTTGCATTTCTCCTATTTATACCACAAATGTCTAATCTGTTTCTTATAGTACCTGTGCTGACATTATAAATCTTTGCAATTTCTTTCATAGATTTACCACTTAAATATAAGTTTACAATATCTTCATTTTTAATATCTTTTCTCATAATAAACCTCCTTTCTTATATTATATGCCTTAATTTCACTAGCTATGCTTTGCCCCTGACTAAACTTTTAAATTTAGCCTTCGGTTCAAGTTACCATATCCTGTGGAAGGGACTTAGGCTTTCTTGCTTAATTTCGGAGTTATTCAATATACATTACTGTATAAGGTGGCACTTATTTACCATATAACATGCTATTATAATTATCTAATCCTGTTGAAACCTTATTTGGTTTTAAGTTTAATAAATCGAACATAATAAATCCCCCTTGATTATAATGAAAATTCTTCCCATATATCTCCACACTTACAAGTAGAACAACTTGTAGGAGAAAACATATCTAAACATTTATTGCAACAATTTTTACTTATAAACTCTACATACTTTGCATAAATATAACCTTTATTTTCAGGTAACAATTCACCTATGCTTATATTAAAAACTTTCTCAAGATACTCTTCAAATGTAACTTTTAAGTTTTCATTAGCAGAAGTTATATGAGCTTCTGTGCTTGTTAAGTAAGTAAATATCATTTTAGATAAAGACATCAACTTTAACTTATCTTCTTCTATATCACAAACTTTAATTTTTTCTTTTATGTAGTCATATATGGAATATAACTGATAAAGACTACACTTTAAAATTCCTGTATTGAAAAAATCATTTAAAGTATCCTCTATAAACTTATCATTCATTTATATATCCCATTTTGGAAGTGGCTTACCACAACACATTTTCCCTTCATGACATTTACCATATCTACAACTTGCACCTGCATTTTTGAATAAAGCAGGAGCAACATCTTGAACTTCAGCTATCATAAGTCTAGCTAATTCCCTTATTTCTGCTTGAGACCTATTGCAATCTCTATGAGAGAAGAAGTTTAATAAGCTTCTACCGTTCATAGTAACAACAATTTTAGTTTCACAAGCATTTGGAAGAACAGCTCTAGCATTTTCATTGGCAACTTTTTCAGCATTCATTCCATATGTGTGATAATTTGTAGACTCTACAAAGTCTTGTATATTTACTTGCCATTTCTTATACATATTATGTATAGTTTTCATATCCTCTTCAAACTCACCAACATATCTTGATCCATAAGCTTTGTCCATATCCTCTATTATAGAAGGAACTATAAAATCAAAAGTTTTATCAAGATTAACATACCTTTGACTTTGTTGAGAATAACTAGCTAACCTATGTCTTACTATTTGATGAGAACATGCCCTAGATATTCCTTCTATTGCAAAAGTGAATGAACAATGTTCTAGTGGACTTTCATGACCTATATCTGCCAACATATTTACAAATCTGCTTACATTTTCATCAGTTAATTTTTCTGATATGCCTTCCACTCCAACCTTGCTATAACAAAGTTTCCCTGCCTTTGCTACAACCTCATCAGGATTAGGAGTATGTGCAATAAGTTTTACTTTTAATTTACCCAATTTAACCCCTCACTTTATTTATTATTTTTGTAAAGGTTTCTCATACTCCCAAGTGCATCCTGCATATGTTTTTCTAGTTCCATTTAAAACTCTACATATACATGACAAAGAGTAGTTTGTAACTCCTTCTTTACCTGCTTGATTTAAACTGCTCCAAACTTGAATAACTTCTTTGGTGTTAGCATCTCTTTGGACAATCCTTTTAGACCTTTTATTTGCTTCAGGATTTAAGTTTGAATCTAATCTTTTATCTTCAACTTTTCTTTTTAATTCATCTTCAGAGAAATCTTCTTTTAAAATCCAAATACTATTCATAGAGCTTAATATCCTTTTTTTATCACTCCAAGTTGGTCTCATAGCTAAACGTATACCGTTGTAATTCAAATTATTTTCTTCACATAAAAGTTTATTAAATTTAAATTCTCCTATAAAATTACCATTTAAATCATATCTATACACTTTTTTATAATTCAATTTTTTGTTTCGATTATAATAATATCCATCTTTATTAGCAGGTTTTCTTTTGTATGATGGAAGTATAAATATTTTAGAAGACATAAAAAACCACCTCTATTTCTTGAAAGTACTATACCTATTCACTCTATTATTTTACTACAAAATATACAATTGCATAAGAGAAATAATAGAATAATATTATTATAAACAATTTCAATTATTTGTGTCAATATTTATCAAAAATATGAATTTTTTCCCTTGTAAAAATTATCAATTTTTGATAACCTTAAACATATGATATAATAAAGATAAAATAAAAATTAATAAAAGGATTGGTGATAATATAATGAAATACCGTAGATACTATAAAAGAAAAACTGTTGCTATTGACTCAGGGAAACATGCTCAAAAAATGTGTTGGGGATTAGAACCTGATGAGAGATTAATGTTTGATAATAAGGTTGAAGAGATTAAAGAAAAATCTCCTGTGTATCATACAGTGGTTGAATTTAATGGTAAACTATATTCTGTTGCAGGTACAGGTGATAAGAACTGGGATTCTTCAAAAGATGATGAACTACATCAAGTTGCTATATATTATGGATTAACTAGATTAGAGTTAAATGCAGATTGTCTGATAAATTTAGTTATAGGTACACCTGCTTTAAAATTTAAAAACCCAGTTGCTAAACAATCTTATAGAGATAGAGTATACAATGGTGGTAATGCTGAAATAACTGTAAATGGAAGAAAGTTTAATTTATTAATAAATGATGTGCTTGTGTTACCTGAAAGCTCAGGAATTATATATCAAGCTAAAAATTATTTAGAATATTCACAGGAGTTAATTGGAATTGTAGATATAGGCGGATTAAATGCACAAGGTATAGTTTATGATAGAACTAATATAATAAGTGAAACTATATTCACAGAAAACCTTGGAGGAAATATATTAGAAGTATCAGCAAAAAATGCTTTAAATGAACATGATTATAACTTCCAAGTTTATCAAATGCATCATATACTAAGAAAGTTAGATAGAGAAGATGAAGATGTGCAAAGAATAGTTAAAGATGTTATGGAAAGGCATCTGAAAAAAATATTTGAAATGATGAAAGCGAATAATTGGAATATAAACCATATGGAAATAGTATTCACAGGTGGAGGTTCTTTACTTCTAAAAGATTTAATAGAAGAAAAAGGATTTAAAGTTTCTGATACATCAGTCTGGGATAATGTGTGTGGTTTCTACAATCTAGGGGTTAATTACTTTGGAGAAGATGTAGCTTATGAGTAAGAAAAAACCTGCTTACGTTGATGGCAAGTTTGTAGGGGATACTTTAAGTATATCTGTAAAACCACACTACCAAAAAGAGTATGAGTTTTTAAAAGCACACCACAATAGAAGTGGACTTATATGTGAGTTAGTTAGACAGTACATTGAAGGTGGAGGAATGTCTATTGGGTATCAACAACCTTATCAACCTGTTGCTACTCAACCTGTTTCACAATCTACTCCTCAACAAAAGGAGGAAGTAAAAAAAGACAAAGTAGAAGATAACAAACAGGAAATTAAGGAGTTTACTAATAGTAAACCAAAAGCAAAGGAAGAAAATAAACAAGTTCCTATAATGGCTATGCCTTCATTTTTAAATGGGTAGATTTCTACCCTTCTTTATTTGGAGATGTAAAATAATATACAAAAGATAATTTGGAGAAAAGTATGTTTTTAGATAAATTAAAAGAAAATGAAAGATTCATGATAGATTTAATGGGAGAATATGATAGAGGTACAAGATTACTTGAGTGGTTAGAGGTTGGAGAAAATATACATTTATCAATTCAAGCTAGTCCTATGCATTATTGTTCTCCTAGAGAAATGACAGATTTAGATAACTACACTCATTTTGAGTTAGCTTTAATAATTGATAATGAAATTAGTTATGATACTGATATAATAGAAGATTTCTCACAGTATGAAAAACTAATGCAACATTATGATGGTGGAATATTTTCATATGTTCCAAGAAAATTAATAAGTAAACTATACTGTTGGAGTTTAGATTATTTTAAAGAGAATTAAAATCAAGCATTTACACATAAACCAATAAAAAGTAAAGGATAACTAATTTAGATATCCTTTACTTTTTTCATGTAGTTAATACATACACAATAATCCATTATTTACCACTACTTCCTATTCCACCAACTCTTTTGTCAGAAATACATATATCATTATCTGCTGTTAAATATGTTTTAAAAATACCTTGACATATTCTCTCTCCTGCTTCAAGAATAACTTCTTTATCAGATGTATTCCAAAGAGCAAGACCTATGTTCCCATCATTTCCTTCATTTGAGTAATAACTAGAGTCAATTATACCTGTTATATTTGATAAAATAACTCCTCTTTTTATTCCTATAGAACTTCTTACATGAAGCTCTAAGACTTCATTATCTTGCATATATGATTTTATATCAGTCCATACAACTGTTCTTTCATTAGGTTGTAAAGTTACTGTAACAGGTGTTTTGATATCATAACCTGCACTTCTATTATCACCTCTAACAGGCAACTCTATTTCTATATTAGAATGTTTTCTTTGTTCATCACAAACAACTTCAAATCCTCTTAATTTTAATTCTGACATTTTAAAATTCCCCTTCACATTTTAATTTGTATAATATCATTCCTAAGAATGTAAACTTTAAACTATTTAAATTATTTGTACAACATCTATATAAAGCACTAGGCTCAGTTACAACTATTGCTTCATCCATTGCTCTTGTTATAGCAGTATATCCCCATTCACTTGATAATAAAGAATATCCACTCATATCCATTGCAACGATAGTATTTTTAAATTGTGAACCTTGTGATTTATGTACAGTTATTGCATATCCTAATTCTATGGTATTATATTTATTTTCTTTGAATCTAACCCTACCTATACCATCAATATTCATTTCAATATAACCTTCTCCAATTTCAGTGACAATACCTAAATTCCCATTAAAAACTGCACCTTCAACAAACTCTTTTTTCTCCTCATTCCATACTTCGGCAGAATAGTTATTTTTAGTTACTAAGACTTTATCTCCTAGAGATATAACATAATGATAATTTGTAGAAACTTTTGTTATGATATAATCAACTCCTTCTTTGCTTTCCTCTGAAATTGGATTATACCATGCTTTGATAATTCTATTTATATTAAAGCAGGACAATTTACCTCTTAATCTTGTTGGACATACAACACATACATCCATAACATTATTATATTTATTATATCCATTTTTAAAATATTCTAAAGCTTTATAAGGCAAAGATTCTTTATTATCATCAACATCAAGAGTTAAATCCTGTAACTCTCCTAATGTCACAACTCCTTTAAAACCATAAGGAGTTATTAACTTATTCTCTCTCATTGCAATAGATTGAGTTATAATAGCACTTTTTTGAGCTTGTCTATGTATTTGAGTAAGTTCAACAACAGATACTATTCCTTTATTATTTAAAAGGTCAGTCATTATATTTCCAAGACCTATGCTTGGTAACTGTGCAGTGTCTCCTAAAAATATTACTTTTGTTGTGTTCTTTATAGCTTTTAATAAAGATAACATAAGTCTTGTATCAACCATAGATACTTCATCTATAATCACTATATCTGCACTTATTGGAAACTTATCATTTCTTGAAAAACCACCCTTTGGATTAAACTCTAAAAGTCTATGTATTGTACTGGCTTCTCTTCCTGTTACTTCCTTCATTCTTAAACTAGCTTTACCTGAAAGACATGCTTGAGCTATAGTATAATTCTTTTTAGATAATATCCTAGACATAGCATTTGTAACAGTAGTTTTACCTGAACCTGCTTTACCTACAACCATAACAAAGTTATCTCTAAGGGAAGTTAGTATACCATTTTTTTGTTCATCAGTATACTTCCAACCTTGCTCCATTTCTATTTGAGCAACTTCCTCTTCCCAACCATTGTAGTCAAAGTTATTTTTTTGTTTTGAAATTCTTATTATTTCTTTTGCTAGTGATTGCTCAAGTTTATATATTTCATGTAGTCCTATGTATTGTCTATCTTCACTCGCCCAAATAACTTCATTTTGTAACATATCAGATAAAACACTTCCAACTAAATTTCTATCTAAATTGCTTTCATTAGATTTATATATTTTTTCTACTATTTCATTTACAACATCTGAAAGAAATAGGTAGCTTTGACCTTCCATAGATTTAGAATTTAATGTATGATAAATTAAACCTCTAATTCTTCTTGGATCAGTTTCACTCATACCTGCTTTTAAACCTAATTCATCTGCTTTTAAAAATCCTATTCCATCAACATCTTCTGCTAATATATAAGGATTATCAGATAACTTAGATAAAATAACACCATAAGATTTATATCTATCTAAAAGTTTATTTCTCATAGCTTCGGATACACCAATAGATGATAACCTAGCTATATAACTAGCATTTGCTTTATTTTCTGTGTAACTATTTATTATTTTAATGGCTGTTCCTTCTCCAATGCCTTTTATCTGAGTAAGAGCATTAACATCCTTTTTATCTAAAATCATTTTTATTCCTGCAACCTTTTTTATTTTCTTGAATTGAGCAGGAGTTAAAACATCACTTAGGTATAGTTCAAAATCTTTATCAGTTAAGTTATTTGTATATTCATCCATATACCCAACTTCACAACTGAAAGAACCTCTTTTCTCATCATATTTTTCAGTTCCTATAAATCGGTATTTAGTATTACTTTTCATATAAGGCATATTACCTGTTATAACAATATTACCCCATTGAGAAATATGTGGTTGACCTTTTATTTCTTCATTTACAATGCATGATACAATAGCAAAGTCCCCATCTTCATATTTAGTCTTTGGGAATAGTTGCTTGGATTTAGTAATTATTAATTCAACTATTTGCCCCATTACCAACCACACTCCTTACATATACATTCCCAATCTGATAAATAGCCATCTATACAATCTACACAAACTACTTTTCCACATTTAATACATTCAAAAAGCTTTGAATATTTAGATTTGCATACTTCACATTCATAAGCATGTAACTCAAAGAAAACTTCAGCTTCTCCCATATATAACTCCTCCAATAAAATATATTTTATATTCATTATCTTATAAGTTCTATTTTAAATGATTTTATTGGAGGTTTCAATAATGTTTTTAATTATTTGCTTAAGTGGAATAGTATTTCATATAAAAGATGAAAGCAACTTCCTTTAAAGTTTTCATTTTAATGGAACTTAACTTGCCACATTATTATATTCTTCAATTCTTTTATTTGCTATTTCTATATACTCTTTGTTTAAATCTATTCCCACATAATTTCTACCCAGTTCTTTTGCTACAACACCAGTAGTTCCACTTCCCATAAATATATCTAAAACTATTCCATTAGGAGGACAACAAGCCAATATTGGAGTACGAATTAATTCCATTGGATAAGGTGCAAAATGACATCCTTTAAACGGTTTTGTATTTATTGACCAAACTGCTCTTTTAATTCTTCCTTTATGTATATTTTTATTTATATCATCTGTTTCATATTCTATATATGTTAGTTGGTAATCAATTAATTTAAATTCACTACTAAAATCATCTAATAAGTGTTTTACCTTATTCCAATCTTCAACAGCAGGGTAAGAAAAACCTTTAATATCCCTTCTAAACCAATGCTCTATCGTTGTTTTCTTTATATCTTTCACTTCATCACAAAGTTTTTTTAGTGTTATTCTACTTCTAAGAAAATTAACAAATTCTTCTTGAGTTGGAAGTTTTGGTCTAACTTCAATTAACTTTGTACCCCTTGTTTTGCTCATTCCTTGTCTTACACTTTTTTCTTGATTTTCATCTAAATATTTACTGTTTTTTGATTTAGAGTTTGATTTTGAATATTCAGTTTTTGCCTTCTCATATTGAGTTTCAAAATAATATAAATCATCTTTTGTAAAGAAAAATATCTTTTCATAATCTGTATTAAATCTTGTTTTAGCACTTGAAGGCATTGCATTTGGCTTATGCCAAATTATTTCGTTTCTGCATAACCATCCATTATCTATCATATCAAGTTTAAATCTATCAGGTATACCTATTAAAGATTGTTTTTTTACCCCAATAGAATTATTTTTTGAATAAACATCTCCTATATTTACCCAACAACTACCTTGTTTTTTCAATACTCTTTTTACTTCTTTAAAAATTTCTGATAGTTTCAATAAATACTCTTTGTATGTTTCTTCATTTCCTAATTGTCCTTCTACTCCATAATCTCTTAACCCCCAATATGGTGGAGATGTTATACACATATCAATACTTTCAGAAGGTATATTTTTTAAAACATCTAAAACATCACCGTTGTATATTGTATTTAAATTTAATTTGTTCATTCTTCAAATCCCCCAACTTCTAATTAAAAACTTTATTTTAATGGAAAGTTAATGCTAATATTAAAGTTAAATAATGTATAACTTGGTCTAATATTAAAGCATTTGTTTCTCCAATTATCTTAGGTGTTATACCTCTTGCTTTTATATAGTCAACTGGTATATGTATTAATAATATTAACCAATACCATAATTGACTTATTTCATTTCCAAATATTAATCCTATTGCAAACGTATAAAGTATTGCATGAATACATAATATATAATTATCCTTGCCTTTATTCATAGCTAGGTAATTAGTTTGTAAAAAGTAATCCCCTAAACTATGAGCCATTAATAATTTTAATAACATATTATTGCCTCCATTTTTTAATTAAAAGTTTTATTTTAACGTAAATACTTATCAATGTCTTTAAGCATATCATCGCTTGGATTATCTATCTTTTCCAATGTTAAAATATATCTATCTCCATCATAGTCTAATATTAGCTTATTATCGCTTTTGCTAGTGTATCCAGCTTCAAATCCTTTTATCATATTAAATATTTCATATAATTTATGTCTCATATTTATTACCTCAACTTCCTTTAAAATTTTAATTACTCTTCTATATCTTCATCACCACATGAACATACATCACATTCACAAAATATACATATAAAATCATCACACGAATTGTTTGTATTTTTTATGGTATGCCCATTAAATATACAACCCCATGAACCAAATGAAGTTGTAGAGTGAATACAATCACCACATCTATCATATTTATTTTCCTTTAAATTTTTCATTTTTACGGTATTTATCTGTCTATATTTACAAAAAAGTTATCTTTTAAATGCTTACAACTTTCCAAATATTGTTTTCTTATTCTATAATCTATTCTGCTATCTTCTAACATAAATATAAAAGATGTTATTATATCTTTTACTTCATCTATTTCAGTAGCTTTTACTTCTACAGTTAATCCACTAGCTTTAGGTTTATTTAATAAAGTTAATAATCTTGTTATATCACTCGGTTTATGTCCATCATATTCTGGAGCATATTCTAACTCTTTTACATTAAACATATCCCAATTATCTTTATGATAATGATATGTATATTGTCCTTCTTCTGTATCTATTCCAACTATAAAATAATCATCATACATAGTCCCATCATCATGCTTCCATGACTTCCAAGCTTTATCTTTATAAGTATTACATATTACTGAAAACAACACCATTCTATGATGATATAACTCTTCAAAAGTGTGGTATCCATCACTCATTTTTTGAATACTTCCTAATTTAACTATCTTATAATTTAAGTTATCAAAGTTATCTCTTAATACTTTTGATAAATCTACTGTTGTTATATCACTATCTTTTTCATCTATTACTACTACATATTTATTCATAATTACCTCCTACCCTATTAAAAACTTTATTTTATCGGAACTCTTTCCATCTTGATATATATTTATTCCAATCTATACATTCTGCTTTATATCCACATTCACATATAACTTTAACACCTTTTAATCCTTTAGATGTTTTTCTAGGAATGTTTAATTTTAAATATGTATTACACTTAGGACAATTCATATTTTTATTCACTCCAATAAATTATTTTTATACCATATTGTTTTGCACACTCGTGTTCTATCCTACATCCTCTATAATTTTCCCAATCTCCTATACACAGTAATACATCTGCATCAGCTAATATTTCTATTGATTTAGATAAGTATTTTAAAGGTATGCTACCAGTTTGTGGATTATAATCCTCAAAATAACTATCCAATATCTCTACATTATAATTATTAATCATTAATAAATTTATAGCTTTGTTTCTTTCTTTTAGTATCTCTTCTTTTGACCTATTTCTCATAGGTTGACTTATAAAAACTTTCATTTTTACCTCCTGCATATATAAATATTGAGTTTAGATATTCTATAAAATTTACTGAATATCCACACTTACATAATATTCTAACTTTACTTAACCTTATATGACTTGCTCTAAAAGGAATTTTTAACTCTCCTTCTTCTTTGCATATTGGACATTTAAAATACATATTGTCACTCCTATTATCTCTGTCTTACTATTATTAAACACATTTGCATCACCATGTATTATATGACAACTTTTAACTATCCTCATAACTTCATCCTAACATCTTAAAAGTTTTATTTCAATAGATTTATTTATCATTTAACATATCTTTGTTTACATAAAGAAACTTATCCTTATCTTCAATATTTTGCATTAAAACGATAGTATATTCTCCAAATCCTTCAATATATTTATCTTGAAATTCTATAATTTTATACTTACACCAATTATGAGTTATTACATCTCCTATATTCATATTATCACTTCCCTTGAAATCTATTATTATGTAAATCCTTTAAAATACATCTTAATGATTTTGATACATTATTATATTTGTCTATTTCTCCTAACATATAATCAATTTCTTCTTTTGAATATTTATCATTATATCCAATCTCTATAGACAAACTAAATATTTGATATTCATAAAAATCCATTAGCTTCATAATGAACTTTTCTTTTAAACGTTTAATCATATTCAACTTCCTTTAAAATTTTGATTTTAACAACACTTAATATTGATATGTAGATTAATATACCTACATAGAACGTTCTAATGTAAGGTACATTAATCCATTTGGTTGAACACCTTCAATTCTATTTAAAGAATGTATATCCCCATATGCTCTAGCTCTAAATACATCTCCATCTCTAAATCCTCTTACTAAAAGCATAGTTCCCCTACTAAACCATGACTTTTCAATTACAGTTTTCTTACCTGTATTTTCATCAACAGTAGATAATTGTTTATTATAAAAACTAAATGCTCCTTTTGAGAACTTTATATTAATAACACCATATTTTGTAAGTAAAGATACAAAATGCTTATTAGCATCTTTATCTATAACTGTACCTATTAGAGTATCTATTTTAAACCTTTTAAACGGTCTGCCATTTCTACTTACACCCTCTTCTGATACTATAGGAACTTCAGGTAATTCAAAATAATTTACAATGCTATAAGATTCTTCATCTACATCTTCAAGCTCATGTCTATCATTGTAATAAGATACTGTTTCCATCTCCCAGTGTTCAACATTTGATGACTTAACATACTTTATCCAATCCTCTCTAAGAGTAAGTCTATTCGCAAGTTCTAAAGCTTCTTCACTAGATAGCCAATTTAAAAATTTAACAGCTTTTTGTTTAAAATATTTTTCAAGAGATTTATCAGATACTATCATTACACCTTCCTCAGTGAACATATAATCAACATCCTCTTCAAAGTCATTTAAAAAATGTTCTTCTAAAAATGGAAGTGCAGTTACAGGACAAACTCTATGCCATTTTTTTGTTCCAATAGTTTTATATAAAAATGATTTATCTGTAACATACTTTCTAAAGCTATATAAAGACAATTCATACTCAAATTCTTTAGGTATTTCACCATGAGCTGAAATCTGAGGTATATTAGCTGTAGTTAATTTATTCTTTAATTTATCGCAACTTAGGATTATAAAATCTTTCATAATTTCAATTCTTTGTTTAGACTCGATTTCATCAAAACATCCTGATTTAACTAGATTTACCATTTTACCTTTTGGTATATTATCTTTGTTTTTATCATAGAAATCTTTTAATGATGTATAAGGTCTATTTGAAATTATATGGTTTGCATCCTCATGATTTATTTTACTTATTCCTTTAAATCCAAATAGTATTCTGTTTTTATCTGTATCAGGGTTAAATAATAATTCAGAATAATTTATATTAGGTAAAGATACATTAACATTATTTTTCTTCATATCTCCTATAGCAACACTTATCTTACCATAGTCTGTTGATCCATCTTCTGACCCTGCATTTACTATTAAACATGCTGTATTCCAATACATACTAGGATAATTCATATATAAATTCATAGTTTGTATAGCTATTATAGTGTAACTCAAGCTATGGAGCAAACTGAATGAATCGAATACACCCCCATTTTCATGGTACTTTAACAAGTTTTATTTCAAACTTGGGTCTAGACTATATCTTATTTTGTAAATTGTATTCATCTAAATACTGCCACTTGTAACCAAAAGCAGTTTTATGCCTTCCTTTTAATGCATGTAAAATATTACTACTCCATTTTTTAGCTCCAATGAATTTTAAAGCTTCTTCTTGACTTTTAAATTCCCTTATTTTTTCACCATTTAAACTAAGTTGAACAATGGGAGTTTCCTTTTTAAATGGATTTATTACTATTTCTATATTATTTTTTTTCTTGTAAATATAATCATCATAAAGCATCCAAAAATATCCATAAGCAACCCCATCTGATTTAAGCTTTCTTATAATTCGACCGTTATTTCTATCTCCACCACCAACAGATTTATAGGCTTCTGATTCATCTTTAAATACATTTAATAATTCTCCTTCAAAGCTTAATTGAGCAATTTTACACCCCCTAAAATTAACCTTTGAATATTCATCAAAATTAATTTCATTACAGTGAGAGAAAATATGAGTGCCTTTCACTATCTTTTTATTTATGCATTTTGTTATTGTACTATGTGAAAAACCTGATATTTGACATGCTTCTGTGATAGAATTTACCTGAAATACAAGTTCACCAGTAATACGATAGCAATATACTTTTTTCATTTGCCCTAAAAGGCACATCTCAACTGCATGTTCCATATTTTCTTTCATAGATACAAGTTCTAGATTATCAACTCTATTGTCCCACTTTAAACCATTTTTATGATTAATATGATGTTCATTTTTAAAACCTTCTAAGAATACTTCTGCCACTTTTCTATGATTGTTTTTAATTCTACCACAACTTAAATATCCATTAGATTGATTTACTGTTATATTCATAATTTTATTATTTTTTCTAAATCTACCAAAATTACTAACTTCATATTTAGCAACCTTAGTTTTTTTGTAGTATCTCCACTCTTCTTGATGCAATTCACTTTCTGTTAGCTCTAGTGTGTATGTATTTTTCATACCTTCAATTTTTTTAAGTTTCATAGTTTTATCACCTCCTTTATATTATATGTAAAATAAATATTCTCATGCAAATATACATTCTGTTTAAATACAATTTACAAAACCTTGGCACTTCCAATGGTGTTGACCTCCATTGTACTTTACTCCCTTACATCTTTAAGATGTGGTTTCATTAGTCGTTGCACCTTCCTATTAGTAATAAATAGGCTTGGCACAGGATTATCATACCTTCTATACAATAGTGGCTTCAGACATCCCCTGTTAGCAACATCTCTATTTATCATTTCCTATAAATCCTAAACCGTAGATGTTACACCTCTTTAACATGAGTTCACCAAGTTTACCCTGAGCTATTTACAACCCAGCTTGTGGCATTATTACCATATCCCATACATAATCTATTATATTAACTCTAAAACCTTTTTCTAAGGACACCTCATAAATAAGCTTTTTAAGATTATCTACATCTCTAAATTTCTTTTTTGCTATTACTTTCCTAGCATAATTCGCATCCCTAAGACTTAAACCTATTGCCATAAGAGTTTTCATCATGGCTTCCTGTGTACTAGCAACACCATAATCAACTAATAAATATTCCTCTAGAAGTTGCACTTCATCTTCCAACAGTCCATACCCTAACATCTCTTCATACCACTTGGATATATCAGATTTGAATAAAGTAAACTTATCAAGTGGAGTTAATTGTCCTTCTTGTCCCATAAGTCTCATTAAGCAGTTTGTGGCTGTAGCTTCATACAAGTTTATAGGTTTAGTTTGTTTTATAGCAGATATCCCTACTTGTGTCGAAAACTGAAATAAGTCTACTATTTCTCCACTATATGCTTTTTCCCACATAGTTTTATCTAAATATTCTATTTTATCAGGATGAAGATATTCATCATAGTTTGCTTTTAATGAGCCTTTGTCTTCAATAACACCCTTTTCTATCAACAGTTCTAAACATGTTTGCATTTTGGCTTGAGCTTCTGTCCACAGTATATCAATTTTTAATCCGCTTTGATAGTCTGAATCTTGCATTGAAAATTGAGTTATTGGAAGACCATTTGACGTTTTCATCATAGCATTACAACTATATATTCCATCATTGAATATATATACTGCCGAAGCATGACTTGAACGTTTATCAATAAGACCTTCAAACATAAGAGCAGTTTCTTTAAGACCTTCATACTTTGCAACTTCATTTACAAACTCAGTAATAGGTTTTCTATCCTTTTCATCATTACCATTGAAACATTCATCAAGAGTCCATAAAGCACCTCTCTCTACAGGTATCATTGATGACAGATACATACCTATGTCATTATCTATGCCAAGTCCTCTACATGCAGATTGAATAGCTGATTTACTTGAGCAAGTTCCAAATGTAGCACAGTTATATACATTGCCAAATTCTTTTCTAAACTCTTCCATTATTTCTTCTTTTTTCAATGGATTGAAGTCGCTGTCAATATCTGGCAATTCTATTCTATCGACCGACAAAAATCTCCACCAAGTATCAAGACCATGTTTTATAGGGTCAACACCTGTAATATCCATTAAATAATTTGATAACCAACCGACTGCCGAACCTCTTCCCACACCCACAAGAGAATGTTTCCAAGCTAGTTCTATCATACGTTGAACAAGTATAAAGTATGAACTAAGTCTTTGTCCCATACCTTCACTTACTAGATAAAGTTGTTCTGCTTCTATATTTAATCTACTTAAATATTCATCATTCCAAAGACCTTTTTCTTCTAGTGATTGTAGGCAATATCTTATCCAATAATTATCTTCTTTATGCTCTATATTTAATAACCTATCTATATGCTCATACCCTGTATTAAAATACCATTTAACTTTATTTAAGTCAAAGTTACATTTTGGAACTTGTTGAGGTTTATATAAACTATACATTTCACACTTATCTGCAATCCCAACAGAATTTAATCTCATTTGTTCTATTTCATCATCTGTAAATGATATACTAAGATAAGATTTTATTTCATCATATGGCATCATGTAAGTTGTCTTATAAAAATCATCAACCTCTCTATCTCCATCCTGTGAATTTAAAAAAGCTTTATGGAATATTTTATCTTCTTTATTTAAGTAATGAACATCATTAGCAAATGTCAAAGGCACATTATAGGCTTTAGATAATTTTTTTAAAGTATTGTTATAATACACTTGTTCATCATCATCATTAGGTTGCACTTCAAAATAAAAGTCATCTCCAAATGCACTTATACAAGAGGTTATAAAGTTGTGCATTTCAAGTTTCACAGGAAGCTCATCTTCATTATCCTCTATAACTTTTCTCCATATATTAACTTTCTTACCTAAGTAACTTCCAAGACATGCAGTTGTTGCAATTAAATGCCCTTTGTTTTCATTTACTATATTAAAAAATTCATTAAACTCTATAGGAACTCTATCCATGTTTTTATAATTATAACTATTTTCCCAAGCTGTTGTAGAAATCTTTCTTAAAATTTCATGTCCTTTTAAATCCTTTGCTAATAAAACAAAATGATAATACTCACCTTTATTTTCAAGGTTTGGAGTTAAATAAATTTCCTCTCCTAATATAACTTTAAATCCTTCAGGTAATTTGTTGTTTTCAATTATTTGATTTATGTGTTTTTCTGCAAAAACATGAGAACTTAAACATGCATGGTCTGTAATTGCAATTCCATTTAAGTTCATTTCTATTGCTTTATCTATGGCTTTTTCAACTTTAACAATACTGTCTTTAAGTCTTATATTAGACAAGTCAGTGTGTAAATGTGTAACCGTATACATAAACTCCCTACTTTCTAACCTTTACTGATTTCATTCTTTTTATTGTCCTAAACTCTGCCCTAACCTTATCATTTGTAAGTTTATTATTTTTATCAAGCTTTAGGCATGTTACCACAAGTCTATCTGCCTGTGTTTCCTCAAATGGTAGAACAACTAAGTATTCTGTTTTTATTGAAAGTGTTCTTTTTACTACATCTCCTATACAAATATTTTTCTGCATAAGCAACTTTATATAATTAATTTCTCTTGGTAATCTAGCAGTATGAAGTGTTGACACATATTTTTTTACGGTGTCAACATCACTTAATGTAATTTCTCTAAAAGGTTTCTTACTTCCATTATCAGTTATTGTAAATTTCTTTAAATCAAAAAGAACTTGTCTTGATCCATATGTTTTTACCTCATATTGCTTTTCAATGTTTATATATAGATTTAAAGGAGAGTTGTATACTTCTAATACCTCTCCTATTTGCAGGTTTAATAAATCCTTTTTAGTTATTCTATCAACTTTAATAATTTGTTTTTCTTTTATTTTATTTATTCTATTTACCAAACAATCACCTACTCTACGATTTTATTTAAATATTAAAATAAAATTATATTAATGATATTAAAGTCATTGAATTTAAAAGTAAAGTTAAAATAAATACAATAACAAAAACTTTCCATAGTTTACTTTCAAATAAATCTGATAAGAATGTAATTATAAATACACCTAATGAAATATTAAATAAAATCACTCCTACTGATAAAAATATTTCCAAAAAAACACCTTCTTTGTTTTATTAAATTTTTTTAATTAATATACATTATACCATAAATTGCCAATTAGTTTTAATTATATGTTTTTATTAGTTGTATTTTTTAAAAATTTAATATAATATATGATTAAAAATAAAGGAAGGTGAAACAGATTAATAAAAAAAATGTAACAACTGTAAAAATCTGCGACAATCAGTGTATATGAAATTGGAGGATGAAAATTGTGATAAACATCTAAATAACATAATGGATAAGTTAAAAGTCATTAAAATAAAATTAAAAGAATAGGTGTAAATTATGATAAATATTGAATTACTTAAAAAATGTAAGATGTGTAATAATATGTCTAAAATAGAAAAGGTATATGTTGACGATAAAACAAGTGAAGAGGAGTTTTTAATTAAAGAGTATGTATGTACTGAATGTGGTTATGTGATTACTGATAAAGAGTATATAAATTATATATTAGTTAGATAAATCAATATTTATAAGAGAAAATAAAAAGGAACAATAAGTAACCTACACATAGCAACATAGGTTACTTATTATTATGAGTTATATATAATAATAAGGGCAAATTAACAGTCTACATTTTAATTATATTAATATAATTGATTTTGTCAATGTATATTTAAGAAAGATTTTCCTCATCATCCATAGGTAAATATCCTTCCCATGTAGCTCCACATTGACTACAAGTATGAACTGATACTATACCTTCTCCATCCAACATAAAATCTTCAAATGAGTAGTCACAACCCCAAATTAAATTTCCATCTCCACAAAAAAAACAATTCATAAAATTACCTCCTAAAAGCTTAATTAATTATCTCAAACCAAACTCTTCCTATATTTGTCCAATCCTTAGAATAAATAGCTTTTAAATTTACACCTTTTAAACTAGCTATTTTAATTATTTCATCAATGAAGTTATCTACAGTAATATCTTCAATAGAGTTTATGTTACTATAATGCTTTGATATAAAATCTAATCTCTTCCACCTTCTATGACCTAGTTCTCCAAGTGTCATAACTAAACCATTTTCAGCTAACTTTAAAGCATCTTCTAAATATGTTATTGTTGCTCCAAAAGAATCTAAATCAACTATAGAAAATTTTTTATTTTCTTTAATCATTAATTTTAATAATTTATTTGCACTTAAGTTATACTCACATTGAATTTCTTTATTTATATCATTGTTGGTTGAGTTATATCCTCTTTTTGAATAAAACATTTCATATCCACAAAAAACATCTAATACATTATCTATAGTATATTTACTTGACATATACTCTAAATATAAATCATTAGTTTGATATTTATCATCTCTATGCTTATCATTATATATATTGTATTTTTTCTTTAATCGTTTCATCTTAGTTCTAGTTGCTTGTTCTTCCCTACCTATGCTATAAGCTATCTCACTATACTTATATCCTTGAGTAAACAAATTCCAACACCAAGACTCTTCATCCTCTGTCCACTTAGTAGCTATAGTCCCATTATATTTAACAAAAAATTTAACTCCACTTTTAAATTCTTCAGGCATTAAAGGAACTTTATACTCTTGATTTTTCTTCATTTGTTGAAACTTCCTTTCCATTATTTAAAGTGGATTTAAATTTTTTTAATTGTTTTTCTAAATTATTTTCAATAGTTTTATTATCTTTACAAATCTTCTCGTATCTTCCTTGTTTATCCATTTTGACAACCCTGCAATATTTGTAATGAACCATATCTCTTCCCATTTAATTTATCCCCTAAAAAATTAATTCTGTGTCAACACTACTTTTATAATCAACAATTTCAACCTTTGTTCCGTACTTATCTTTTTTAAATTTACATATTATATCAATAGATAAATTAGACTCCCCAAAACCTATTTCTTCTCTGCAAGTAAATTCATCTATGAAACTAGAAGGAGCAAAGTTCTTTACATAGAAGATATTGTTTTTAGTAAATCCAACCATATTAAAGCCTATTTTTCTTACATCCTTTGAATTTATTTTTATATTTTTTACAACGAATAATGGCTCATTTATTCCATTTCCCCAAAGGTGTTTAAAATCTCCTACGGTTTCAATTGTTTGCTTATTTAAATCTTTGCAATCAAATATATAATCAACTTCATAAGATAAGTTATATTCAACATCCTTAAACTTTTCATTAAATATATCAACAACTTTATCTATATTATCAGGACTTATTTCAACCCCAAAGCTCTCTTGGTGTCCTGCACATAAAGAGAACAATCCTGTTTCTATACAAATATCCTTTAAATTTGAAACTCCATAACTTCTAGAACTTCCTGCACATAAACCTTCACTAAGTTTATGAACTAACATAACAGGTCTTTTAAATGTTGAAGCAACCTTATTTGCAACAAGTCCTGTAATACCTTTATCAACTTTATTTGTTATATCTATGATAAGTACCTTATTGTCTTCAAGTTCGTTTTCAATTATTTGTTTATTTATATATTCCATAGCTTTATTTGTTGCTGTACGTTGTCTAGATTTAGCATTGTTACCTAATCTTATAACTGCATCTGCTAATGATTGTTGAGTTTCTGCTTTTCCTCTAGGTTTATATGTAACTAGATATTCCTCTCCTGATAAGCAATCAAACATCATTTTCTTTTCCTCTGCTGTACCAACTCTAATAATAGCATTCATAAGAGGTGCGATTTTAAATCCTACATCTAAGATAGTTGGATCATCTAATTCCTCTTTTTTAAATAATGCTTTAAAGAATGGATTTTGTATATTTTTTAGACCTTTACTACATAACATTCTTGTTTCTAAATTCCTTAAATCCATAACATCTCCTATATTCCCAACAGCAACTAGGTCTAGGAACTTATCACAAAAGCCTGTTATACCTAATCTATTATCAAGAGCTTGACAGAATTTATATACTATCCCTACTCCTGATAAATCCTTATTTAAAAAGTCTTTTGAAGATTGATTATTAACTATTATCGCAGGACTACTACCCTCTACTTCATGATGGTCTAGTATTATTAAATCTATTCCACTAGAGATTAATGTTTCATGTGTAACACCTTCTGAACTTGAAGCATCAGGTATTATAATTAGTTGAGGATTAACTTCTTCTATGTACCTTATTGCATCAGGTGTTATACCATGTTGCTTACCACTATGTATATGTATTATTGGCTCAAGATTTATTTCTCTCATATAGTTACATAGTAGAGCAGAGCTAGTGTATCCATCAGTATCTGAGTCAACTATAACCAATATCTTAGAACCTTGTTTAGCATGTTTTATAAATGTATCAACAGCTTTATCCATATTATCCAGTAGGCTATAGTGTGTTTCAGAAACAACAGGATTTAAAAATAGATGCACATTTTCTATGTTTCTATTAACAAGAACAGTTTCAACAACTTGTCCTTGCATTTGATTTTTTAAATTGTATTTCATATTTTCTCCTTGATTGTAAATATATCTATATTATCCTTTGAATTTCATCAAAGTTTTGACCATAACTTATACCAATTATTTTTATATTAGGATTAGATTTTAAAGTTAAATCATGGTTATATGCTTGTTTATAATAATTTAGTTTTTCTATTATATTGCAACGAGGATTTATAATAAATTCATCCCCTTCTCCAACTCCTCTAATTCGTACTCCTACATAATTACAATTACATCTATAAGCAGATAAAAATATATCTTCTAACATTTTTAAATTATACATATATACCCCCTAAATTTTTATTTTAATTATAAGTGATATTCATTTTCCACATATATTATGGTTGAATATGTCATATTCTCATCTGACCAAGTATTTACACTAACTACAGTTATATGTTTCCTACTTTCTATCCAATGTTTTATTTTACTTTGCACTTTCTCTGCTTTATTACTATTTATATTTTTAACTTTATATTTAACCATATTTCCTCCTTAAAAATTTTACTTTAATTAATATTAGGAATTTTCTTTTTTAATAAATCTATTATGTGATACTGTTTAATCCTACACATAGCTGTTGAATTTAACTCCCTTTTCCAATTTGTATTAATTAAAATATTTATAATATCATCTTTTAATTCTTCATTATGGATTTTTATTTTATATTCTCCACTGTATGTTTCATCATCAGATAATATTTTTCCTGCTGTGGCATCTCCCCAGTAACACATTCTAATATCATATTCAAAATCTTTATACCTTTTACTATCTTGTCTTATTATCTCAACATCTTTTAATTTATTTATTTTCTTTTTATTTAGTCCATTATTTGGTCTAACATATACGTTTAGACAACAATGAACTTTCCTTTCTCCACTGAATGTAAGCTCTCCTAAATCTTCTGAATATAATAAATTAAATTGATAAAAGGTTTGAGTGTTATTTAACTGACTAATAGGAAGTATGAATACTATATAATCTCCTATTTCTATTGATTTTTTAAAAAATTTATTAGCTAAACTTAATCTATTTCCATATGGAGGATTGCCAATTACACATCTACCTCTAACATACTCTAATGGATACTCTAAGAAATCTGCTTTTATAATATCTTCTCCATCAGGTTCTATATCTATGGCAATAACATCTAGTCCACTTGTAGCGAGATAATTACTAAAAACTCCTGCTCCTGCACTTGGCTCAAGAAATTCAGATATACTATATCCATTGTCCTTTAATATATCCCATGCTTTATTAACACAGTATTCCATATCATCATAAGAAGTATAGTATTTATCTAGATTTAATTTATTGCTATTTTTACTTTCTATATATTTAAATTTCATTTTCCACCTCTTGTGATGTAGATAAATATTCGTTTTCAATTCTTTGCTTGGCTATATTGAAATAATTTTCATCAACTTCACTGCCAACAAATCGTCTATTTAATTGTTTACAAGCTAATGCAACAGCACCTACTCCAAAGAAAGGGTCTCCAACAACATCTCCTTCTTGGCTACTGTTTTCAATGAGTATTTTCATAAGCTCAATAGGTTTCTCTGTATCGTGGATATTTTTTCCGTCTACACCCTTTGTTTTCTTATTTGGAACACTTAATATGTCAGGAGTTCCACATTTATTAATTCTTTTACCTTTACCTTTTCTAAAGAATAATATATATTCAAATTGTGACATATAGTATTGTCCCATTATTTTATTACCTTTATCCCAAACTAAAGATTTTATAAAGTGGAAACCACATTCCTTAGCTACATTAAGCATTTCTATTAGATTAACATGATTTGTCATTATATAACAATGTGAACCGTCTTTTAATACTCTATATAATTCAGGTATAAAATCCGATATTTTAACATCATTATATTTAAATACTTTCCCTTGCATATTAATTTTCTTTAGCAACATACCACCTGTATTACCTGTATTTCCTCTTGATGTAACTTTGTATGGAGGGTCTGTAATTATAAGGTCTAAACTGTTGTCAGGTATTGTTGAAAAAACTATTCTAAAATCTTCATTAAATATATTCAAATTAATTACCCCTCTTAAAATTATTTATTCCATTCTTGAAGATAGCATTATTTCTCTTGCATAGTTCTACTATTTCATTTTCCATTTTATTTAAAATGACTAATCCTTCTTCCCTATCTATACTTTCTTTAAATTCAATTTCAAATTTAAAATTAATTCCAATAACATTTTTTTCTAACATATACATCCCTCACTTAAATCTAAAATATATTCTCTAGCTTGTAAAAGTCTTTCAAAGGTTTCTTTCCCTTTGTCTGTAGGAGCATCTTTGTATTCTAATAAACCATTTTCAATATCATCCCATATTACACTAACCCTACAAAAAGGCAAGAGATGTTTTAATGATTTATAGATTTTCTTTCTCCATAGATTTTTTTCTTCTAAGGTTTTATATTGCTTATCAAAAGCAATAACAACTTCCTCTACTCCAAGTTCAATTAACATCCTAGCATGAGCTTTATGTATTTTTGATCCACATACTGCTACTGAACAATTAAACTCACCGTAAAAGCTATCCATCAAAAGAACAGATTTTTCTCCTTCAAAAACAATAACTTTCTTTGTATTTTTAATTGTTTGCTTGGTGAAATTAAGTCCATATAAATTATGCATAAGAGAATGGGCATAACCTTTATTACCTATGTAAATGGGCATATATTTTTGACCTCTATCTAAGTCCTCTTTTAGTAATGCTCTACCTCTAACACCAACAAGACCACCATCAGCATTGTGGTGAGGAATTATTATTTTATGTTGGTCTAGATAATACATTATAGAGTACTTAGACATGGTTTCATGTGAAATACCTTCTACTAACCATTCAGTGCAATGAAACTTTAGAAAAAGACTTAATATATTGTTATCAAGTACAGGTAAAATAACCTCAACATCCTCTTCCTCCTGTTCATCAACTATCCTTGCACAAGGTATGTTACCAAAGCCAACAGGAGCAAGTGTATTTTGAATATTTAAAAACTTAGCTAGATAAGAAATAGCTTTTTTAAAATCTAAGTCTAAAGCACTTTCAACCAATCCAAAAATATCTAAGTTTTGGCAATTTGTGTAACAGTAGAAAGTCTTACTACTTTTATAATAATATAATTTATAACTACCACTTCCGTCATGGTTATGACACACAGTAGAATAGATATTATATTCATCTACATCTGCTCCCTTGCTACCTCCTAAAGAATAGATAAGTCTATCAACATCTTCAGTTGTTAGCTGATTTTTGATTTTTTCAACTAAATGCTTCATCCATTAAGCCACCTCAACCATTCATCTGCATTTGGAACAGAAGGAACTATTATATTTGCAATTTGTAAGGTTTGATTTAAAGGAGTTAAGTCTTGATTTGTTACACAAATAACTTCTTCTCTAAGAGTTCCTAAGTTTAAATGTGAGAATATTCTTATATCCTTTAACCTTCCTCCTCTATTTTTTACAATTACATGACATATATTAGGTAGCTTTTTATCTTTAAAACCTTCTTCAGTTATAAATCCATTATCTCTTAACACATCTATATCTGCTTCAGTTACTTTTACTGATAAGATACCTTGGTCTACTTTATCTCCTATTGCAAAACTTCCTCTAAATGAATGGAATCCCTCTTGGTTGTCCGTATCTTTACTAGACCTGTTAAGCTGAGAACCAACCCACATAAATATACCATAGGTATTACAAATTTCCTTTAACCTTGACATAAAAAGCAGAATTATTAAATCTTCTCTATTTACTCCACCTCCACTTGTCATTTCCTGTATTATGGAAGGTGTTAAATGTAGGTAATCATAAAATACATATTTTGTTCCATATTTTAATATGTGAGATTCAATAATGTTTTCAATATCATTAGAGTTAAAATCAGGTATGTAAACTATATGAAGCTGAGAGTTTTCAAGTAATGCGATAGCTTTGTCTATAACTTCTTCTTCAAATTCACTTAAGCAACCTTCAACTATTTTATGCTCATTAATTCCTGTTATAGCAGATAAAATAGTTGGTTGAACTTCATCTAACTGAAGTTCCGTTGTTATATATAAAACGGATTCTGCCATTCCATTTGCAACCCATTGACCATCAATAAATAAAAAAGGCATAGATAATTTAACTGCATTTGCAATAGCTTGTCTAGATTTTCCAAATCCACTAGGAGAGCCATGTATAAGTAATTTACTTAACCTAGCACCTCTAAAAGCTGTTGAAAGAACAGGATTAAATAATGGTAAACCGAAGTCAGGACTTTCCTTTAGGCTTTTAATAAGTTCTCTAACACCTAAAGCAGAATGAACATTAAGACCTTTTTGATTTAAACCTGTCCATTTTGTTCTTAGGTTATTAACTGTTTTCCCTAATATGTCTAAAATATCATCAATAGTTACTTCCTCAAATTTTAAATTCAATTCTTTGTTTGAGTTTGTTATATCATAAATTCCACTGATATCAACTCCCATATTGACCATATCCCTAAGCATTGCAAATTTTCTAACCCTATTATAATGATAAGTAAAATTATCTAGGTTTGCTTGTTGCTTAATAACTTCAATGTAATTATTATCTATATCAAAACGTTCATACACATCTAACCATGTTGAATTAAAGTTCTTTAGATATTCCTTTACAGCTATACTATCAACTATTTTTAAATCACATTTAACCATATTTACAACACTAGAAAAGACTACTTTATGAAAATTAGATAAAAAATCTTCACTGCTAAGTTTATATTGATTTTTACTTGTAAGTTCTGTATTTATACATATGCAACCTAAAACCTGCATTGCATCATAAGAAGGATACAAAGCTTTTAAAATTTCATCTTTAGACATCATCAAATCCTCCTTCAAAGTTTATATCAGTGATAAGAATTTTATTAATCCTGTTATCAGTTGTTGGTTTTAAAATAATATCTCTTTTCTCAAAGAAGTTAATTTTTGTATAATCTATACTTAAAGCTTTTTCTTGTCTTTTAAGTTTTTTAATATACTCTTGTTTTGCATTATCATAATGCCAAGCAATTATACCAACAGTATCAAGCTCTAAATTCTTTTTTAAAGTATTTGTAATATATTCAAGTGTTAATAACATACCTTTGTATGTAAAATTATTTTTAGATTTAAACTGATTTATTTGCATATAAATTCTGTTATTAAGTTTATCTGTTTTATGATATTGTTTTAGCCATTTATCTAATTCATCTAAATCTAAACGGTCTTGGATAAGATTATCATAACACTCTTGGGAGCAAAAGTTTTTCTTTTTATCTTTGCTTTCCATATCATTGCAAGTAAACTCTGATCCTCTTACAAAGCTTTTCTTACATACAGAACAACTTGCTTTTAAAGTTAAGTATTCTGAAAGACAATCTTTACAATACCTCTTACCTTTGTATTCAAATGTATCTTCAAATTTTTTACCACATCTAGTACATTTTTTCATATTAACACCTCCTATAATTACAAAGTATATCATATATGTATATAAATTTGCATTATATTTTTAATTATTTGCTTTAATAAAGAGAAAAATATTTATCCTACATTGAAATTTACCAATAAATATCTTTTCAAAATAATAATATTATGATAATATATTTATTGTTATTAACTTTATTGTTAAAAGCTCCTTAAAATCGGAGTTGGATTTTTGTATATTAAAAGTGTGTATTTAGTAAATAATAAAAGGTGCTATAATTATAGCACCTTTTATTATGCTTTAAGCAAGTTATATTTCTTTAGTAGTTCAGTAACTTCTCCATTATCTTCATCTAGGAAAAAACCTTGAAACTCTTCAATTTTTGTATCTATAAGACACCCATGTCCCTTACCTCTAAGTTTAGTTGCATCAAATTTATCATCTGTTAATAATGAAGATTCTTTTGAATCTGCAACTGCGAAACAAAGTCTATTCATTAGATGAGTAGAAATATTTCTAGGTATATATGCATTCATTAAACGTTGAGAAGTTATCATTGCTCCTATACCTGCACCTCTACATCTACTTAAAAGAAGACCTAATTTATCTATATAGTTTTCTTTTTCTTCTTCTTCTGCTCCTTTTTTCTTACCTCCACTTTTCTTATTGCCTGTAACAAGTGGACTTGTAGTAAATCCATAAATTTCTTCTATACAAAATAATATATAAGGGAATTGCTCATTTTTTGGAACAAGTTTGTTATAAGCAGATATTTTTCTAACTCCTTTTTCTTTCATTTTTTTATATCTGTATTCCATAACCTCAGTTAGTTTATCTATCATAGCCATTGTTTCCTCAACAGTATCTCCATAATATTTAACATGTTTTAGCTTTTGTAGATGAATTAACTCAACAACCTTTAAGTCAATAAGCCACATTTCCAATTCACTAGGAGAATAGTTTAATGCCAAATCTGCTATTATAGCATTTACACAAATCGACTTGCCCGTACCTACAGCCCCTCCAATAAATACGTTATGAACTCCACTAAGAAGTCTCATCCTCTTCCAACCTGTATGACCTTTACCTAATACAACTTCTAATTCTTCTCTCTTTTCTCTTTTTATGTTTTGATATTTTACTAGCTTAGGTAATTCTTTTAGGTATGATTTTATTTGCATTGTACTTTTACTAGGACTGGTAATATCTATTCTACTTGCTCCTAACCATTCTTTAAGAGTTGTATCCACTTGATTTACATTATAAGTTGATATACCTATAGGCATACTAAATGTATATATCTTTCCACTTTCCCATTCTTGAATATTTGTTAGTTGAGGATAGATAAATCCATTTTCCTTATCTCCTGCACCTTTTTTAGTTTTAATCCAAAACTCAGTCCATTTTTCATTTTCATCTTTAATTTCTTTTGGAGTTTCAATTTTTTCTTCTTCCTCTATGTTTTTAGTAACTGTAATATATGCTAAATTATCTTTGTAATGAGTAAATTCAACATCATCTGAATTTGAAAGTTCTCTTATTTGGTCTTTGCACTTTGACATTGTATTAGTAGTTATACCAACAGGATATTTAAATAAATATTTTATACCATTATTTAAGTAATATGAACCAAGTAAAACAGGCATTTTAATTTCATCTTCACATATTATTTTAACAGAATTATATTTCCAAATGTCATCCCACATTTCTTCTTTAATTTCATTTTCTATTATTTCTTTAGGAGTATTATTTATAAACACATTTTCCTTTTTTTGAGGTTTTATTTTTTTACATATTTCACTACCTGCAAAAGTAACAACTCCACCTATTGCACCTATTATAACACTTTCTAATAACATATCTACTCCTCCTAAATTTTTATATTTATATTATATTTATCTTCTATTTCTTCTTGCTATCTTCATTATTATCTTTATCATCATTACCCATAAGTTCTTTTCCTAAAGTTAAAGTAAAGTAAACTCCTCCTCCTGTCATCAATGCATAACCTACTCCTGTAACAATGTTAGCTATATTACTTAAAGAGGGAAGGGTTGCACTAGGGTAAGCCATTGGAGCTATTGCAATAAGGGTAGCAACACCAACACCTAATTTACCTATATCAATTCCTTTATCTTTATCTTCATTCTTAGCACTTGATAAAATTTTAAAAACTTCTGATTTCTTTTCTTTTTTCATATATAAACCTCCTAATAATCTTTATAGTTATATATATGCAAACAATTAAACAAAGTTGATAAAAATTATTAATTTTTATTAATTAAATATTCTAAGTGAAAAAAAAGGAAGTAAAGGATATTGGAAATATATTTACAAAACTTGTAAATATAGACAAGAAAAAAGCTGACTCACAAAGGGAACAGTGAATCAGCTTAATTGAAATATGCATTATTATTAATATTTAACTTAACGGGCGGAATTCCCCTTCCTCAATGAGCTTTAGCTCATAGGTGGGGGATGGATAGCCCTTTTTGTATCTGTAAACAGAAGATACTGAGTAAAATTTTTACTATAGTAATACGAATAAATATATTAAAATGTGATATAATATAATTAGTATATTACTAGGTTAGGAGGTGATTTTGTATGGTTGATAGTCAAAATTGGATAAAGAAAAATAAAGGATTCAAATATCTTTTATTACCAACTGATAGTCAAGTTGAATATTTATGTAAAGCTTTTGGTTGTAAACGTAAAATGTATAATGAGTACGTTTCAAAAATGATAGATAAACTTGAAGAGGATGGTTTTGAAAATGGAAAAATAACTTATTCTAAACTTAACTTACCTAGTCCAGCTAAGATTAAAAAAGAGTTTCCATTTATGAAAGAAGTTGATTCTCTCGTTTTTTGTAATGCTGAAATATCTTTCAAAAATGCTGTGACTAAATATAATGACAATGCTTATAAAAAGCAATATATAAAGAGTGCATTAAAAAAACAAAAAACAATAGGTAGAAAATTAACTTTCAGAGATTTGAAAGGTTTACCTTCTTTCAAATCAAAAAAAGACGGTTTTGATTCTTTTACTACTAATAACCAAAATACTGCAAGTGGCGAGACTATCAAAGTTGAAGGTAATTATATAAAAATACCAAAACTTAAAACTCCAATAAAATTTATCAAACATAGAGAATTGCCTCCTGATGGAGTAATCAAAAATATTACTATTTCAAAAGATAGTAAAGGTAAATTCTATATATCTATAAACGTAGAATATTATGTTTTAGATAATAAAGTAAATACAAATAAAGATAAAGTTGTAGGTTTAGATTATTCTCAATCTGATTTTTATTATAGTTCAGACGATAAGATAGCCAATTATCCAAAGTACTATAAAAAATTAGAAGAAAGATTAATTAAAGAGCAAAGAAAATTATCTTCAAAAAAATATAATTCAAACAACTGGCTTCGTCAAAAGAAAGTTGTAAACAGACTCCAAACTAAAATAGCTAATCAACGAAAGGATTGGTTACATAAAGAAAGCTATCGCTTAGCCGAAAATTATGATGCAGTCATAGTTGAGGATTTAGACTTAAGAAACTTGGCACAATGTTTATCTTTAGGTAAAAATCTTCACGATAACGGATTTGGTATGTTTAGAACTTTCCTTCAATATAAACTTGAAGATAGAGGTAAACAACTAATTAAGATAGATAAATGGTTTGCATCTAGCAAGACGTGTTCTTCTTGCGGAACTAAACATGAAGAGTTAAAACTAAAAGACAGAATATTTGAGTGTAAAAAATGCAAACTTACTATAAATAGAGATTATAATGCTAGTCTTAATATAAGAAATGAAGGCTTAAAAATATTAGGATTAGTATAAATAAAATGCTCCTGAGCATGAGTATAAACTACTTCGGGGTGTGGTTCATGCCTCGTAAGTTGGTTGCCGATTCGTTAGGCTTAAAATATCCGACCGTTAGGTGGTACAGAGTTCCCACGAAGCTCCCACCTCAAGACCGAAAGGTCTAGGTGGCGAGTAGTTCACTGAAATATAAAATCAGTATAGCAAAAAACGACATATTTTGCAATAGTATAAATAAAAAGCACCTAACTATTAGTTAAGTGCTTTTACTCGATAAAAATTTTTAAAAAGAATAATGACAGTAATTAAATTATACCATAATTTATGCTAAAAAGGAATACTTGAATTTAATTGTTTGCTTGGATTTCCTTGCGATCCAAATCCAAATTGAGGTGTAACAGGTGCAGTTACAGGTTTTGATTTTAGCTCAACTATTTTTTGGTTTAATAGTTTTATACCTTCTTGTATTTCTTCTTGAGTATAGAATTGTTGCTCATTCATACCTTCTAAAACATGACCACCTGTAACTAGAAGCTCTCTAACTCTTACAGTTGAAGTTTTTAATTCAGGCATAACACCAAAACCTACTTGTTCAGTTTTTTCTTGTTTAGTTTCAACTTTATTTATTATTTGTCCACCAACTTTAACAACTTCCCACTTTTGGAAAGATTCCATTATATAATCAAATGCAGACTTTTCTCTTATTACTACTTCAACCTGCTCTATTTGATTATTAAATCCTCTTGGTATATTTAATTTAACTTTTATTAATTCTGTTTCCCCTTCTTCATCTGTTTTTAAGCTTACAGAATCAACTACACCTACTAATGAAAATTCTGCTCTTGCATTAAAGTCCCCATTTTCATGTCTGTTGCAGAACTTAGTAGATATTTGAGTTTGCTCAATTAAATCTCCCATTTTAGATATATATCTATTTGTTGATATTTCACCTTGATTTACATGAACTCTATCTGCATTTTCTATTCCAACAACATCTGCTGATTTATAATCATTAGCTACAGTCATTGTACTTTCATATAATTTTGATACATTTCCATCTTTAGTAAGTTTATTTGAGAACATTTTTACTTTATGTTCAGAGCTTTCATCTGTTCTTAAAGTAAGTTCTACTGAAACATACTCCCCATTCTTACCTATGCCATTTTTAACTTGCTTACCAACAAGAACTCCACTTACACATACTATATTTGTTAAACTCATATTTATCTCTCCCCTATTAATTGTTTATATAATTAAGAATTTCTTCTAATTCTTCTTCTGAAAATGCAAAAAAATCTTCATCTTCTTCCCTTAATTCAAGTATTAACTCCTTCACTGAACTCCCTCCTGCATAATAACAATTTTTACCACCAATTAAATATAATTTTAACATAGTAGTTCAATAAAAGTCAATGTATAACAATTTAAGAATTATTTTTCTATTTACACATTTCTAATAATTCTAATTCTGTTATTATTGGAGTTCCTAAATGTTTAGCTTTTTTATATTTTGAGCTATCTTCTTCTTGGTTACATATTAAATAACTTGTATTAGATGTTACAGAAGATGTTACTGTACCACCATTTTCTTCTATATATTTTTTTAATTCATTTCTATTAGTAAAATGCTTACAAGAGCCTGTTAAACAAAACTTCTTATCTTCTAACTTAGATTTTTGATTTTTAAATTCATCTTCTATATGTAAATTAGAAAGAAGTAGAGATATATATATCATATTTTTTGATATATAATCACTAATTGATAGACCTTTTGATTCTCCTAGAAGTTCAATCCATTGAGATTTAGACATTGAAAGGAATTTATCAACTGTCTTAACTTTTAAACTTATATCTTTAGATGTTGTTGAGCCAATATTATGAATACCTAATGAACTTATAAACCTACTTAAAGTTGTATTCTTTGAAGTTTCTATATTTTTAATTATTGCTTTGGCACTCTTTTGACCTAAACCATCTATAGATGATATATATTGTTCACTTTTATGTAAGTTATATATATCTATGGCACTAGATAATAAATTATGCTTAACAAAAGTTCTAAGAAGTTGCTCTGATAATCCTGTTATATTCATACAATTTCTACTAACATAATAAGATAAGTTCATAACCAATCTTTCACAACAATCCTCATTTGAACATTTAAGTATCTTACTAAGATTATCCATCCTAATCTCCGTATCTTCTCCACAGAAAGGACATTTTGAAGGCACATCAACTTCCCCAACTTTTTCTACAACCTCTGTGATTTGAGGTATTATTTGATTTGATTTTACAACTTTAACTGTTGATCCAACTGCACCAAGATTTAATTTTTCTATGTGAGATATGTTGTGTAAACTTGCTCTTGCTACACAAGTCCCATCCAATTCTACCTCATCAAAAATTGCAACAGGTGTTAAAACTCCTGTTCTACCCATAGTCCATTCTATACCTAAGATGTTTGTTTCTTCACTTTCATCTGCAAATTTATAGGCTATTGCTCCATGAGGATATTTTGAGTTTTGCCCCATGATTTCATATTTATCATTGTTATTTATTCTAACAACTACTCCATCTATTCCAAAGCCTGTTAATTGAGCATATTTTTTCAACTGTTCAAAAATAACAAGACCTGTACCACTAACATTAGGGACAGTATTAAATCCTAAACCACTTAAAAAATTTAATGTTTCTAAATAAGTTTCTTGCTTATGTTCTGCATCTATTTTAGTTACATCAAAAGCAACAAACCTTACATTTCTATCTTTTGTAACTTTACTATTTAGATTTCTAACTGTTCCTGCAACTGCATTTCTAGGATTTTTAAACTGTTCTTCTTTAGGTAATTTACTATTCATATGATTAAAATCACCTTGTTTAATAATAGATTCCCCAACAACAGTTATATCTATTTTCTTAGTTAATTTTAAAGGTATATTCTTATATACTTTAATACTATGGGTTATATCCTCTCCTGTTGTTCCATCTCCCCTAGTAGAAGCTCTGAATAACTCTCCTTTTTTATATTCAATTTCAGTTGTAAGACCATCTAGTTTAAGAGAAGATATGCAATCTTCTTTCCCCATTCTTCCAAGTATATCTGAAATATTTTTAGTTTTACGAAGAGACATTAACTTTCTTTTATGTTTTACTTTTTTTAAGTCTGATACAACCTCAAAACCTACATTTCTTGTAGGAGAATTTGAAAGTACATACCCTGTTTCTTCTTCTAATCTTACAAGTTCATCATATAAAGCATCAAATTCACTATCTTCTATAATAGCAACTCGATTGTAATATGCATCACTATATACATTTAATTTTTTTACTAACTGCTCTATTTTTTCTTTTACTTCCATAATAAACCCCTTAAAATATTTTTATTTATTTCTCATCATTTGAATAGCTCTATACATTGTATTAGCTTGAATTGTTTCTGCTCCAACTACACTAGCAAATGAATTTATATCTTGTATAGATAATTGCTTTTTAAACTTTTTCTCTAATTTTAGATATTTTTCAGCACATCCACTATAATAAAGAGTTTTTCCATTAGCATGAGTTAATCCAATAACTTTTGTAAGAGAGTCTAATCGTCTTTGAAGACCTGTAACTTTATAAGGTGTCATACCATTTTTAGTAGATACAAGCATTCTAGTTTTAAATACATATGGACTATTCATATTAACTGAATACTCTGTATCAAAGTTTGGTTGGTCATGTTTCCAAATTATCTTTGTAACAGTATCTTCTTGTTTTACTTGTTCTAATAAATTTAAAGTATCTTTTGATAAAGTTACAGCTCTATTTTCTAAAGTAACTTTTCCTGTTTGGAAATCTATGTCTTCAAATTTTAAGTTACAGATTTCTTTATATCCTTTACCACCAACTCCATCAAATAATAAGAATAATAAAGCTTGATGAGATGCACTTTCTAAAACAGAAACCTTGCTTTTTAGTTCTTCTCTAGTTACATATCTGACATCAGCTTCAACAATATAATCTTTTAAGTCATTAGATGTTATTGTATCAACAAAAGGATTATTAAAATGTTTTAAATATTTTTTTGTAACTCCCCATTTAGTATGAACTGAATTATAACTTCTTCCTTTTAATTCTTCTAAAACTAAAAGTAATTCATCTCTATTAAAGTCTTTTAGGTCTTTACCTAATCTATCTTCTAAAGGAGAAACCTTTTTAAATATCATTTTAAAACTTTCTTTAACACTATCACTACACTCTAATTTATTTATAAAATCTGTTTTTATCATAATTTTTTTTCACCTCTTCAATTCTTTCCCACAGTTCAGATTTTTTCTTTAAGATAACATTGGTATCTAAAAATCTTGAGTCTCTTCTTGCCAACTCCACACTTTTGGTTTTTATCTTACTCTTTCTTTTTTTAATAGAAGTTAATTTTACATAAGTTGATTTTTTATTTAGAGTTAGATGTTTTTTTATACTCATATAGCTTTTATTAAGGTTGCAATCTGCACACATTATTGTTAGATTATCTTCTCTCCAACAAGTTTCCCAACTTTGTTTATCTCTATATTTTCCATTCTTTTTAAATTTTAAAATAGGTATTAAATGGTCAACTGTTACATCTTTTTTATCTATATATCTACCACAAGAAGAACATATCCAATTACCATATTTATTTTTTTTATTTTGTTTAAAGTTGTATATTATAAGTCTTTCACAAGATACTCTATGAGCTTCCTCATAAGAAGTATATAACCAATCTTTTTTTAATAATATACTTTCTCCATTTGGCAAGAGTATCTTGATTTTCTCTTGTTTGTTGTTTAAATCTTTACTTTTAACTTCAATTTTTTTTATTGAAAATTTAACTTCTTTTCCTTTTTCTTTAAGTACTACATATCTTGTCAACTGTGTACACTCTTTTCCCCCTACCTCTGTAAAGAATATTGTAGTGTGTTTTCAATTATTTGTCAATGAAAACTCGATACTTGTCGAAGGAAAGTGCATTAGGCAGAAACTAATTTATGCAAATGATGGCATTAACCTACTCTTTTTAAGTCCTATATCTAATGTATGTCTATATCCTTCTGTTGTTGATAGGTGCTTATGTCTTAACATTCCTTGCAATTCTTCATCTGAACAAGTTCCACTACCAACCATTTGGGTTGCGAAGGTATGTCTAAGCTTGTGGGAACTAACTTTCTTTCCTGCCATTTCACTGTATTCTTCTACTATTTGTTGCAATCTTCTTTTAGAAATATTTGTACCTCTATTTGAAATAAATAGGTAGTCTTCATGACCTTCTTTTATCTTTAATTTACTTCTTATCTCTAACCATTCTTGTAATGTATTAAGAGTTCTTGGAGGTAGATATAAATCTCCTTCTATATCTCCTTTACCAATTACATGAATACTTCCTTCTTTGAAATTAAAGTCCTGTAGCTTAATCTTTTGAACTTCAAATATTCTAAGACCTGCACTTAAACAAATTTGTATAACTAAAGCATCTCTAACTCCTAGATATCCTCTATCTTTTTTTAATCTATCTGCTAAATCTAGTAAAACATCCATTTCATCTGTTTCTAAGAATTGATATTTTACAGGAGGAACAGTTATTTTTCTTCTTTCATATATTAAACTTTCCTTTATATATCCACTTGAAACTAAAAATGCAAAGTAAACTTTAAGAACTGCTATGTTGTGATTTACTGTTGTTGGAGAATAGTTATCAATAAGTTCATTTATATAGTCAGTAGCTACATCTCTTTTGCTTAGTTTATTTAAATCTTCTAGGGTATTTAAACCTAATCTTTCATGAAATCTATCAACATCTCTTTTGTAAGATTCTAAAGTTAAAGGTTTTTTACCATCTTTCTTTAATTGCTCAATAAATTCATTTCCAACTTTTATCATTTCCATATTACATACCATCCTTTTTAATAAAATTTTATTTGCTATTTTAATTATTAACTTTTAATTATTTGCTTATACATTATATGCATAAAAAATAAAAAAGTTTCCTATTTTATATTAATAAATAGGAAACTTTTAAATATTATATTAAAGTCTGTACTCTGATATTAACTCTTCTAGCTTTTCTTTAAATTCATCATAATCTCTTCCACTTACAACAAATTCATCTTCTATTTTTATTTGATATTCTGATATGTCTTCAAATCTTTCTATCTTTACTATTTCTATGCTCATGTTGTTCACCTCCTTTATCTTACGTTGAATATACTTTACATTAAACTTTCTAAATCACTTTTTAGCTTTTTCATGTGTTCTATAAATTTTTCTACTGTATTTATATTTTCATATTGAATACATATTATATCTTCAATAAATTCTATATTAGAGAAAAATCTTTCCCACTCTTCTTTGTTTGATCCATCTTCCATTTCATTTATATGCTCATAAACATCATTTGTTAATTCTTCTATATCTCTTTTAATATCCATTATCTCTTCATCATGGGTAAAGTAATCATCTAATATCTCTTGCATCATTTTTTCAGTGTCAAAACTATTAGGAACAATACATCTATCTTCTAAATAGCAATATAAATCATCTATTTTCTCATATGTTTCTTTCATTATTTTTTTCTCATATTTTTCTATGCCATTAATACTTTTATCTATTGCTTCTACGATATCTTTTAATCTGCTATTTCTTTCTTTTTTATCCATTTTCATTTCTCCTATAATCTATAAGCATAAATATCTAAAACATAATTAACAATATCATCTCTATTACTTGTTACTAGGTTGATAGATTCACTTACATCTTCAAGTAAATAGCCACCATCAAAACTTGAAATTGTAATTCCTGTTTCTATAAGTTCTATAACATCAGAATTATTACAACCATTTTCTAATATACCTCTTGAAACAAGTTCTGTTTTTATATATTCCATTCCTATTGCAGACACTACTCCCAACCCCCTGTATTATTAAATTTTATAATGTTTTATAATATCACCTAAAACTTTAAATTCATATTTCATTTTTATTACATCCTTTTTGTGTATTTTTAGATGACATACTATATAATATATTATCTAATTTATCTCTAAGAGATTCTACTTTGTTATACCATGTTGGGTTATCTTCTCTTTCAAAATAATTATGGTAATCAAGTATTATATCTAACATTAAATCAATATCTGATTTTCTTAGTTTCATATATAAACCTCCTAGTTTTATACATCTACTAAAACATTGGTAAAATATTTTTCTCAATTAAAGTCTTATTCTTATAATTTAATTCATTGTGAATTTCAACACAATCTCCAACTATATCCCAATGCTCTTTGTTATCTTGACTTCCATTAACTCTTACACATGAACCTGCATACTCAAAGAAACCATACATTATGTCTTTGTCAAAGTTATATTGCATATGCTTTCTATCTATATCAAAGGAAAAATAATTATCCTTATTTCCATGAACTTCATACATAACTATAAAGCTTACATCCGATTCTTTTACCCAATCTTCAAAATCTATCATATCTATTACTCTAACAAAGTCCTCATTCACTTCAATCTCTAATCTTTTTGCTATCTCTAAAGCTGTGTTAGTAAGTTCGTTCTCCATGTTCTCCATATTTATTCTCATGTACTTCATAAAAATACCTCCTTTATAATATATAATTTATATTCTATATTTCTAAATAAACTCCAATAAAAGAAATACTATACTCCATTTCAATCTCATGTAGTACACTCTTTAATTCATCTACTAATACACCATCAATGGAATTTAAAGTCATTGTTGTTTTATTTATTTCTATTGATCCATCTTCTTTTCTGTTTACACCTTCAAATCTTATTCTTCCTATGTCTATACATTCTCTGCTATTAAACATTGATTTTCTTATAAGATTTTTTATTTTATTATTTGTCATATCTTCACCTACTTTAATTTATATAATTTTGGTTTCTTTTCTCCAACATTTTCTTTAGCATAACAGGTTGTTGATTTAATCCATTTTCTTTCACCATTTCTTAAAGTTCTGAAATGACCTACTCTAGTCCATTCAGATGTCTGCCTGTCATAGCTTTCTCTTTTAGCTCTTTCTTGTTCATCTCTTATTCTTTTTATCTTAGCACCATCAATTTTAATATATCTTATCAACTTAGTTTTCTTAGGTTGTTTCTTTTTCTTCTTACTTGCATTCTTAGGTTTAATATCTACTCTTCTTGAAGTTTCAGTTATAACTTCCTTACTTCTATGGAATAGCTCATTAACTAATAGGAAGTATAATAAGCAATTCATTAAACTTCTATTAGCTATTGTTTGCCTATCTGTTGGAAGACCTTCTTCAATATGATTTTTTAAAAATATATTAAAATATCTATCTGATATAGCACCTAATGGAATAAATTTTGCATCTCTTATGCATATAGTTCCTCCAACAATACTATTTCCAAGAATATCTTCAGAATATAAGAATATATTGTCATTTTCTTCTATACTGAAATACATTTTATATACTAATCTATTATTTACCTTTAAATTTAATATACAACTTTTTAAGAAAAAGTTATCTAAAACATCAAATGTATAGATGTTTATATTTTTCCATGCATTTTCTCTAAAGTTCTCATCTATAAGATGTTCTTCAACTTCGACTTCATCTTTATCTTCAAACCATTTTTTTACATTCCTAGCTTTAGAGAGATATGCTATATGAGTTTTATCTAAATTATCAATATCAGTAAAATTAAATTTTTCATCTCCTACTGTTGTAGTGGATTTAATAATTTTATTTACTTTTTGTAGCAATTCTTTTGTTTTATCTAAAGTAATCTCGTTCATATTCAGCACCTCGTATGAATTTTAAGTTAATATTTTATCCAAAAATAATTTTATCAAATAAAGCATATTGGATTATACAATCCATATCGTTTGCATCCTCATTACCTTCTTCAAAGATTTCATTAATGTTATAACATCTTCCACTTTCTATGAACTTTTCAACACCTTTTAATAATCTGTCATAAGTTAGAAAATATTTTCCATCTTCCTCTTCTATGTCCTTAAATATCATTGGCTTACCATCTTTTAATGCTCTTGCATAAACATCTTCTATGCAATCATCTTCTTTTCTATATTTTTTATACATTCCTTCTTCTAAACCCATTTCTGAACACCAATAGCTTATACCATAACTAGCACCACTCATTATTGTTACAATATCATTTTCAGTTAATTCTGAAACTTTAACTTTTAATTCAAATTTCATTTTATCACCTTTCCTTTTTAAAATTTATATAATAAAAATATTATCAATACTTATTTAGATATTAAGAAGACCTATAACTCTTTTATCTAAAGCTGATTAATAATATTTTTTATTAGCAAGATATCAATATCTTTTAAACTAGATAATATTTTATTTCTGTCAATTCTTTTAACATCTAATATATAATCATACAACTCATCTAATTTACTGTCAAATTTATCAACTAAATCTATTATTTCATTAAAAGAACTCCTATAATTTTCTAACATACTTTCATATGCTTCAAACTCACTTTGTAGGTTAAGATACTTCTCTTGAATATCTGTAGTATCTACTGTTGATAGATGTTCAATTACTTCATATATATCTTCGGATACCTTATCTCTTAAATCCTCCACCTTATTAACATATATTCCTAAGCTATCTACATATACCATAATTTTTCACAACCCCTTTATATTATTTAAACTATGAATATTTTAACAAAACTTTTTTACTGATACCTGTTTGCCTACATATAGCTGAAATAGTTCCATGTGCCAACTGTCTACTAGCTCTATATGGCACTGTTGTTGTCTTACCTTCGTCATTTTTTAATTTTATATGATCTCCATTTGTACTAACTTGTTTCCAACCTAGTCTTTTTAGTGCTTTTAAAATATCTTTACAGTTCAACAGTTCCACCCCTTTTCTTTTGATAATTTTATTAACCACACCCTAAACACACATCTATAAGGTTTAAATGTAGTTAAATAAATCTTTCATAGCCATATGAAAAACTTATTTAATTACATTTAAAATATATAGGAGTGGATATTAGCCACCCCTATTTAAATATATTTTACTCTTTTATTAGCAATATAACACTATATTTCCATTACATTCTATATAAGATACAGTAGTTTCTTTTTCCATATAAGAATCTATATCCATATAATCTAAAACATTGTTAGGCAACTTCATTTCTTTTTCTAAATAAAGTCTATAAGCATCTTCTAAATCATATTCAAAGTAACAATATATATCAACTGAATTAGCCCAACTGTTTAAATCACAACTAAAGCTTAGTAAACTTCTTAATATACTAAAATCATCTCCTAATTCATCTAAAACACTTGTTAAATCTCCAATTAGCAAATTGATTTCAATACCCAAATATTTTTTTAGCATTCCATTTAATATTCTATCGTCAACTTTAAACTCTTCTATATCTCCTTCAGTATCAATTTTTAATATATCTTCTATTTTATCAACTTTGTAGTACTTATCAGATACTTTTATATATGAGTTAGGAATTTCTTGCTCTTGTAAAACTAATTGTATTTCATCAAGTAATTCATCTGTTGCTATACCATACCAATATTTTATATCAGACATATGATATATTACATTATTTATTTCCACAAATCTAATGTAATATCTTTCACCTTTTAAAACATATAGAGCCTTTGCTAATTCTAACTTTTCATCTTTTACACATGGTATTCCTTTACATTCTATTTTATGACATTGCACAACTCCAACAAATTCTGTTCCTTTGTATTGTAAATCTATATCATATTTAACTTGTAATGTATTCATACCATTCACTAACTCCTCTTCTATTTTATCTTCACTATCTTTTATTTTATTTATAAAGTCTATAAGTTCATCATCATTTTCAAATAAGTGCTTAGTAAGACTACAGTGGTCTTCTAATATCCATTCATTAAGACCTTCAACAACACTATACTCTAAACTTCCATCTTCGATAGAAACTTCAATGTAATCTCCACCACAATTTATATCAACCTTTAAAATTTCACCCTCTACAACCTTATCCTCTTTATGTTCTGTAAGATTTATTGATTTATATTCTATACTGTAGCTATTTAGTAGATTTTTAAGATTTTCTACAGTCTTTTCTTTTACAAATCTATCTATATTATCATCAAAAGTATATCCATTTTTCTCAATCTCTTTATCAACATATTTTGTTATTAAATCAAATGTCCAATCTGAATATTCATAAGCTATATCTAATGAATAATCAATTAATTGTTGCATAGGTTCTTTATATTGGCTCATGTTATACCCTATGTTAGCATACACCTCTTCATCAAACTCTTCCCAATTAACATTTTCATAAAATTCTCTACTTTTTATTTCATCTCTTACATATTTTCCTATGCTTGATAACTCTTCCCTATATTCTTTTATCATAGATATATAGTCTTTCATAGAAATTATCATATTTATTAGAGAAGATTTTCTATATTCATTATCTTCACTATCTATTAGAGCATTTATTTCATCAATGAAACATCTACAGTAGCTATCCATTTTATTTACTGTTGTTTTACCTTCTTTTTCACAAGTTATAATAACTTCAAAGTCATGTTCTGATTCTATTTGTGTTATAGGAATATCTATAACCTGTGAGTATGAACGTACTACATCTATAGCTTTATTTGTTATAACACCTCTAATAAAATCCATTTCATCTTTTATCCAAGTAGTGTATTGATTTATTTCATTATAGTATTCATGATTTTTATTTGACTCCAATAATGTGTCATACCAATCAGATAAAGCATTATCTATATTTTCATATTCAAGATGATAATCTTCATTTTGATGACATATTATTTTTCCATTTTCTTCAGTAAGCTTATATCCATAAAAATCACATATTTCTTTCATTAATTCATATTTTTTATTATTTGTATTCATCTCTATTCAACAATCCTTTTTATATTTATAATATTTTTATAAACTTTTACTATCACTACATTCTTTGTACTTATGATTAATAAAGTTATTAATTTCTTCAACTGTAAAAACTCCAAAAGTTTTTTTCAGCTCTTCATAATCATCTTTATACATCCATTTGTAGCCAAAAGCACTTTGTTTATTTCTTCTTCCTCTACAACAAGCATATATGTCATTTCTATTAGGTGCTTTACCTAATTCAAGTGTTGCCTTTCTAGTATGGGGATATTCTGCTATAAAAGAGCCATCAGTTTTAGAAAGTTTTACAACAGGTCTAAGTTCATTAACTCCACACTTACCTTCTCTTTCAATTCTTCTTATCTGTCCTTTGCTCATGTTAAGTCTTTGCTCTTTACTAAATTCACATCCTTTTTTTCTACCTGCAACAACTTTATTTTCACCAAACTTATTTAAAAGCTTAGTTTTTATTTTTGATAATGTATTGTATATTATCTTTTCACTTACTGTATTTTCTACAGTATTTCTAGCATGATTTGGATTTAAAGAATACTCAAATTTATCAAATCTTTGTGGTATTCTAACTTTAAAAATTTCCCCTAGAATAATTACATCCTCTTGCTCTAGTGGAATGCACTCTCTAAAGTTCGCCCACTCCAATGCATTGTTAATAATATCTTCTCTTGTTTTTTCCATATGTCTTACCTTCTCCCTATCGAATATTTTTTCTCTCCCAAAATCTATATGAATAAGATATATATGCTTCTTTGATGATTTGTTCCTCAGTTAGTCCACTTGCCCAAGGTTGATTTTTTTCTCTATCTAGTAAATTATTAAATATATCTACTTCATTCATATCTTTCATTTGTTTATCTAAAGCATCAAACCATTCTTTTTTACTCATGGTCTTTTTATTTTTTAATACAATTTTTTCTACTAAAGTACTAATTTTTTTATTAGTGTACAAATCTCTGTAAGAATGTTCTTGATAAGTTGAATAACTGAAAGCATAAGGATTATCAAATGCCTTATCCTCATTCTTTAAAGAAGGTTTGATATAATAGGTGGTTCTATCACCATTTGGATAACTATCTATAATTTCATATTCCTTATATTCTTCTATATCAGATATTTTATATCCTTTAAATACATCAACTCTTTTCATATCTCCACCTAGTTGATTGTAAAATTTGAACTTCCCCACCTTAACTACCTACGGTGACGTTTGAAGGTGGGGATTCCTGTTCGATAGTACTATTGTACTAAGCATCCACAGGCTAATAAGCTTGTTCCAAGCTCACTAATCTTAATCCTTCTTTTAGGATATTTTTACTAGCATTTACATCTCTATCATGTTCTTCTCCACATTCAGGACAAGTCCATTTCCTAAGTGCTAGATTCTTTACATCTTTATTTCTATATCCACATACATTACATAGTTGACTTGATGGATATGTTTTATCTATTACTGATATAGTTCTCCCATACCAATTAGCTTTATATTCCAACATTCTTCTGAACTCATACCAAGATACTTCACTTATTGCACCAGCTAATTTATGATTTTTCATCATATTACTTACTTTTAAATCTTCTAAACAAATTATTTGGTTTTCTTTAATTAGTTTAGTTGATATTTTATGCAAATAATCTTTTCTTTGATTTGTAATTCTTTCATGTATCTTAGCAATTTTAATTCTTTGTTTATTCCAATTATTACTGAACTTTTGCATTTTCGATAATTTTCTTTGTTCTAGCTTTAATCTATAATTAGCCTTTCTTAACCACTTAGGATTATCAAAAACATCTCCATTAGAACATATTGCAAATTCCTTTAATCCTAAATCTATTCCTACATTAGAATCTACTTTTGAAAGTTGTTCTATATCAACTTTACAACATAGGCTAACAAAATATTTTCCTGTAGGTGTTTTAGATACTGTCGCATTAAGTATTTTACCTTCTACAACTTGGGAAATCTTTGCTCTAATCCATTTTAGTTTAGGTAACTTAATTAGATTATCTTTAATGGTTATATTATTATTAACACATTTACTTTCAAAACTTCTCTTTGGATTTCTCTTAGTTTTGAATTTTGGAAATCCTTGATTATTACCTTTTTTAATTTCTCTAAAAAAGTTTTGATATGCACTATCTAAATCATCAATAGTAGCCTGTAAACAAGTAGAATCTACTTCTTTAAGCCATTCATATTCTTTTTTTAGTAATGGTATCATCTTAACTAAATCATACTTTGAATACGATTTACCTTGTTCTTCATATGTTTTAATTTGTAATGCTAACATATTATTATATATGAATCTACTACATCCAAATGATTTTTCTATCAGCTGTTTCTGTATCTCACTTGGATATATTCTAAATTTATATGCTTTCATTTGTTCCATTGATTTTTTACCTCCTTTTGTGTATTATTTTGATATATATATTATATCATGTATTATTTTAATGCACAATACTTAGGAGGAAAATTATGTTACAAGTAGTTAATATGAAATACCCAAAACAATTGTTAGATAGAATAGACAAGTTTAAAGAAGATATGGGATTTACAACAAGAACTAATGCAATTATTCACTTGATTCTAAATTCATTAGAAACTAAAGGTTATTAGTACCTACGGTTAGGCTTACATCCCCACCCTGCTACGCTGAGGATGGGGTATTACGCCTTTAAAAGATAAATTCTATTTCTTCTAAATCACAAAGAAGCTTATCAAATGAAGGTAAGTATTTAGGATAAGTTATAAGGTTTGCACCTTCTTCATACAATACACCTAAAAATTCATACATTGATTTCATCATTTCTTTTTTTGCTTTTTCTAATCTTTCAGTATTCATATTTTTACCACCTTATATTATTATTTTTATCTAAACATTTTTATATCAACACATCTATAGGTGATTAAAAAATGTAGATAAATAACTCTTTAAATTATAGTCATTTAAAAAGTTATTTATTCACATTTTTTAATTATTTGCTTATGGAATATATTATGCTCATAGAACATAATATATTCCAATTTATTTTATAAAACTTCTATTTTTATAACCTTACTATCTAAACATTCTCCGTCAAACTCATCATTGCAATCAATTACATTATCTGTATCAAAATCATTTATAAATTCTGAAGTAGCATTTTCAAAATTACAACTATCTGTTACATATGTGTACGTTCTTTTTGCATAAAGTTCTTCATCAAATTCCTTATCAAAATCTTCTTCATTTATATAAGAAACCTTGCATATTTCAGTAACTCTAAGTTCTATCTTTTCATTATTTTTATATAAATTAACCATATTTATATCCTCCTATTTTACAAATACATCTTTATATCCTATTTCTATAAAAGTTTCTTTAACTTTATCTGCATTGCTCTTACATTTAACTTTAGCTAGTAGTATTACTCCATCTTCTTTGTATTGACCATATCCCCATATTTCATACCATACTTTAGTAGCCATATTATTTCACCAACTTTCTAGCACAACTTTTAGCTTCAGTTAATGTTGCTACACTTAGTTTTGTACATCCTTGATAATCTACTCTATATCTAACTTTATCCTTACCTAGAGGATTGTATTCATACACTCTAATAATATCTGCACACTCACCATTTTTATCATTGAAGGCAATATATTTACCTTCATGTTCTTTATTTATTCTAATCATTTATAACACCACCTTTTCTAAAGATACTTGAATATGACATATACCTTCTAAAAATAGTTCAAAGTACATTATATTATTATTTTCATATTCATTAACTTCATCTGAACTATCAAGTTCATAACCATCATCTAAAAATGATTGTTTGTATTCTTCAATAATTAAATCAAAGTTTTTCATACCTTCCTCTTTAGTTCTATAATGAAATACGTTTACTGTGTCTTCATAGCAATTTTCATTAACACTATGGTCTATTAAAGTATAAAACTCCATTTTTGGCTCTTCCTTAACTTCAACTTCTTCCTCTTTGTCTTTTATTTTAAGTGATAATTTAATTTGTAGACTTCCTTCATCATGTAATAGTAAAAACTCATCTCTCTCTCTGTAGTCTATCATATATTTTTTTACTTCCATTTCATTAGAGAAATCAGTAGTATTATCACTATCATAATCATCATGCTCTATATTATAATGTTCCATTGTAAACTCAATACTCTTTTTTATATCCTTATAGGCATCTACTTCATTAGAAAAAACTTCTACTGTAGTATCATCAGTAGTGGAAAAATTACCTCTGCTTGAATATGAAACAACATAAACTTTATTTTTATTTCTATCTAAATATCTACTATATAAGTCTGAAACTAAGTTCATTGCAATACCACAATCAAATGCTTGTTCTTCTTCACCATTTTCCCAATATTCTTCATATAGTTCTTCTAGCATTTCCCAACCATATGATAATTCATATCCTATGTCATTAATTGATACATATTCTTCATTAGTTTCATCTATATCTCCTAGTTCACTACCACAAGAGTCAAATCTAATAAACATATTATCTTTTAAGTTTCTAGCAAATAATTCATATCCATGACCTTCAAATACATCATAAAATGCTTTTATTTCATTATCTGTTGCTCCAACAACTCCATTATTTTCTAAAAACTCTCTCATAGTGCTTACTTCATGTAAATATACCATATCTTTTAATTTCATATTATTCACCATTCCTTTTTATATATAGTGTATACCTTTATATATTTAACTATCTAATAAATGTATTGTAATCAAATTCTTTAAATACTGTGCATATTTGAACACATAGGTTTATATCTTTTATATCTTGTTCAGTTAAATTTAAGTTTGAATTTAATTTATTGTATAGACCTTGCCAATAATCTAAACCATCATCATCATTATCATATTCTGCATCTGCACAAAATCTTAAAATTGAATCAAACATTTCTTCTTTAAAGCAAACTTTTTTAAGAGTTTTACAAACTTCTTCACAAGTGTCATAAAGTCTTAATTCTTCTTCAATACCATTGAAATAAGTTGCTTTTACATCTGTTATAAAATAATATCCTCCAATAGACTTATCCCTATGTTTTAACTCTTCATTTAAAACCTCAATTTTTTCAATATCTTTACCAATGTTGTTTATTACCATTCTTTCCACTTTGTTCACCCTTCCCTTTTATAATAATCTTTTAAAATTCTTTATTGTATAAACACATATATAGGCTATCAATAAAGAACTTTATGAAGATTATTATAAGACTACAGTAAAATTGCTGTAGTCTTATTTTTTTATATTTTATACATCATAATATTCTGTAAAAGTTACATGATTTTTCTTATAATCTACATATACAGTGTGAACTTCCCCTGTGCAATCATACATAGAATTTATATGATAATATTCAGTTTCCATAGGATAATGATTTTGAATTAACCAATATTTTATCATTTTCTTTGACCATTTTTTAGGAAAAGCTAGTGTAGTTATTTTTCTCTCATAATCTCCATCAGTTTTAATAATCTGAACACTTGCTTTTTTAATCTTATCTTTTACTTTAAGTGAAAGTGTATTTACATCCATTATATTCACCAATCCTTTTATAATTATATTGTTATTTCTACAACATCAAAATTCTCAATAATATCCTTATTATTAAGCCATATATCAAAATTACCTTCTTCATTAATAAAATTTTGTCTACTATTTTTTAGTTCAGTTAAATATAGAACACTTTTACCTTCTTCTTCTATGAACTTATACCAACCTTCATTACTATTTAAATCTTTTACATAAGCCATATTTTTATCAATAGATATTATCTTATAAGCAACATTTTCATTGTAAGCTATATCAACCTCTATTTCCATGCTAGTATCATTTACTGATACTAACTTTGAAGGAAAGAAAATATATTCTTCATTTTTATAAACATTATCTAAATTCTTGCCTTCTTTAAGTTTCATTACTAAAGTGTTTACAGTATTATTCATTTTCTTATCACCAATCCTTTTTATAATTTTATAATAATCTTTTTAAATGCTCCACATCATAAACACATATATAGGTTATATGTGAAACACTTAATTAAGACTATTATAAGACTACAGTAGTAGTTACTGTAGTCTTTTTATTCTTATACTATCTTAGATTTTAACAACTCAATATGATTATCATGTATTTCTTCATTAGCTATATCTTTTTTTAGTTCTTCATTTAACTTTTGAAAATATTTATCTAAAGTATTTAATATTTTAGTGGCATTACCTTTTGTTTTTCTATATCTTAATTTTCTTCTACTGTAGCATAAATATTTGTCTTGTGGCTTTATTAAATATGAATTATCTAAAATCTTTAATTCCAAGTTATTAGGAACTTCACTATTTAAAGTTATGTCTTTATCAAACTCTTTCCCTTCAACATCTATCATAAATGCTACACTAAGCATATCATTTTGCCATATTCCATTAGCAACTTCACTATTATTATTAGATAGTAAACATCTTACAGAAATACTTCTATATAAACTTTTATTTAAACCTACTAAACATCTACTATCAGTAAAGTATTTTCCATAACTTTTTTGAATATTTTCTAAAAAATTTTGAACTGTCATATTATTTTCCATATCTATTCACCTAATCCTTTTTAATTATTTTTAGGTATCTTTTTTATCAACACATATATAGGTGATATTTAAGTTACCTTATCAATCTATAATCTTTTTATAGACTGATAAGAGAACTTAAACAGTCCTCTTATAAATATATTTATCTTTTGTATTAATAATTTAAACTTTCATAGTACACTTCACAAACATTTTTTGCCTGTTCCATATTTGCACATGGATAAGGTAGTTCATTTCCAAAGATAGGTAAGTATACATCATTTCCTTCAACATCCTCTGAAGTTATAACTTCTATTCCATTACTTAAGAATATAGAACAACATTCTTTGTCAAATGTTATATTCTTATTATCATATTTTTCATAGTCATATTTATGTTCTATGTATAACTCTAAGTATTCTAGTAAATCCCCATATGTTGCACAAGGAACAGACCAATCTTGTAATTCTTCCACAAATAACTCATAAATACCTTCTTTTGTATTTATAACAACTGTTGCTCCAATATTAAGTTCAAATATATTACTTTTTAATGTTGGACTTTTTGATGTTTTTGTAATCTTAACATCTTTATTCTTTAGTAAAAGTGCAAATAATGACTTTGGTTGACTATTGGCTATTTGTAAAAAATTAGAGTTTTGTAATTCACTAGAGTTTGGATAAGCACAACTTTCAGAATACATCATTGAACTTGTTATTAAAGTTGCTCCAATAATACCTATCATTTTGTTTTTTAATTTCATATCTATTCACCAATCCTTTTTAATTATTTAGAGTATAGTCTTTAATACTCTTTTAAACCTACAATTTACATTGTAGATATAAGAGAATATTAAAGACTATGTATTTCTACATAGTCTTTTTATCCTTACATTATTTCCTTTATCTTATTTCTTAGATTATAGAATTGTTCCATAACTTCCATATCTAAAACATCTTTGTCATTAATTTTACGAGCATATTCTTCTCTATCATCTATAAATACTTCTATAGCTATAGATATATTTTCAAGTTCTTCTTTACTGAATATCATATTTATTCACCTTCCTTACATTACTTCTTCATAGTTGTCAACATCTATTTCTATACCATCTTTTGTAAAGTAATAGTTATTTTCTTCAAGATATTCAATTATATATTCGTCATTTTCATAACTTTCAGATATATCATATCCTATACTTTCAAGTTCACCTGATATGTCTTTTACATCATATTTAATAAATTCTTCTAATTCATATACAGAATTAGTCATTTCTTCTACATCACTGTCTTTTGCTCTATAACTCATATATTCGTCAACATAACCATTTACTTCAACTATCATAGTATTATAATGGTCATACAAGTGAAAATATTGATTTTTTCTAATATCTATTGTAAGTCCTTCTTTAGCAATATATTTTACTCTTCTTAAATCATGCTTAGATAAACTTTTTTCTAATTCTTCATGTCTTATTTGAATAAATTCTTCTAAATCTATTGTTCCATAAAATGCCATACCATCACCTTGACAATGATTTAAACTGTATCTTATATCATCAGTTGGATAACCTTTTTCTTCTAGTCTTTGTATAAACTCATCTTTTATGTCAAAGTTTACAATATCATTGAAATCATATCTATGTTTATCTATAACTTTTGCTTTAACCTTATCTGATAACTCACTTACTTTGTAAACATCTAATCCTATTTTTTTCATATCTATTCACCTAATCCTTTTTTAATAATATTTTCTAAAAGACTACAATAACATTTAACACATCTATAGGTAAATTTATTGTAATCTTTATATAAAATACTATTAAAGAGGACATAATTTTGTGTATGTCCTCTATGCTTTTTACCAATTTTGACTACAATATATCACATAGTCTTCAAAATCAATAAAACTATCTAGACAAGTATTTTTAAATTCATTTTCAAGTTCTCTATATCCATCACCTTGGAAAGTCCATACTTCGTCTTCATTTCCATTACATATTGATAAGAACTCAAAACTACTTTCGTGGTCAATCCAAGTATTTTCATCACTTTCCCAAGTTTCTACAGTAGATTTTACATCTTTAACAATATTTCTAAAATTTTCACCTTCTATTTTTTTGTAATATTGAAAAGTAGTTTTTGCTTTTTTATAGTCATCAAAGTAATGTCCCCATACTAAATTATGATTTTCTTCAGTGTGTCCATAACCTTTAGTGTGTATTGAATATTCAATTTTAACTTCTAAATCACCATTAGTATATACTGTACTATCTATCCATTGAACAAGAACTTTATTATCCATACCTTCATCTAGTATTGTACTTATCTTTTTACTTATCATATCTATTCACCTAATCCTTTTTAATTATTTGTGTTATCTTATACTAACATCTATAGTAGTAATTTGTAACACATTCAAGCACTCAAAATAGTTTCACATAAAACATTTTGAGTACTCAATCTATTACAATTTACTATTCTTCACATTCTTCATAGTATTCTTCAAGTTCAATTTCTATTTCTTCCCATACCTTCTCACATTGTTCTTCAAGTTGTTCTTCTAGTTGCAATGCTTGTTCTTCAGTATCACAACTTATATAATATGAGTAGTCTTCATAGGTATCTACTCTATCCTTAAATTTAGGATTAATTTCAATAAACTTACTAATGATATCCTCGAATTTATCAACTAGACTTACAACATCATAGTTATCTAATTCTAATGCAACATCTAATAGATGTTCTCTAGCATCTGAAAACTTGAACTTAACATCTTTTTTATACTCATCATTTACACTTACATACCACATATTTATTCACCTTCCTATATTAAATATTTTAAAGTTTCATTATCAAAGTCATAACTTTGTAATTTTTTAAAGTAACTTTTATCTTTATTAATTACATTCTCAATAAAGTCATTTATTTCTTTTAGTAGTTCTTTATCTTCACTAATCTTATATTCTGTCATCATACCTACTAACTTTATTAAATTATTTTTTGTTACTCTCTTCATATTTAATCACCTAATCCTTTTTATAATAATCTTTAAAAGAGTATGATTTTAAACACATCTATAAGTTAAAATCATACTCTTTATTAAGATTATTATAATAAGAGTGTGAGAATATCACACTCTTTTATAATTAACATTCTATTTAATTATTGAAATATTTTTCTCTACAAATATATTAAAAAGTTCAATCAGTGACTTAGCTTTATTTTCTACTGTATCACCTTCTTTTACTGATTTTAAAAGGTTATCAATATTAAAAGGCATATTTGTAATAAAATATTTGTCATCTTTTTTAAAGTTCACAATAACAGATTTTAATTTATTATTTTCTAATTTCTCAATAATATTTTGATAACATTTTTTACTTTGCCAAACATGAGTATCATTCATTCTATTATCATTGCAAACTATAGTTTGGATATAACTTCTATTATTTTTGTATTTTCCTATTATTTCAATTTTTAACATATTTAATCACCTAATCCTTTTTATAATTTTATTTTATAGCATACCAACAAGGGAATAGCCTACAGTTAATATTGCTATTAATTTTAAAACATCCATATTTTATTCACCTTCTTTTATGCTAATCTTAAAGAACTATTATTTTTTTTAGTTCTCTTAAAAAATCATAATCTTTTAAAAATTATAATCTTTTAAGGGAACTAAAAAAGACTATAGTCTTTTAACTATAGTCTTTTATTCCTAATCTTTTAACCTACAACTTGTAAATCCATGTTTAATGTGAAACTATGTGATACCCCATTATCATTGTCATTGAAGAACTCTAAATACTCATTTTCATTGTTTTTATTACATCTAACATAAGTAACATTATTTAAAGTTTCTTTTTCTCTGTTACCTAAATTATTTTTTAATGCTTTGTTTAGAGTTTTTACATAGTCTTTAGCCATATTTAAACTTGGAAATTGTTCTAAAGTACAAACATCATGGTCAGTAGTAAATATTCTTACCATATATACTCTTTTAGTTCTATCATAGTTATCAACTGAATCTATAAATAAACCATTTACATATGTTGAATGAATAATACCACTCCATACCTTCATAGTACTTTTACTAAAGAAATGATGTCCTTTAGCTTGATTTAAATTTCTCATTTCAGTTATAGTATATTTTCTACTCATAATTAATCACCTAATCCTTTTTTAAAATTTATTTTTTAGGTATGTATTAGACAACATTTATAGCATCTAACTTTATACCCTTCAAAGTACACAAATATATTAACCTTTATGTACTTTGAAGGATAGACAATACCAAGTATTTTGATATTATCCATACCTTTTAAAGGATTAAAAGGAATAAAATTTGGTGATTTCCGACAAATTCAATTATTGCTTTGGTAAATTTGTCGGAAAAATACGATAGGATAAATTATGCACTAGGTCGCAGTGTGATACAGTGTATCACCAAGAGTACAGATAGGATTAACTAGAGCAAATCATTCAAACCGACCAAGATAACAGAGCCTTTAAACCTATGCGATACAAGAGCATAGAAGGAATAATAAATTAGTACACATGATAAAACAGGCTATACAGTGCAAGTAGTTCAAGTCTTGCAAAGAGCAACAGAAAGAGCCAATCCCCTACAATTACCTAGATTTTAGCCGAAATCCCCACAGGGTTCGACATACCCACACCCCCAATGGTGTCGGTTATTTAGTCAAGGAGACAATAACTAATGCTATTGAGTCCAAAAATATTTAGTTGTCCCCCAACTGTGGTATGGGAATACCCTTCTAAGGCTCACCTGTAATGGTTTATTGTTCCGTTGAAGAATGCTATTTCTCAACTGTCTGTGTGTCATTTCCTTAAGTTGTTTATACTTAAATAATAGCACCGTTTAATTTGATATGCAATAAAAATTTAAAAGTTTTTTCAAATTTTTTTAGTTAGTGTTTTAAGTGCTTTTATTAAGTTGTTTATACTTATATTATATCACTTTTTTTTAATTATATACCTACTTTTTAAAAATTTTTAAGATTTTTTTATTGGTGCTAGTAAGTATTAATTAAATGATAAATATTAAGTTATATTTATAGTATAGCAAATAATTAATAAAATATACCTATTAATTAATATTTTTTTAAAGTTTTTTATTGGTGCTATAAATACAAGGTAAAAAAGTATTAAATATATTGATATATCAATGATTATAACAATTTAATGATAAAATAGTATCTATATAATATAGTAACTATATAAACCAATATAAAAGATATATATAAAAGTATATAGTAGTTATTGGATATAAGTATCTATATAATAACTATAGTTACTATATAGGATTATATAAAAAGTATTGGATTATATAAAAGGACTTAAAAGTCCTTTTTTTATTGCTTTTATAGATTAGATAATAAATAAAATAGATTAGATAAATAAATATAAAATAAATATAAAATAAATTATAGATGTATAATTATTAAATTTATCAGCTACTTAAAAAAATATTTAATAGTATCATCAACTTATTTTTTTTATTGTTCAGTTACCAGTACCGAACATTTAAAAAAAATTCTATGTATTATCATTCACTTTTTTATTAATTGTTTATCAGGCGAACGGCTAAAACAGTCCACCAAATAAAAAAAGGGTAAAAGCTCCTAAAAGCTAAAAATTAAAAATATAGTATTTTCAATAGGTTTAAAGATTTTAATATTAATTTCACATAATAATTAGTTATATGCAATTATATTTGGTAAACGGTAAATATTAATATCAGATAACCTTTTTTAAGTGTTTTTTTATGCTTTTTTAATTTGGGAAATAACGGGAAATGCAGATGGGGACTGGGTTTCAGAAATTCCGACAAATATTTTTTATTTTTTGACATAGTTATTCCAATTACAGAGAATGGGTATTTTTCAAGGCTAATATTTTTAAAAGCTAATATATTCAGGGGTAATATTATAGGGAGGGGGGTACTTTATAAAATACCTATATCATACTGAATTTTACCCATACCACACTAATATAGGCTTAAAAATATTTACAAATAATACCAACACACCAAATAAAGCTCTAAATCAGGCTTAAAACAATTCTATACATCTTAATGATAATTATATCAAACACTTCGATACCGACCTGTTACAGTCGAATATATTAAGGCAATATTTTTCAACTTTCTATTCGTTTTTAATTTTTAGCTATTTTAAAAGTAATTTTATCGGATCAAACTCCAATTATTAATAAAATTCATAGGGATACTGAAATATAAATTTGATATATATAATGAGGGGACTATATTTTATTATTGAACCTAAGTTAATATACAGTAATAGGTTTGTATGTAAATCGAATATAAAAAAAGATGTGTAAAATTAGATCACACATCCCTAAAAAAATAAGTAAAAAATAAGCATAAACCTTGTAATAAACTTTCATAACAATAGCATTGTGAAACTATTATGTAATAACATCTAGAAGCATCTTTAAATAAAATAACACTCATTGGGAAAATAGAGTGTTATTTTATTTAAATTTTATGATTAAAAAGAGACAAAATAAAATTATTCAATTTGAATACTAAAGAATATTCGTAACAATTTATATTATACAATAGAAATAAATGGATGTAAATGATTTTTTTAATTATTTGCTTGGAAATACTTCTATATGCTATACTATACATACTATACAGGGAAGGAGGAGAGTTTCTTTTACCAATTACACAGCATAGAGGAACAGTATAAGATGGGGAGAAAAGAATTTGAAAATCAGCTAGTTGAAGGTATTTTTACATCTAAAGAACTATGTTCAATGCTAGATTATAGCTATGAAACATTTAAAAGAAATAAGGGAAGAACATTTTTTTCAAAGTTAAGCAGGGTTTGTAATGTTGAAAAAATTGGAAGTGGCAAAGGTGCAAAATATATTATATCAAATGTAACTAATGCTAATGTAGATATAAACAAAAGGAAAACTAGAGAAAATAAAGGTAGAAAGGAATATAGGACTATGAGTGATTTATTTAAAGCACCTATTATACAACTTTTAATCAATAAAGATAATGGATCACACACTGGAACTTTTGACAATTGGCTAGTGTACACAAGTTTAGTTCAAAAGGGATTTAGAAAACAACATGAGAAATTTTTAAAGGATTCAAAAACTTTAGGTGGTATGGAGAAAGATTTCTTTAATGTAGAAGGTCAATCTTTACACTATAATTTTGTACAAGCATTAGAAAAACTTAGAAAATCTAAACATATAGTTTGGTACAAAGTCCGTATGGTTGTTGAAAATGGGGTAGATGAAAATGGTGATGTGCTAGAAGTTCATAGAAGTATTAAAGATGATAATGAGTTATCTGCACTATTGGAATTTGAAAATAAATTTAACAAAAGATATGGAATAAAAGACCGTAATGATATTGTATATGGAAATCCCAAAGAAGGTATTAAAAGAAATACTACTTTACTAAAGGAATATGACAGGGAGCTAAAAAAAGAAATGTCCAAATCACTAGGATATAAAAGTACTTATACAGCATATATGGTTGCACTAAAAGATAATTCAGAAGAAAATAAAATGAAGTTACATTCAGAGTTTTGTGATTGTTTTGATATAAGCTTAATTAAAGATGATATATATCAATATAGATTAAAGAAAGCTGAACTTAGACAATCTAAAGCTAAAAGTCAAATGACAAAAGGTTTTGGTGATAATAATATAATAGTTATGCTAAGTGAAACAGAAGTAAGACAGTTACAATATGAAAAGAAGTATGTTGCTGAATGGTTACAATTATATAAAAAATATATACATAGATATGAAAAATAGAAGCCATTGAGCTTCTATTTTGTATTATAGCGATTTTAGTATTATATTAAAGAGATATATTTAAAAGAAAATATAATATAACTTTAACATTGGTCATAATTAAAGTTACAAGGGGTACTGTTGTTTTTCAACACTTAAAATTATATAGTAAATATTTAGAGAAGACAACAAATGTTTTTATATTTTAGGTGCTTTTATAAAAATGACATTGTAATATATATATAAATAAATGTAAAAGTATTATTATATTATACAATGTTAAAATTATAAAAGCACCTAAAAATTTAAAATATACTATTTACTTTCAATTATTTGTGTAGTAAACTATCCATAAAGAATGTTCTTCTTTTTAGAAGATTAATTTATTTAATAAATATCCAATATTCCATTTTTTATGTTTAAGTAAATAGTAGATAACAAAAAGCCAATTATAGTTTTTATATCAGTTTGACTATAATTGGCTTTTTGTTTATATTTCAAATGTATCATAACAATCTATTGATGTTAAATTTACTTCACTTGCACTATCTATTAGAATAATATCATTTGAATATTCATCTGTGCTTAAGCAGTAAGTTTTACTTGATTCACCTAGAAGATTGCATTTAATATAATCTATCTCCCTATCAGTTGGTTTTCTGTCATAGTTTAATATTCTTAATTTATTTATTCCATCTTCATTATATACATGAATATTACAACCAGTATTGGTGAAGTAACAGTTATCATCTGATTTAAATATATTAATTTTTTCTGTTAAATCTATTGTTGGATTTATTTTTTTTCTTTTCAATAAAGCTACTCTTGAAGTTGATCTACCCTTTATTCCTGTTTTTATTTTTTCAATATCTTTGTTAGGATAGCATCTATGTATGAAACTTGCCAAGCTTCTATACCTACTTCTTATAATTTTTCTATATACTAAATCATCTTCTTGTGAGTCAACTATTCTAATTAGACCAACAACATTATCTTCATTTAGACCAAGATGTTCTTCTATATACCACTTAGGGAAAGCTTCTTCCAAAGGTATTTCTCCTTCCCATAGTCCTTTTCCAAACCAAAGCTCATTACAGATTATTGGCATTTTATATGGATGTACTTCAGGGAAGATTTTTTTAAACATAACTTCAAGCCTATTTTTAAATAAAATAGAATAAGGTGTTACAAGCTTCGCTTCCATGATAAGTTTTTTTGATATTATTTTATAAGGTATTTCATCTTTGGGATATTCTAAAACTTCATGTATATAGTAAAGTAAAAATCTTTTAAATTGAAGTTCATCCCCTTCCCCACTTTTCTCCCAGTATCCACTAGGGAAAGATTTTTGTTTTCCTTCTAAGATATATTTATACATATTCAATTGCATTTCTTTTTGTTCTTCTTCAAAGCTTTTAAATATCATATGTAAACTCTCCTTTCCTATATATGGTATTATACATCATTAGGAAAGGAGCAACAACTAGAAGTAGTTTAAGAATACTTTATCAAAGTCTTCTAGTGTGAATTTTAATTTAATGACTTCAAGCTCTTTAAATATATCTCTTCTTCTTCTATTACTAATGCTAATTATAGGAGGAGGAAGAAACCCATACTCTTTAAAGGCTCTATAATATTTTGCTGTAGTAAGTTCCTTTGTATTGTCTACTTCAATAAAAAACTCATATTCAACTCCATCTTTTTCTATTGTTATAATTGCATCAGGTATTAGTGTAAATTTACCTTCTTCAAGGACAAACCTCTTTTCTCTTTCTATATAAGTTACATTTAAGTCACTGGTAATACACCTTGTATAAAACTCACTTATAGCTAAGATAGATTGAACTTGCTTAGGTTTTTTACCTAGATAATATAGATATGGACTCCAATTATCTTTTCTAAATCTTTTTAGTTTCTTATGGTCAACAAGTTTCTTACATCTATGTGCTTGAGCCTGTTGACTAGAGTAAAATAACCTTTCTATCTGAGTTGCAGACATTAATCTTAGTGTATCTACAGTTTGGATGATTTCATAATCTCTTTGTGTCATAACAATCAATCTAATCAACCCCTTTAAATTATAGTATTCATATTATTAAAAAAATTTACTAATTTATCCAAAAATGGATATGAAAAAAATTCAGGAACGAGCATTTGTTTTTAGAGGGGTTAGTTGGAAAGGGAGAGGATAAAACGTATCTCCCTTTTAGTGCTTGGACAATTTAAGTGTGTTGGGGATACTAGGTTTGGTTAATTTTGGACAATGTATGATGAACAAGACAGTCGAACAACCAGTGGTACAATAGAGTGGAACAATAAGAGCTACAATAAAAATATTAAAAATAATAGGAAAGTTTTTTTACTTTGAGCATAGTATGTAATGTAGAAATAGTTAATACACAAACAAAGGAGAAGATCAAAGATGATACAAGAGCTAAGTAAATTACAATGTTTAAAAACATATAAGAAAGTTAATATTACTTTCTTAAAGGATGAAACTAATGACTACATTGAAAATCTTCAAATGTTAGTTTTTTTAGAAGGGTTTGAAAAACCAGTATATGCAACTAAGCTAAATGTATTTGAATTTTATGATAAAACTGTTTATGAAACAGAAAGATATTGGGTGAATGTTCCTTTTATTAATGGTACTATAACTAAAAAGGAAGTTAGAAAAATAAGATTAAAAGATAGTGAACTTAATAGGTTAAGAAAGTTTCTATCTAAATTTAATCTTAGAACAATAAATCTTGTTTTTGGGGAAGTTATGCATAACTTAAATAAGTTAGATGCTTCAAAGTTTAGTAATAAACCTGTTGGAAAAACAAGAGAAAAGGTGCAGGTATTCATTCCTTAAAGTTACATTATTTAATTATAGTAAACCTAATTGTATAATCTAGTGTGGCTATAGATGTCCACCAATAGATATATACTAGAGGTTTATCATAATATAATAGTGTAAATGAAAGGGCAGATTACCTGCTCTTTTTATTTATGAAAATAAATGGAATAATTATCACAAATCTATTCAAATAAATTAAAAAAAGATATACTAAGTAATGAAAAAAAGTATTTATTAAGTATAAAAAATGCAGGGAGAAGTAATAAATGAATAAAGAAAAAATAGAAGTTAGATTAAAACTAACAGAAGATAAGTTAAAATTAATAGAGGGAATTAGAGATATTGATAAAAAAACAAGTAAAAGCCTAATCATTACAGGAGGATTTGTTTTAGCTTCAATGATTATTTCTTCACTTATATCAGATAAATTAAATGCATTTAATGTATTTTTAATATCTTTATTAACAATATCATTACACAAAGTTATTAGTGATTATATTGTAAATAAGAGAAAAAATGAGCATGATATAAAAATAGTTAAAATGGAAAAAGAATACTATGAATCAATTTTAAAAGAAATGTAATATGGAGGATTGAATAGAAAATGAAGGTTTTAAAGTTAGATTGTAATACACTAGAAATACTTGATATTTATAAATCTTTAAGTGAAGCCAGTAGAGTTGTTGGCTGTAAACCTGCTTGTATTAGAGAAGCATGTGTTTGGACACATAGAGGAAGAAGAGCTAAAGGATTTAGATGGTTTGCTATGGATGAAAGAACTGGGTTAAATCACTATGATATTAGAAAAAATGAAAAAGGAGAGAATCTTTCTTTGGAGGAAGTTAAGGAAATTATAAAATATATCAGCAATAATAAATAAATAAAAAACATAAAAACCCCTTGATTTTAACTTATCAAGGGGTTTTTTATAGCAATACAGGTTTCCTGTTAATTAAAGCACTAAATTTATTATACATAAAAAGTAAAAAATAGGAAACTTTATTAAAAAGTCGCATATAAATAAAGTATAAAAAATAAAAACAAAGGAGAAAATCAAAATGATAATTAAACCATATGAAGAAGTTAATACTTGGAAAAGACATAATGTAGAAGTCTTTTTTATTAATGGAAAAGGAGAGGATGAAGAAGTTCTAAATAGAGAAAGTTTTATTAAGCTTAACAACCTAAAGAATATGAAGATGATTGTACTGTTTAATGGAGTAAGAGTTTATGAATCTAACAGTGGATCATTTAGTGTTCAGGAGTTCTCTTATAGACTTCTAAAGAGAAAAGGTATTTTTTTTAAAACTGTAAATTATGTAGTAGATGTTCTAGCATGGGAAGATAAGCAAGAGTATGAACAGTTTATTAAATGGGCGGATCATTTTAGGGAGTCTAGAGTAATACAAGAGCTTGTAAAACTGAAGTTTATTGAAACCTATTGTAAAGAGGTAAACAATGAAGAAATCCAAAGACCTGAGATATTAAAGTATATTCAGATATAGATACTAAATAAAATTTCACATCACTCCTTATAGATGTGTAGTGATGTGAAATACTTATTACAGTATTTCCTATATTTGATATATAGATATATTAAAGGAATTAGATTTTAAATTAAAACTTTTTTACCAATAAGGAGGATTAAACAGATGTATGCAACTAAGTATTTGAAGGATACTTACCCTACTATAGAGGATGCCTGTTCTGAATTTACTTGGGATTATCTTGCAGATTTTATTCCATGTCAGCTACAGGATTACATTGATTACCACAGATTTTTAAAAAATACCTTTGATGAATTAGAAATAGAAGAAACAAAGGATAGTTATATTTTCTTAAGTGAAACAGATTTTGAAGACTTATATCTTTGAAAAAGGAGAAATATGCAAATGAAAAATGAATTAGAGTTAAGAATTGGAGATTATATTTCTGAGCCAAATGATGAAGAAATATACTCTAAAGAAGATTTTGTTTTATCTCAAATAGTAAGAAAAGGTAATAGATATACTAGATTGTTTGTTGAAAAACTTATTATTGAAGATAAGCTATATGATACTGTTGATGAATTAAAGGAAAACTTACACAAGGATGCCTACCTTTATTATGTGGAAGATGACTTTGAGTTTAGTGTAGGAAGTTACTTGGTTTATAATTCTGATATTTGTAGTGATTACGAAATATTGGTAAAACAAGAAAATTCTAAGTTTAGGATTTTTATGTTAGAGTTTAATGATTATTATGACGAAGAAGGTTTTGATACTTTAGAAGAAGTTGAGTCCTATTTAAGAAAAGGATTTAGTTTAATAAAAAAATTAAGGGTATCAACATGCAACTGTTAAGATGGAAATAAAATTAAATATGAAATTTTTAGAAGTGCATTATATGGTGTGTGAGGGGGCATCATATAGTGGACTTCTACTTAAAATGTAAAAAAAAACTAGGTCTGACATCTGACCTAGTTTTTAAGTTTAAGAAAAAAATGATATAATTACAGAAGAATTAAAAAGATTGAATTTTATTCATTAATAACCTCAACCACATTATTAATTCTATCTTTGATTTGGGTGGCAATACTTTCAACAGTATTGTCCCACTCAGAGTCAGAGCTATACATCTCATTTACGTTAGAAATAGATAAACCTTTATAAAACCTGCCTTGTGGATCAATATAATCTTTGCATAATAGTTCTGCTGTCTTCAAAATACTTTCATCTATTGATGAAAAAGAAGCACCTTTTGAATTATCTGAATAGACAGCATACCCAGTAACATTGTTTTGTTTTAAAGTTCTGTTTGATGTCAACCAAGCACTTTCATTAGCTACAATGCCGATCATAACTAATGAATTTATGTTATAGTGTTTCTCAACAGTTAGAAAGGAGTCAATACATGTAGATAGCTTTGTATCTTTTAATGCATAAGAAAGTTGTTCATATGTAACTCCACTTAGCTCAGTTATATTATTTGGATTGAAATAGACGAAGGAATTAAAACTTCCTTTTTTTTCTAGCTCATGCTCTAATGATACGATATTTTTATTCATTCTGTCAATGGTTTTTTTCAATTCTTTGCTTGAGTCTTTTATTTCTTTATTTTCTTTTGTTAGAATATTTGTTTTTTCATTTAGTTTATTTATAGTATATGCCTGATTAAATGAATAAACCATAGTAAATACAAGTAAAGTATTTAAAAAAATAATACTTGGTTTTTTAAATTTCATATATTCCCCCTCTATTAAATATTTATACGTTATTATAACACTATAATAAATTTGTTTTTTTTGCAAGGAAATCTTCAAGTTTTCATTAAAAAGACTGTAAAAATTGTTAAAAAACAATAAAAATCAATAATTATTATTGATTTTTATTAAAAATTATTGATATTTAATAATTTTTAACAATTTTTAATAAATTTAAGAAATGAATCAAGGGTTAGAATTATTGATAATTATTAAAAATTAACAATTATCAATAATAATTAACAATTATCAATAATAATTACTGAAAATTGTTAATTAAAAAATGGGTAAATAGGTTGCACTAAGTTTTTTAGAGTATGTTAGATAAAAAAATCTTAGATTTGATCGGAGTTGAACATAAAGCTGTCAAAGAGATTGGCAGAGTATAAGACTGTATACAGTTTTGGATGGGGCTTTCAACCTTTGATATTTTAAAATAGTTTAATATATTTTTAACTTTTGAAAATTATGGTATAATAATTGTGGGTAGGGTATCTCAGGGGGAAGTAAAGTGATACCGAATAATAATTTTTATGGAAAAAAAAGTGGAAAAACAATAAGGGATTTTACTGTTGACTTAGATTATAAACTTGAAACAGTTGAGGATAGAATAGAATTTCTAAACAACAGATTAGAAATTTCAAGGGTTGGAGATGTTGAGTTTGCTCATGATTTCTTTGTAGAATTATTTGACCAAACTTTTGATGTTATTTTAGATAAGGATGGAATTTACTGGGTTGAAGAAGAACAGAGATATATGAATTGCTCTGAGTTTATATCTTGGTCTAGTAAAAATAATGTAAATATTAATAAGTATCTAGATATACATACAGCATTTGATGAAATAGAGTATGAAGATGAATTACAAGAAAAAGGTTATTGGAACTACAGTAATGTAAATACAAGTAGTGTTAAATTACTTTTAAATTCAACGGATGCTCAATACAGTGAAAGTAATATAGCTAATGAACTTACAAAGTTAGCAGATTATATACTTGCAAAAGACAAAAAAGAAAGCAAAGAAAAGATAAAAATATATAGTGAGGAAGACTTTAAGAAAAGACTACATGCAGAAAAAAACAAACTTGAGCCTTTAGAAAGAGTTAATGGAGATGAGTTTGTAATATTAAAAAAAGTTGAGAATTATAGATTAGCTCCTAAAATGACTATAAATAAATCTGATTATAAATTGCCTCTTATATACAGAGGAACTTATGAAGATTATTTAGAGCATTGGAGAACTCATCAATATAAAAAAGTTTATTTAGATGGTAAATATAAAAAAGTTTATTTAGATAAGAGTGAAATAACTAATATAGCTCCGAGTGTTTGCATGACAGAGTTCCAATGGAATAAAGGTAAGAAAAATATGTTAGATAAGATTAAGCTTTTATCTGATGCTGAAGAAAATAAATCAGCTTTAAGAAATGAGCAAGATGGATGTAGGATAAGAGGTAATTCAGTTAAAAAAGTAGTTAATAATATTGGAGATATAAATGAATATATGAAATCTGTAAAAACATCTTATCATAATTATGTGTGCATAAAACCTGATAAATGTCCTGCAACAGTAGATATTCTAAATATGATTGATTACTCAAATGAAAAACATATATTAGGTCTAATTGGATTTCAAGGCTCAAAAAATGATTTGCAAAATGATATGGCTATACTTTTATATGATGTGGACAATGCCATAAAAAAAGCCAGTGAATTAGGTTTAATTGATACTACTGATTTAGGAATTATATTGCTTTTAAGAAAGGGTGTGTCTAAAGAGGATATATCCAAGAAAAAAAATCTTAGTAGGATGACAGTTCATAGAAGGTTGAAAAAAATCACTCTTTCAGTTATAGATATATTAAAAGGCAAAAAATAAATTTTAAAAAACTATGTTACATTTTTAATTCTTCACTTCCAATATATATATGTAGGGCAAATGAATATGCTCAAATAAAATATATAGATAAAAGGATGAGAGAGAATATGAAATACATAGATTTTGTAAAAGAAATATCAGCACAATCAAAAGAAACAGAAAGACCTTTAGCTCAAGATGATGTTAAAGTATGTTTTGATTTAGCTAGAGAAGTTATAATAGATTTATTAAAAGCAGGAGATCAATTAGTTATAAGAGATTTCTTAAAGTTTGAAACTAAAGTTCAAAAAGGTAGAACTATAAATGCAGTCAACTCTAATAAGAAAGTTGAAATACCTGATACTGTAGTTGCTAAAGTATCTTTAAGTGAAAACTTCAAAAAAGAAGTTAAAAAAGTTTGTTAATAAATAATTTTATTGTTGCATAAAAATATATAAAAAGGCTATAATATTAGTAAGGATAATATTTTATATATTATTCACTAATCCTTTTTAAAATTTTTTTGCTAATATTGATAAACACCTTTTCAGGTGTTTATTTTTTTTGGAGGAAAAGGATATGGCTAAGAAATCATTTTCGATATCATTTTCAAAATGTGAATTATACTTTGAAGAAAATGATGTTGTTGTAATAGAGAGAACAAAAGAAGAAGAAAAGACATATAACTTTTTAGAGGTTTTAAAAAGTCTTGAAGGTATAGAAGGATTAAGTATAAAAATATCTCATGACAATGAACTTCCTACAGAGTAGACCTTCTTTATAGCTCTAGTTTTATTTAACTAGAGTTTTATAAGGGGGTTTACCCCTTCAATCTCTCACTCTTTTTAAGGGTAGGTAACTACCCTTATTTTTAAAAGAGGTGATTTTATGGCTAAAAATCAAAAATGTTCTTGTTGTGGAAATTTAAAAAGCACAGTTACAGGTTACTATATATCATACTCTCCTATGTGTGCATCTAATGATAAGAGAATGAACATATGTAAGGATTGTGTAATTGATATATATGAAAGATATGTTGATTTTTATGGTGATGAAGTAAAGGCTTTATATAGAATTACATTATTATTTGATGGATACTTTAGCTCTTCCTTGGTTGATGTTTTAATGGCTCAAGCTAAGAAGACTAATACAAGTTTAGTTAGAGTATATTTTCAAAAGGTTAATTCTATGCCACAATTCAAGGGCAAAACAAGTTTAGATAGTGAATTTATGTCTTTAGAAGATGGATCAATCTATTCAGATGTAAGTTCAAGCGAAGAAGAAAATAATGTTGAAGTTGAAGATGATTTTATGGTTACTTCTGAAATGGTGAGAAGATGGGGTAGAGGTCTTCCAAAAGATGATTATGCTTATTTGGAAGAAAAATACCAAGAGCTAGTAGCAGTATATGACCATAGAAATCCTGTTCAACGTATGTTATATGAAAATATTTCTAGAACTCAATTAGAAGCAGAAAAAAGTAGAAGGTCAGGAAACTTACAAATGTATGAAAAAATGATGTCTACTTTATCTAAGTTAATGGGGGATGGAAATATAAAACCTGTCCAAGAAAATACTGTGTCTGATGATGAAGCAAGTTTTGGTTTATTTATCAAGAAGATAGAAGATGAAGAGCCAATACCTGAGCCATTGGATGAATTTAAAGATGTAGATGGTTTCCGAAAGTATATCAATGAATGGTTTGTAAAACCTTTCGCTAGAATATTTGATTTAGATATGGAGAACACTACAAAGGAAGAAGAAGTTTATGAAGACGAAAACTAGGAAACGTAAAAGAGGTCTTCAACAGGACAGAGTTAATTTTAATGATGGAGTAAAGCTGTGGTGTGGTTTTTATAGAGAGCATATCCACAGATTTGCGGTAGATTATCTGCAATTACCACTATTTGGGTTTCAGATGATTCTACTATATATGATGAATATTAACAATTTTTTCTATTTTTCTGCGAGTAGGGGCTTGGGAAAATCCTACTTAACATCTATATTTTGTTGTTGTAGATGTATTCTGTATCCTAACACAAAGATTATAGTAGCGAGTGGAACTAAATCTCAGGCTAGGTTATTAATATCACAGAAGATAGAAAAAGAGTTGATGGGTATGTCTCCAAATTTAAGAAGGGAGATAGCCTATGTAAAAGTTGGGGCAAATGATGCCTTAGTAAAATTTAAAAATGGTTCAACAATAGAAGCAGTTGCATCTTCAGATAGTGCAAGAGGTTATTAAAGATAGCCGTCTTAAATAGAAATATTTAAGATTATCAGAGGGTAAAATCGGAGAAAGCCTAAGTTAGAAGTAATATGGTAACACCGAGGTAATCAGGGAAATTAAAGCATCCTTGACACCGTAGAGAGTAGATAGTGAAACTGCAAATGTAGAATATAATCTATCCACGAGTGTCCTCCACCTGACCATTAAGTTGAAGGTGAAAATATACTCCAAACTCATAAGAAATTATGAGAGCTGTAGATAAAGAGCTACAGGTTAATACAAATGTATCGTTGCAATATTTTGATTTTAGATGAGTGTAGACTTATAAGTCAACATGTGCTTAACTCGATAAAAATGCATATTTGAGTTTTTGAGTGTAGTGTGATAACATTATTTTATGGAGGTGTTATCATGGAAGATAAATACTCAGAAAGTGAAAAACAATTTGTAATAGAGAATTACAATAAGATGACTAAAAAAGAGATTGCTAGATGTATTGGAAGAAGCGAATCATCTGTAAAAACTTTTGGAAAAAGAAATGGACTATGTAGACAATCGTCTAAAAAATGGACAGATGATGAAATAGAATTTTTAAAAAATAATTATATGAATATGACACAGCAAGAGATGGCAAATGAACTTGGAAGAGGATATACAGCTATAAGAACAAAGTGTAGTTTGCTAGGTTTAGTTAAATTAGATTTAAGTTGGTCTGATTCACATTCAGAGTTTTTGAAGAGTAACTATAAGAATATGACAGCCACTGAAATATCTAAAATATTAAATTGCAAAGTGTCAATGGTAAGAAACAAAGCCTTTGATATGGGACTCTTAAAAGATAGGTACACTATTGATAAAAAATTTTTTAAGTTTATAGATACAGAGGAAAAAGCCTATTGGTTAGGTTTTTTATATGCAGATGGTTGTGTAAGGAAATTTAAAGGAAAAAGCCAGTTATGTGTTGGTTTAAATGAAAGAGATATAAATCATTTGAAAAAACTAAAAAAATCTTTAAAATCAAATGCTCCTATTTCAAAGAGAAGGAAAGATAATGCAGTTACCTTGACTATAAATTGCACTGAACTTGCAGAAGATTTAATTTCATTAGGTTGCATACCTAGAAAAACATATAGTGAACTTTCCATACCATTGAATATACCACAAGATTTAAAACGACATTTTATAAGAGGTTTTGTTGATGGTGATGGGTGGATTATAAATGGAGAGTACAATGGTTTTGATAGGGTTGGTATAGGTGTTGTATCTCTCAAAAAAAATATTCTATTAGATTTTAGAAAAGAATTTGAGAAACTTGATTTACAAAGCAAAAATAAAAAATTAATATATGATAAATCAAGTAACACTTATAAGATAACTTATGCATCAAAAATAGATTCACATAAAATTTTAAATTATTTATATAATAATTCAACAATATATCTTGATAGAAAGTATGAAAAAGCTCAAAAAGTAATGCAAAGATGTCGCACCACATCAACATCCATAGGAGATGTGGTTGAAAAGAGGGGAAAATCGGTCATAACTGAATAAATAAAATAAGTTGGTAAGAGAGCCTAAGTCCTAATGGGATATGGTAATACCGAGATAATCATGGAAAGTAAAAGTTCCATGACATTGTAGAGCATACAGGATGAAACTACAGTAGTAGAATATAATTCCTGCAAGAGTCTCCTTAAACTGTATGGATATAATAAAGTTTATAATATATGCCGAACTTATGGGAAACCATAAGAACTAGAGGATAAAAAGCCTTTAGGATAACATAATTGATTAAGACCATTTTTAACTGTTGTTCGTAGACCTAAGTTTTACGATAAACCACAATATAAAGATTATCCTCTTGAGGAGAATAAGGAGTTATACTTAACAAGTGCATGGTAGTTAAAAATTGCCTAGTATCAAGTAAATTATGGGTGCTTGATACTGTAATTGGGCTAAATCGGTGCAGTTATGCATAGTTTTAATGATATCTGCATATCATTAAAATAAGAGAAGCTAAGTTTTATATAGTTCAAATTTATATAAAATATGCTAATACCGAGCTAACTAAAAAGGTAAAATCTTTTTAGAAGTGTAGAGCATAGTGGTTGAAACTATACTTTTATATAAAAGCATAGAATATAAAACCACCAAGAGAGTCCAATCGTTGCCATAAATGACAAAGAGACGAAAAATATATGCCGACCTTATGGGAAACCATAAGAACTAGAGGATAAAAAGCCTTTAGGATAACAATGTGATAAAGAACATCATTCATATGATAAATTCGTTTCATTTAAAAATGATATGTGTAGAGGTAAAGATTATTTTTGTTGTGCTTTTCCATATCAATTAGCAGTTAAACATGGATTGCTTACTCAGTCTAGGGTTGAAGCCATAAGAAATGAAGAGGATATGAATGAGATAACTTGGTTAATGGAAATGGAATCCATTTGGTATGGTGAGAGTATGAATGCTTTCTTTAAGTCCGCAGAGATAAATCCTTGCAGGACTATGAAAAAAGCATGGAATCCACCAACTCCAATAGAGTATCTTCAAGAGAAAGATAAAACAAAGAAAAAATACTATCTACCTAAAGTGGGTGGAGAGAAAAGAATAATAAGTGCCGATATATCAGTTATGGGAGGATCAGCAAATGATGCTTCCATTTTTACGTTGATACGATTAATCCCACAACATGAGGAATATATAAGACATGTTGTTTATATAGAATCTCATGAAGGTGGGAAGTCAGATAAACAGGCACTAAGACTTAAGCAATTATTTTACGATTTTCAAGCTGATTATATTGCACTCGATACACAGGGTAGGGAACTGCCCCTTACATTAGAAATAGTGTATAGAAAATTGGGTTAAAATTGGGAAGCTAAGGGTTTTTATCTATGCTAATCAATTACCAATCTACATAGGGATATGTAGAAGGTTTAGAGACTAGGAGAAGTAATCTAGAACAGAAGAAACTCCCATGAAATCCAACATCTTAACTTATGAAGATGAAGAGATAGTCCCACACTCTTATGAAAATAAGAGTTCTAGGATAAAGAGCCTAGATACAAGAGCTGAGTGGAATTGGTGTCTATGATGCCATAACTAAAGTACAATATGATGAAGACAGAGATGAAGAATATGAGAGCTTTAGAGCATTTAATGATGAAAAGATGAGTGAGAGAGCAGATAAAACTGCACTGCCAGTCATATTCTCAATCAAAGTAGTTAAGCTTGATACAAACCATGAAATTGCAATGTCTTTAAAAGATGCATTCCAAAAAAGAAAAATAAAGCTGTTAATTAATGAGATAGAGGGAAGGGACTTCTTAGTTGAAAAACAAAATATGTTGAAGAAATCTCCTGAAGAACAGGCTTATATGATAAAGCCTTATGCTCAAACTACAGCTATGATAAATGAGCTGATAAACCTTGATTCTCAAATTTATAATGGATTTATAAGAATAAGAGAAAGAGGTAGAAACCGTAAGGATAGATACAGTTCTCTATCTTATGGAAATTATTTAGCTAAAATTCTCGAAAGAGATTTAAAGAAAACTAAGAAAAAAACTAAATTTATAAGTTTATGGTAGGTGGAAATGATGTCTGAAAAAGAAGTTAATTACAAAGCTCAACGTTTTGCAAAAGATAGTGTTTCATACTCTACACCTTCAGTAAAAACTCCTAAAAAGTATACTAAGCAAAATATATTATCTTATTTAGAATCTCCTTTTAAAAATAGTAATTCACTGCAAGAAGTGTCTGCCTATATCAGGTATAATAATGGAGTTTATAACAGATTAATAAAATATTTTGCTAATATGCCTACATTTGACTGTATGTTGTATCCTTTAGAAGTTGATAGTAAAAAATCAACATCAGGAGAAAAGTTAATGAAGTCCTACCAAGAAACTGCCAAGTATGTAGAAAGATTAAATCCAAAATATAATCTAGGTTGGATGATAGACCGTCTACTTCAAGATGGAGAACTATACCTTTATAAAATAGAAGATAGCCAATCTGTAGTCTATAAGCAAATGCCAACAGATTTATGCAGGATTTCCTCTGTAGAAGACAATGTATGTAAATATGCTATAGATATAAGAAAACTTAATACTAAGTCTATTTATGAAACAATGCCTGAAGAATTACAGAAACTTTCTGATAAATATCAAACTGGTGGTATAAAAGCAGAAGAATTAATAGATAATGGTTGGTATGAATTACAGGAAAATGCTGTGGCTTTTAATGCCATATCACAATTTTTACCTAAAGGATTTCCACCATTTTCATATCTTTTTGATGGATTAATGCACTTAGATGAAATGAAACAACTTCAATTCAACAGTGCTAATGCAAACAATTTAAAAATAATACATCAAAAAGTACCTATTGATGCAGATGGGGAGCTATTAATCGACTATGAATTGGTAGAGGAGTATCACAAAAGTACCAAAAGAAACTTGCCTGATGGCATAGCAATAACAACTAACCCACTTGATTTACAATCTGTAACCTTATCTAGAACTGGTGCAGAAGCTATAAATCAGAGAAATGATGCATTAGAAAGTTTACTTAATGATGCAGGTGTCAATTCTGAAATATTTAATGGTGCAAAGTCTACAAATGAGGCTATTGCAATGGGAGTAAAGGTTGATGAAATGTTTATAAATAACATATTATCAATGTTTGAAAACTTCCTAAACTATGAAATAGCTCAAAATAAGAAAACAAGTTCTTGGAGGGTTAAACTGTTTAATTCAACTTACTTCTCAAGAGATGAATATATCAAAAGAAGTAGAGAGAATTTACAGTATGGTGGTTCAAGATTAGAATATTTAGCAGTACAAGGCTTTAGTCCACTACAAGGCTACAATGTCTTAAAAGGTGAACAGGCACTTGGAATAGATAAAATTCTAATACCACAGCAAACATCTCATACAATTAGCAGTACTTCTAGTGAAAATAATGGAAGACCTTCAAAAGAAGATACTGACAATACAGGAAGTGTTGCAAAAACACCTGAAAATCAATAAAGGAGTGATGTAAAATGACTAACTTTATATATGCTTTTTCAGAGGAAGATAGAGATGAGTTGCTAAAACAAGGTATGAAACAAATATGTGAAATGCCTATAAGTGGGAAAATTACATATGTATTTGAAAATAAACCTGATAAGGTATTTTTTAATGAAAATAATAAGAAGAAATTCTTATTCACAAATAAAGTATTTTTTAACAGGGGGTAGTATATGAAGATAAATAATGTTCCCTGCACATTAAATTTTTCTGAATCTCAAAATAACAGTAACTTAATGAAAGTTAAGATAGTTGTTATGCATGAAGGTGAAAACCGTAATGGTAGTGCCTTTTCTATGCAATCAATAGAATTTGCAAAAGAGAGTTTAAAGAATGTTCCTATACTTGGGTATATACTTAGATCAGATGAAGGTGAAGCCTTAGATTTTGATGAACATAATATGTCTGTAAAACTTATAGAAGGAAAAGAAGGCTATGAGTTAAAAGAATTTTATGAGGAACAGATAATAGGTATCATTCCTGAAAGTAATGATTACCACTATGAAATGATAGATGGAGTTAATCATGTTTGCTGTACAGGTTATATATTTAAATCTTATAGTAACGGTGGAGCTGATTTAATAGAAGAATGCGATAGTAAAGGTGTTTCAATGGAAATATCTGTTGAAGAAGGTAACTTTGTAAACAAGATATATCATATAAATAAATACCAATACCAAGCAGTTACAATATTAGGAGACCATGTTCCTCAAGGAATGAATGGTACTTGTAATATTAAGAAGTTTTCTTTTGATTCTAGTGCCAAGCAAACAATTAAAAATATAAATGAGGAAATTCAGAAAATAAATCATGGAAAGGAGGACTTCACTATGGAAAACAATACGGTTGAGTTTGAGGAAAAGAAAAAGGTTGATGATACTGTTATAGAAGAATTGGAAAATAAACCTGAAGAAATAACAGAAGATAAACCTGAAAGCAATGTTGCTGATAGTTCTAATGAAGAAGAAGTAGTAGAAACAGATGTTGATGTTAATCCTGAAACAGATGTTGAACAATCAGATGAATTTGCTTGTAATAAAGAAAAGAAAAAGTATGAAGATGAAGTAGTAAAAGCTTGTGAAGAGTGTGGAGCAATAAATGAAGAAGACTGCACTTGTAACATAGCAGATGAAGAAGAAAAGTTTTCTTTAGAATGTTTTTCAGTTTTCTTTGAAGAAGTTCCACAAACAGTAGTTGAAGTATGTGATGCCTTAGTTGAAAAATTTAACAAGTTAAATGAAGAATTAGCTATGTTAAAGGAATTTAAAGCAGAGATAGAAGCTCAAAATCTTCAAGTTAATGTAGATGAAATTTGTGCAGAATTTGACTTTGCTGAGGAAGAAATATCTGAGGTAAAAGAAAAAGCTTATAAGGGAGAAATAACTTTAGAAGCATTTAAGAAAGAACTATTTGCTTTAGAAGGTATGAAAGCTCATGCTAAAAAGGAAAAGTTCTCTCAAAAAGAAAAAGTTGCTAAACCTAAGATAGCAATATTAGAAACTAGAGCAGATAAAACAGAACCTTATGGTGATTTATTTGCAAAATATGGTAAATAGGGGGATTAATTATTATGGCAAACGTAATAAGATTGGATAAAGTAAAAGGATATCCAGTATCATTTGAAAACTCTATAGAAAATCTTGAGCAAGGATATTTCTTAGAGTTAAAAGGACTATCTAATGGAGATTATGAAGCATATGAGGTAGAGTTAGCAAAAGCAACTCCTGATAATACAGTAGTATTCCATGCTTCAGTTGTTATGCAATATGATGAAAGATTAATGGAGCAAGACTTCGTATTAGCTAACGGAAAAGTAGGTAGAGCTTACATACCTGAAAGAGGAGATATAATAACTGTAGCTGAGAATATAGTTAATGGTTCAGTTGAAATAGGAGATAAATTAGGGTGTGTTGGAGATGGAAAATTAGGTACTTCAGGAGATACTAAAATAGCAAGAGTTTTAGATAAAGAAAACTTTGGTGGACAACCATCTCTAGTAATAGAGTTTATATAATTCATTTAAGGGGGAGAAACTTAATGGCTAAGTTAAGAAATTTAACTGACCTTCAAAAGTTATCTTTAGATATAGCTAAAGGTAAAGTAGAAAAATATTCTATGACAGAAGGTTCAGATGTAATAAGAGAAGCAATATTAGATGCATGTGGAATGGAAAATGGATGGGATGTTTACAAATTCCAACAAAACAAATATGAGGTTTACAGAATATTATCTGAAACTATAACTGTTGCAATATCAGAATTAATGATAGACAAGTATAGAGATTGGGTAGACTTCAAAGATACTGCACTTGGGGACATAGCTGAGTTCAGAGTTACAAACAATGACTTATTCAAAGTTGGTTTAGTTGCTGACGGTACAAATGAATTAAGAAGACAAAAGTTATTACAAGGTAGACTTGCAATGACAGGATTCCCTATGGGAGTTAAAATCTATGCTGAATTTTTAGATTTCATGATGGGTAAAATAGATTGGCAAGATTTAGTAAATAGAGTTGCAAAATCTATGGATAACAAAGTTGCTGAATTAATAGTTAAGCAAATCGAAAGTGCTTATAATGGTTTAGATACTAAGTATGTTCAATCAGGTTCTTATGATGAAGAAAAATTAATGGACTTAGTTGCTAGAGTAGAAGCTAAAACTGGTGAAAAAGTTGCTATATTCGGAACTAAAAAAGCATTAGCTAAATTAAGAAAAGGTGAAATAGCAACAATGGCAGTTGCAGATAAAGATGACATAAGAAATCATGGTTATGTTACTGTATTACAAGGAACTCCTGTTGTTGAAATACCTCAAACTTTAGACCAAAAAGGAGACTTCGCATTATCTGCTGATATGTTATTTATAGTTCCTCAAGGTACTAAGATGATAAAACTAGGATTTGAAGGGGATGCTTATATATCAGAAATAAATGACCCTGCAACTAGAATGGATCAACAAATGGAATACTTAATTACAAGAAAAGTTCAACTTGGTGTAGTTAAGGCTTCTTACTACGGAGTGTATCACTCAATAGTTTAATTTTAACTTATATACCCCTGCCTTTTGGTGGGGGTTTTTAAATAAGAGGAGGGAGATTTGAAATGACAACTACAAAAAAAACAACTACAAGAAAAACAACTAAAAAAGAAACTGTTGAAACAGTTGAAGTTACTAAGAAACCAAAAAGCTTTAGAGAGCTTAGAAAAATGTTGACTAGAGACACAGAGGTATTAATAATGAACAATACTCAAGGTGGTTTCTATTATAAATGTCCAAAAACTAATATGGAAATAAATATGTTAGAGTTTGGAGATACAGAAGTTGTAACAATTGAACTATTAGAAGCAATGAAAAATAGAAGTAGAATAGTTTTTAAAAATTATTGCATAATGATAGTTGATGTTTATCCTGAAGTTGAATTTGAAGATGTGATAGAAATATCAGATGTTTTAAATTATCTAGGGATAGCAGATTTATATAATATAGTTAGTGATGAATTAGAAAATAATGGTGATTTATATAGCGAAGAGTTCTTTGATAACTTAATAATAAATAAGTCTAGAGATGAGTTTGAAAAGATAGCTAAGAAAATGAATAGAAAGTTATTAATTCAGTTAGCTCATAGGTCTGTTTTATTATATCAAACAGGAAAATTTGATAGTAGATATAAGATGGAATTTATACAAGATAAATTAGGTATGGAAGATTTATTTGCTGATATATAAGCCAATAATATAAAAGGAGTGATTTGCTGTGGCTACTCAACTAGATACAATTTACAATAAGTTTTTATCTCAGATAGATGATATTGAACTAAGTTTATTAAAAGATGAAGACTTAGAGGATATATTAATTGATTATCTAGAAAATGCAACAGTGGAGTTTAGAGAATGTAAAAAAGACCTTACGATAAATAAACCATTTGTGAGTGAGCATGAGTTCTCTCGTAGTGGGTCTTTCTCTATAAATACACTGTTGGATGAATTTACAATTATAACAGTGAGAGATGGTATGAAAAAACTAAAAGAGAACGTTGATTATTCAATACAGTATGATAAATCACTTTGTGAGTTAAAGATAGAAATTAAATCTAACCCAAAAGATAGAATAAAGGTAAAGATTTTAAGTGAAGGCTCAATAGAAGCTGATTTAACCCTTGAGGAGATATATATACTAGCTTTAAGTATGAAATTATTTTGGTTAAGTCCAAAAATACATAGAGAAGAAAATCTTCGTCAAATGATGAATGACAGAGATTTTAAGCAATTATCTAATGCAAACATGCTAAAGGTTTTATTACAACTTCAAACAGCAACAAGACAAGAGCTTCAAAAGTTCAAGCAAAGATATGCAATGAGGGAGTTTAGAGGATTAGATTAATGAAATCTTTAAGTAGCTTTAAAAGAAGGACACAACGTTCAGGTTCAAATAGCAAGGAAATAGCTATTAATGAAGGAATAAGGAATTTTAGGAAAACTTTGCAAGAAAGTCCAACTTGCTTTGAAGTTCAAGCCACAGTTCCTGATGAGGTATGTGTCACAAATGTTACAAGGTATATTATGGCAATGATAACTGATGTTACATTAAATGACCAAAGAGCATTAGATGACAAGTATATTCATGTTGATATTGAAGAAGAAATAGATGTTGGGTGCTATGTAAAGTGGCAAGGAATTAACTGGCTACTTGTTTATCAAGAGGTTAATGGATTCCCCACTCACAAAACATTTGTTATGAAACGTTGCAATCAAATATTTAGATATAAACAAAATGATATTATCTATGACATACCAGTAAGTGTTACAAACCTAACTCTTTATAGTGATGGTTTAGCTGATGGAAAGTTTTTAAGTAAAGCAGATGCAAAACGTAATATAAAAATTGGCTCAAGTCCTATTACTAGAAGTATGGATTTAGGAACTAGAATAATGCTTACAAATAAAACAGTATTTAGATTTACTCATATAGATAATTTCTCTCAAGAAGGATTATTAGCATGTATAGGATTACAAACTGCTATTATACCTCTTGATGATACTGTAAATAATATAGCTTACAACTCTACTATTGTTGAGGATAATAGTAATGTTAATGATGAAGAAGATATAAACCCTTCTCCTGAAATAGAGGGTGAAGACTACATATATCTAGGAACAGAAGAAACTTATTATACTAATATTCCAAATGCACTTTGGATTGTTGAGGATGATAGTTGTAAGATAACTTCATTTGATGATGGAGTTTGTACAATATCTGTTTCAGATAATAGTAAATTTATAGGACATACATTTACATTATCTATTGAAAGTGAAGGTAGTTGTATTGCTACTAAAGATATAACCATAAAAGGTTATTTCTAGAGGTGAGAGAATATGGTTCAAGCTTATGGTTTTGCAAATAGGTGTTTATCAGAAGTAACAGCTCAAATGATGGGAAGCGAAGATTTGTGTAAGTTTTTATATTATACACAAAATGGAGAGAATGATAAATTTCTTGAAAAAGAGAAACCTACTGCAAATAAACTAATAGATATAAATATTTTCACAGGAAGAAGAGTTCCTGAAATTTTACACAAAAGTGGAGCTTATGTATGCACTAGAGTTTTAAATTATGCCCCACTTAGAAAAAGCTCAGAAGTAATGAAGGTAATTGAGATAGAAATTATGGTTATTGTTCATGATGATTGTGCAAAAACAATTTATGGAACAAGGGATATTTCTATTATTACAGCTATAGAAGAAGCATTAGATGAGCAAAAGATAAGTGGTGTTGGAAAGTGTGTAGTTACTGGTGTTTCAGATATACAAGGACTTCCTGTAGAATACTCAGGGTATTATTTATTTGTTGAAGTACAAGGATTCCCTACTTTAAAGGTGAGAAGATAATGTTACCTTCTGAGTATTATTTTATGACTGGTTTGCCAGTTAAGTTAAATCACAATCTAGGAGAAATACATCAACCAAGATTATTTGATTTCATGGAGAAAGATATAACCATTGAAGAATTTGCACAGCCTTTTTGTGCAAGAGTTGATGTTGTTGATTTTGGAGAAGGTGAAAAAATTAAAGAACTTCTAAAAACATTAAAGGATTTTGACCTTTTCTTTGTGGACAAAGGAGTAATGGTAGATAAACTTATAACCTCTTTATCTATATTGTATAAAACAGATGATATTCAATTAGATACATACGGTCAACGTATATTTGTATCAAAGTCTATATTAATTGATAGGGATAATTTTACATACCTTGCTGATGTTGTCCTAAATATGCTTTGTATGGAAAAACCTAAAAAGCAGGAAAATAAAAGAAAATATGCTGATGACTATAGACAAAAGCTTTGGGAAAAAATGCAAAAGTATAGAGCTGAAAAAGAAAAGAAAAATGCTATTACATTTTTAGATATAGTAAATTTTGTTGTTCACTCTAACTCAGTTATAGACTATGAGAAGGTTTACAACTTAACCTACTACCAGTTGGTTAATTCATATACTACCCTTATGAACAAAATGGGATATGATGAGTATATGATGTACAGAACTTCAGGTCAATTTAAAATGGAAAGTGAAGTTAAGCACTGGGGTATTCAAAGTAAAATAAAAAAAGGCATTGATTTATAACAATGTTTTTAAAATATAATAAATTTAATTAATAAGGGGGAAATGCAATATGGCATTCGCATTAAAAGATGCTTGTAATGTTTTAATAACATCAAGAGCAACAAACAAACCATTTTTATATGCAGATTACTTAAACTCTTGTTCTTTATCTATAAGTTCAGAGCCAGTATTTGCAAAAGCAAAAGGAATGAACAAAATAACATTTGATGGTGCTAAAACTGGTACTTTCACAATGGAAACAGAAATATTTGAAATAAAATATCTTGCTTTAATATTAGGTGGAAAAGTATCTAAAGAAGCAGGTAAATTTGCTAAGAGATATGTTGGAACAGTTGATGAAGCAGGAAAAATAACTTTACCTGAAAAACCAGTAGTAGGTTCTATATCTACTTTCGTATTAGGAAGAGATGGTAAGGAACATAAGAAAGAAGTAGTTACTGTTCCTGAAGTAGATGACATGGCTTTAACTTACACTGGTGGGGATGCTCCTACAGTAAATGATAAAATAGCTATATACTATTTAGTTGAAGTTCCTAATGCTACTAAAATATCTGTAACAGATGCAGTAAACTCAGAGGCTTTCAAAATAGAAGGTATAACAGCAATAAGAAATGAGTTTAATGAAGATGAATTATTCCAATTAAGAATATTCAATGCTAAACCTCAAACTAATGCTGAATTAACAATGAGTGCAGAAAACGTATCTAGCTTCTCTGCAACTTTTGACTTAATGGTTGATGAAGATAACAATATGATAGAATTATTAATGTTACCTTCTGAAGATGAAGCTGTTGTTGTTAAAGAAGTGAAAAGAAAATAATTTATTTTAAGAAGGGGAGAGAAATCTTCTCTTCTTATTTTAATATGAGAAATTGTATGTTTAATAAGCATACAAGATTGTTTACACTTGGTTTTTGTTATTTTGGTTTACCTCCAAAAACTAGATAACAGCTCCCTAATAAATTTATTAGGGAGCAAATTAATGATTATTAAATGTAGAATTTTTTATATTAAAGATGGGAGAGAGAATTGCTATGACTATAAAATTAAGTAGTTTAATAAAAAATGAAATAAGAAGAAAAATAATTTTCAGTAACCTAGAAGGAGAAAAGGAAATAATAATAGTTAAAAATCCTAATAATGAAGAAAAAATTAAGTTAATGGAATTTTTAATGGATAGAATAAATGAAAATGAAAGTGAAGTAACTATTGAGCCAAAAGATATATTAGTTCATTTATTACCTTTATTAACTAATATAGAGATAGATACTGCGAATATAGATGCGATAATAGAAAATCCAAATACACAATTAACAGAGGTATTTTATCATTTAGGAGAAATAATACAAGAAACTATAAATGAAATGTTAATGATACAAAGTTCAAATTTATCAATGGTATCTAAAAATAGTGTAATAGAAGATATACAAAATAAAATAGAAAAAGTATCTGAAGAAGCTCCTAAAAGAGGAAGAAAAAAGAAAATTAACTAAAATTTATTTTAGGTGGTATTAGTTTATGGCAAAGATGAAAATAAGTGATAGTAGTTACTATGCTTTATACAATATTGTTGGAGAGATAGTTACTAAACTAGGAAATGATATTGAAGATATTTTAAACAATGATAGTCTAAATTCACCTTCAGGATTTCTTAAAAAAGCTTATTCAGAGTCTGCTAGTAGAGCTGTGTATTATGCTCCTAGAAATCCAAATGATGGTTTTCCACCAAGACAGTATACTTTAAAGGATACAAATAACTTTGCTGTTAGAGTTAGTGGGGTAACAGGTGGAAGAGGATTTAAATTATATGATGATATTGAACTTACTCAAGGATATAAGTATAAACATAAAAGTCTTTGGGGAAGCACAAGAGGTAAAGGTGTATATCCTTGGATATGGATTGATGAAGGTACTACTTGGGAAAATAGGTTTACAGGAAACCCTAGAAACATTAACCAAGCCTTTACAAGAGATTGGCATTCCCAAGGTTATAGAGGTATATTTATAAATAAACTAGGAAGTCAACTTAAAGGAAGAGGTTGGGAAGTTGTTAGTTAAAGAGTAATAGATATTATTTATCTACTTTATTTTTATTTGTTAAAAATTTCTCACCTGAAAATAACATTATTTAAGATGTCAGGTGAAGATGACATTAAATAATATTTTTGAAGGGGGAGATGGAATGTCAGATGTATTAAAGGTCAGGGTTGCACTTGAACTTGATGCTATGGAATCAAGTAGGGATTTAAACAAAGCAATTGAAAAAATTGATTTACAGCCTATTTCAATAGGTTTAAGACTTGATCCAAATAAAGTTGATTTAAGTGCATTGCATAAACTTGATTTTTCTGATATTAGAAATAGATTTGAAGATATATTTGATATAGATAGTTCGGTTATTCGTGATTTAAGAGAATCTATGAACTCTATAGAAAGAATTATAAATACAAAGCTAAGTGTAAAAAACATAGCTATGTTTGACCAGTTAGCAGAGTCTTTAACTGATTTAGGAAGAGCTTTTAATATAGACACTAAATCACTAGATAGATTTGAAACATTAAACTCAACTCTTGCAGAGTTTAATAAACTTAGTAAGGAAGCTCAAAATGCACTTATTAGTAAAAATCCTACTAGAAAAGTTGTAGGTAATTTAGATGATATTTCTAATGAAGTAGATAAAAAGTTTGGAGTATCTTCTAGCCAACTTGCTAAGAGTATAGAAAAAGGCTCAAAGGAATTAAATGAGTCATTAGGAAAAATGGCAGATGCTCAAATAAAGAGTGCTACAAAATACCTTGATGTACAAGATGGTATATCACAGGTTATAAGAAGTAAATGGAATGATTGGACAGATTTAACTGAAACTATTTTTACAGATGGAAGTAAATTAGGTAAATTAACTGCTAATACGGAAACTTACCTAAATAAAATGGAAAAACAGTATAAATCTGTTTCAGATAATATAAGAAAATATAGTATAGATTTACATAAGGCAATGTCTGAAGGTGATTTAGGTGGTATTGCTCACTATGAATCTATAATTAAAGATTTTAAAAATCTTAAGAAGAAAATGGTTGAGGATATAGGTGCTTCTCCATTTGCAGATAAATTAAATTCAGAGTTTTCTAGAATAGATGCTTTAAATAAAAAAATTCAAGATTTTTCTACTTCACAGTATGATAGTGGAGTTTTAGAAAAACAGCAAAAGCAATATATAGAAAAAATCGAAACTTTTGCTAATAAGATTTTAAAATTAAATAAAGAGATAAGTAAAGCCAAAGATGAAGGTTTGGTGGGGGAATATACACAAACTTTAATCTCAGATGTAAAAAAGGCAAAAGGTGAATTATCAAAGTATTTAAATGAAGCTGTAAAAGATATATTCCCTGATGACTTAAAAGCTAGAGCTGAACTTAAGAAAAAAGCTACTGATATTGTAGAAGCTATGGATGATGCTAAAAATCTATTCCAAGCTAAAATAGATGAGAAGAGGGATAAAAAAACCCAAGATAGTGATTTAAGTAAATTTATAAAAGAATACAAGCAGAACATCAATGAAATAGAATCATTAAATAAAAAGATGGAAACTGCTTTAAGTAAAGGTCAGTTTGACTATGCAAGTGATTTACAAACTGAAATTAATTTACTTAATAAAAAACAAGAAGAACTACAGAAAAATGCTAGTGCTTTAACTTCTTATAAAAATGCTATGAAGAGTGTTGCTGAGATAGAGGAAAAATCTAGGAAGAACACTGAGCTTCATAATTCTTACTTAGAGAATAGAAATAAACTTCAACAGCAACTGGCAGACAAAAAAGCAGAAGAAAAATTAGCCAAAGAAGAAAGTGCTAAAAGGGATCAAGAGTTAAGGGATATCCAAAATAAGCAAAAACAATATTGGGAGGATATGCTTAAGCATCAAGATATTGTAGCTAAAGGTTATGAACAAGTTACTAAAACTTTAACTGATAAGCAAAATCAATATATAAAAGCTTTATCTGAGGATTCTACTGAAAAGGCAAAGGGTCTTCAAGAAAGTATAAAATATTGGAAGGCACAAAAGGATAGCCTTCTTGATGAAATAAATAGAGGTAATTTTACTTCTGATTTCTACGATAAGATAAATGCAATAGATAAAAGAAATAATTTAACTGTCAATGAGTTTGAAGGCTCTTTAAGTGACAAGATAGGAAAACAAAATAGTCAAAAAGAAAAAGCCTTAATTTCTGTCTATGATAAATTAGCTAAAAATCTTGCTAAACAAGAATCAAAAGTTTTAGAAGCTCTATCTAAAGGTAATATGGATCAATATGAAGCATATAAAAATACTTTAGATGAATATAAGCAACGTACTTCTGATTTTATTAAAGGTATAGATTTTGATAATTTTTCTTCTGAACTTAGAGAAGCATTTGCTAAAATTGATGTTGATAGTGGTTTACTATTATCTGAAAATATTGCAAAAGTAGATGATAAGTTAAGAGATAAACTTGTTAAAGATAATGAGAATTTACAGAAATCTTTAATTAATGAATATAAAAATATATCTAAAGCTATCACTTCTAAAGAAGGAGAACTTGTAAAAGCATTTGCAAATGATAGTACACATTCAGCAGATGCTCTTGAGAGGACTTTAGAAGGTTTATATAAGCAACATGAAGAAACTATATCAAAAATAAAATCAAATAGCTTAGGTGATGTTTTAAAAGCTCAGATGGATGAGATAGATGCCATTAGAGTTAATAGGTTAGGTGAAGTTGACGGTAAGGTTGCAGATAGTTTAGAAAGAGAAAATTTAAAACAGGAAAATCAAGCTATAAGTAAACTTTTAGCAGAATATAGAAAAAATGCTACTGAACTTTCTAAATTAAAGAAAGAGATGTTTACTGCTCAAGAAGATGGGGCAACAGTTAAGTTTGCTCAATCTAGGATAGATGATTTAAACCTTGAACAACAGGAGATAAGAGAAAGCATAAAGGCTTATAATGATTATGCTAATGCTCTTAGTCGCATAGATAGTTTACAAAGTCAAATTAATGCAAATGATGAACTTGCTAAAGCTAAGAATATTGATAAGGTCGCTAAGGAAACAGGAAAAAGCGAAGAAGATATTCTTAATAAGATAGCAAAAGAACGAGAAAAAATTGCTAAGTTAGTTGAGAAGGAACAGTCTTCTGTTGTTGATGTATATGAAAAATATGCCAAACTTGTTTCTCAAGCAGAAAAGCAATATCTAACTGCGGTTATTAATGATGATAATACTACTGCACAAGCTATAGAAAAAGTTATTGATAGATATCAAAAGTTAAAAGCTGATATTTTAAATCAAATAAATGATAAAGGTTTAGATACTTTATTTAAAGATAGACTTAGTAGTATAGACAAAGATATATCTCTTGATTTTAATATTCATGCAGGTAAGTTATCTGACAAGGTAGCTAAAAATCAACTTAAAGAAGATGCAAAAGCATTGAAAGAATTTGTTGATGAGTATGATAGATTATATAAGAGTATAACTGATGAAAAAATTAAGATAGCAAATTACAACCAAAAAGGTGAAACTGTAAATGCTCAGGCTCACACTTCTAATTTAAATAGACTTGAAAAAGAACTAAAAGCTCATAATAAAACTATCGAAGCCTTAAAGTACAAAGAAAAGGCTTTAAAAGAAGTTGCCAATATTGAAAAGCACTATGGCAATACCTTAGAATTAGGCATGGCAGGTGTTGGTCAAAAAATACAAACTTCTACTTATAAGGAGTTTAATAAACTTCAAAATGAGTTGGTATCTAAGTATAAGGATTTATACAATGAACAGTTAAGATTTGAAAAGGCTATATCTAAAGCTGTTGATACTTCTGAGTATAATAAATTAAATTCAGATTTAGAAAAAGTAAAAGATAAACTTAAAGAAATTAGAAGTCAAATAAAAAGCCAAGATCATATAGATAATATAGAATTATTTGAGGAAGGTAAGGTAACTGCTCAAAGTAGAGAGGTTACACAGTCTATAAGTAAGATAAGAAGTGAAGCAGAAAAACTTTTAGCTTCAACAAAGGAACTAAGAAATAGTGAGTTTGTAGATAAAGCTTCTTTATCTCTTGTTGAAAATTACTTTACAAAATTATCTACAACAAGTCTTGATGGAACAATAAGTGATGTTAGGCAATTAAATACTCAATTAGCTCAAGCAAAAGATTTACTATCTCATTTGGAAAAAGGAATAGATAATAGAATTTTCCAATCTAATAAACAAATAGAGATGGGTAAAATTAATGACTCTATTGCTAAGTTTAAGAATGATTTTAGTGGTGTTTTAGATAGAGCATCTTTTGAAGCAATAGAATCTTCTGCAAGAAGATTAGCTAGTGTAATGGATAAAGATTCCTTTAGTCAAGGTGCTAAAGAATTAACAGCTCAGTTAAAACAAGCTAGAAACCAAATGGATGGTTTGGTTAGATCAAGTAATAAGTATAATTTCTTTGAAGATTTATACACTAATATGAGAACATATCAATTAGGTGATTTAATTTTTGATGGAGTGCAAAATGCTTTATATAGTGTTAAGCAGATAGTAATAGATTTAGATTCTGCTATGGCAAACATTAGAAAAGTTGCTGACCCTATCGATATCAATACAATTGATAAGTTAGATGAAATAAAATCTAAGGCTATACAAGTTTCTAAAGAAGTTGGTATGGCAAGTTCAGATGTTATAAATTCCATAGCTGATACTATCCAATCAGGTGGGTATCGTATGGAAGAAGCAATAGAAATTGCAAAGCAGACTATGATGTTAGCAAATGTTGGTGAGATGACTGCTGATAGTGCAACAAAAGGTGTTGTATCTATGTTAGCAGGATTTAACTTAAGTCCACTAAGAGAAATGCAAGTAGAAGTAAATGGCATGACTCAAAAGACAAATGAACTGACAAATGCAATGGATATGGTCAACCATGTGGGTTAATTTATAGCTCCTGCATATAGTGATATATGCTGAAAATTTCTTGAATTGCTAAAAAATCCTTAGAGATTGTTAAACTACAACATGACTGGAAACGGTGAGTGTGAATGTTTTAAAAATTAACAATATTGGACAATTAGCAGGGAAGATTCTAAATTATAATAATTTTAATAAAAATGCATATAATAAAATTGTAACAAGAATAACCTTCAACGACTATTGCAGACATGCAAGTACATCACAAGCTATGGGTGATGGAAGTGGGAAACATCCCTAGTGGATGAAGATATAGTCTACTCTATATGGAAACATATAGCAGTTCATAGGAGAACGGTGTATGTGTAGCGAACATATATGAATAAAAGGAATAACTTTGCAATTTCAACAGAAGGTATTATAAATGCAATGCAAAGTGGGGGTACTGTTTTACATTCATATGGAATAGATATGGAAAAAACAATTGCTCTTATCACTGGTGCAAATAAGACCTTACAAGACCCTAGTGTTACTGGGAATGGGCTAAGATTTTGGCGTTCTATGTAGAAATATATAGAAAGATAAGAGGGCAAAATCGGTCATAGTTATTGTGAAATAACTGGTAAGAAAGTTTAAATCTTGGTATAAAAAATAAAAAATAGTAATATAATTACATAGGAGGTGTATCTGAATATGGCGAGAAGATTCTCATATGAAGAAGTTAAAACCTATGTACAATCAAAGGGAGTTGAGTTAGTAAGCACAGAATATATAAATGGGAAAATTCCATTAAATTTTATATGTAAATGCGGAAAACCATTTAAAAGAAATTTAAAAAATTTTAAATACAATAATCTGTGTTTAAGGTGCGGTAGTAATTCTCTTTCTTATGAAGAGGTTAAAGAATACATTGAGTCAAAAGGGTGTAAATTAATAAGTGAAGAGTATGTAAACAATGAAACTGAATTGGAGGTTAAATGCCCCTGTTCAAAAACTTACTTTGTAATGTTTAGGGATTTTAAATCTAAAAAAAGATATAAGTGTCCTACATGCAATAAAAGACCAAACTACACATATGAAGAGGTTAAACTTTTTGTGGAAGGTAAAGGATGTAAATTAATCAGTAAAACTTACATTAATAATGCCACTAAATTAGATATTGTATGTAAATGTGGAGAGCCATTTAAAAGAAGGTTTAATAGTTTTAAAGACTCTCAACAATATTTTTGTTTAAAGTGTAGTAAAACTTCAAAAGGTGAGTTAAAAATAAAGGAAATATTAACTAACTATAAAATTAACTTTATACACCAATATAAGTTTGATGATTGTAAATTTAAACATCCTCTTGTTTTTGATTTTTACTTACCTGAATATAATATATTAATAGAATATGACGGAAGACAACATTTTGAAATAGTTAAAGCATTTGGAGGGTTAGATGAATTTATTAATATTAAAATAAGGGATACTATAAAAAATGAGTATTGTAAAAATAATAATATAAAACTAATAAGAATACCTTACTGGGAATTTAAAAACCTAAAAAAACATTTAACTAAAATATTAAATGAAAATATCAAGATAAAATAACACCGAGGTAAGTCAAAGAAGTAAAGAACTTTGACCACCGTAACGCATAGGATTTGAAACTATGCTTTTTTTTATGAAAAAAGTATAGAATATAATAATCCCAAGAGTGTCCTCCACCTGACCATTAAGTTGAAGGTGAAAATGTATGCTAAACAGGGTATGAAAAGACATACCGATAACTTTAGTAAAATAAAGAAATGAGGGAAACCTCCTGAGCCTAAGATAAAAAGCTTAGGGATAATAACAATTTGAAAATCTATTGCCATTAATATGGCAGGTATAAAAGCTGATGCTTATACAGGCGAACTAGCTTTAAATAAAACAGCTCTTGCTCTTAAAGAAATAGCAAATATAGATGTCTACTCTGATAAGAAAAAGGGTGAGATAAAAGATATGGTTTCTATCCTTGACGAACTGTATGAACGTTGGGGAGATTTTACGGAAGAGGAACAGCTTGGACTAGCTGAAAGTATAGCGGGTAAGCAACAGTCCAAAGTTTTCCAATCTTTAATGACAAACTACAAAGATGTTTTATCTGTTAGAGAGCAATTATCTAATCAGGAACATTTTGGTAGTGCAGAAAGAGAGAATACTCAATACTTAGATAGTATCAGTGGTAAACTAAATGAGCTTAAGCAAACATGGATTTCTATATTAGATACATTTGCAAATTCAGATAGTATAAAGAGTGCATTAGATGTGCTAATATCTGTATCTGAAGGTGTGGAAACAGTTGTAAAAGCTTTGGATGATGCAGGAATATTATTACAAGCTACTTTCACAGCATTTACATCAGGTGGAAGTCTACTTAAGAATCTAGCAGGATTTGGTGAAAGTTCTTATCAAATAAGACAAGTTGGAAATTCATTACAGCTTGTTGCAACTCAAGCTAGTGCAGGAAATATACCACTAAAGCAAATGTTTAGTGGATTTACTAAGGGAACTACAGTAACTCAAAAACTTGGTAATGGATTAAAAACACTTGGTAAGTCTATGACTGCAAATTTAATACCAAGTTTTAAAGGTATGCTTTCAGCAGGATTAAAAGGCATGGCTGTGTCAGCAGTGATTACAGGTATTGGATATGCACTTGATAAAACTGTAAATAAGTATAAGAATTTAGATAAGGAGTTACAGGCTCAAGCTGATACTACAGCTTCGCAACTAGAAGGATATAAAAAGCAAAAAAGTAGTTTAGAAGCTTTAGCAGATCAGTATGATACATTAGCTAAAAAATCTAATAAAACTGCTGAGGAACTTGCAACATTTAATGAATTAAAACATCAAATTGCAGATTTATCTCCTGATTTGGTAATAGGTTATGACAGTGAGAATAATCCTATACTAAACTTAAATGGTAGCTTAGAAACATATATATCAAACTTAGATGATGCCATTACTAGACAAAGAACTTTACTAGCAGGAGATAGTATGGCAGTTGGTAAAAATGCACTTGATAGTTTAAGTAGCACTTTAAACTTTAACTTAACTCCTGATTTTAAATTAGATGATAGTGCTTTAAAAGAACAAGATGAAGCTATAGGTACTGCTAGGGAAAATTTAGTTAAAAAGCTTAATAAAATAAATGAAGGACTTAACTTCAAAAGCCTTGAAGGAGAGTTAAAAAGTTATGCTCAACAAAATGACAAATACAATGAGCAGATAGTAAAGAGCTATCAAAAAGTTCAGGAAGCTCATGCTAAGATAACTGAACAAACATCAAAAGCAAAACAAGGTATAAATGCTCAATTAATGGACACTTCTGAAATGAAGAAAGCAGGGGAAGAAGTTCAAAAACTTGGAGCAAAAATGATTTCTGCTTTTGACTGGTCAGAGGTGGATTCAAATAGAGTTGACCAAATGGTTTACAATATGTCTAAAAATCTTACTTCAGGGGAGTTTGATACAGCACTACAAAAAGTTGCGGAACTTAGACAAGAGCTTGAAGAAACTTATGATGTTGAAAAGTATGAATCACAAATAGATAAGTTCGTACCTCAAGTAGCAGATTTCTTAGGTGTATCAGAAGACATGGCTAGGTCTATGTTAAAAGTTCCTGAGATAATGAAGAGTTCAGAAGATGCTTTAGATCAGTTCCTTAGAACTATGGGTAAAACTAAAAAGTCTTTAAACTTTGATGTTGAAGCTCAAAATTTAGCGGAACAGTTCTATGCTGTTAATGATGCAATATATCAATTAGCAGATACCTCAAATCTTGTAACAATAGATAATAAAATACAATTAAATCCTGAACTTGTTTTAAACACACTAAATAATGAATCTATTCCTGAGCAAATAAGGAAATTATTAGGAGAGTTTAATAAAGACGGAGTTGTTGATGTTGGCGAAGTAGAACTTATGCTAGATGTTATGACAGCATTTAAATTAGGGGACACTCACCAGTCAAAAGAAATATTGGCACAAGTTCAAGAGGAGTTAGATAAAACATTAGGTGAAGGTGTAATAAATGTAAAAGACCTTAAATTTGATGTTAATGGAAAAGTTGAAAATGTCAATATAGATAGCAAGGAACTTGAAGAAAAATTATCTGTACTTGGTGATAAGAAAGAATTAAAAACTCTTTTCACAACTGAGGTTATAGGATTAGATAGACTAGAATATTATACAGAAATTGTAAATAAGCTTCCTGCTGATTCTGAACATACAGAGAAATTTATAGTTGATAATCAACAGGCTATATCTGAATTAAATAACTATAAAGAAGTAAAGGAATGGATAATAGCTCATCCTGAAGTTATTTCTAAATATAGATTAAATGTAGAAAAAGACCCTGAACTTAAAACTGCCTTAGAAGAATTTGAAAAGAACAACGGTAAAACAAGTGAAATTAAGGCTAAAGTAACAGAAGAAGGGGCAGATGAAACTAACCAAAAACTTGAGGAAACAAAGAATAAAGCTGATGAGCTAGATAATAAAGATATTAACTTAACAGTTAATAATGGAGAATTACAAGGCTCAGTAGAAGATTTTAATAAACTTATAGAATACTCATCTAAATTAAAAGATGGTGAATATAAGTTATCTTTTACCTCTGACACTGGTGAATCTATAAACCAAATAAATAATCTTAAAAATGCTATAAATGACCTTTCAGGTGCATTTAGTTCTTTACCTAGTGTAACAGTAAAAATTGAAACAGCACTTGCTAGTCAGAATATAACAGGATTAAGAAATAATATAGAAAGTTTTAAAACTTTAGCAGGTGGATTACAAACATTAGTATTTAAGACTGATACTGCACTTGCTAGTAAGAATGTTACAGGATTAAGAAATAATGTAGATAGTTACATTAAACAAAGAGCAGGGAAATCTTATTCTACAAGATTTAACACTGAGACAGCCTTAGCTAGTAAAAATGTTACTGGTTTAGCAAATAAGGTTTCTAGTTATGTAAGAAGCTATGGTAATAGAACTATTAAGACTACTTTTAGTGTGGTAACAAAATATTCTACACAGGGAACTCCTACAACTCAAAGCAAAGGAGCAAAAGTTACTGGAAGAGCTATTCCTACATATGTTCCTGAATCATATGAAGTGGCACAGGTAAATGCTTCTCCTTTAAGTGAGTTTGCCAATCAAGTTCAAAGTGATACTGTAGCAATACAACGTATGGCAAGAACTGGTCAGGGAGTTTCAGAAGCTGTATCATCATATAGTTCTTCTATGGCTAGTATATCATCAAGAGCATTAACAAAAGCATTAGATAGTAATAAAGTTATTGATATGCTAAATCTTGATGTTGATCCTTTTAAAGATTTAGAAGATGTTTTAGAAAGAATTTCCAGTGAGTTAGATTTACTTAGTAAAAAAGCTGACTTAGCTTTTGGAAATGAAAAAATAACATATCTTAAAAGACAAGTAGAACTTCTTAAACAACAACAGCAAATCCAAAATAAACTAAGTAAAGATTATGCAACTCAACAAAATGAGTTAAAGTATTACTTAGGAAAAAAAGGATTTACCTTTAACAGTCAAGGTGATGTAACTAATCAAGTTGATAAGTTATATCAAATGGAAAAATACGTTAAACAGCTTGAAGATAAAGTTAATGCACAGGGAGATAAGAAAAATGAAGCTTTATCTAAGCAGTATGAAAGTGCTAGAGATGAATTAGAAAAAACTAAGGAAGTCTTAGAAGAGTATGTTAATAATAATTCTAAGGGTGTTACTGGTGCTACTAAGGAATGGTACGAACTTCAACAACAAATAAATGAAGCTCGTATGGAGATAATTCAAGCAACTATAGATGCTAAGAATTTTAAGTTTGAGATAGGTGCTAAAAAGTTTGAAGCAGAAGTTGATAAATTATCTAATGCAATTAACTTAATAGATAAACAGATTGAATATGCTTTTGGAGATGAAAAAGATAAGTTATTCAAGAAGAAGATAGAGTTATTAAAGAAACAGCAAAAAGAAGTTCATAATTTAGCTAACCAATATAGGGAACAGGCTAAAAGTATAGGGCAATTTTTAAATCAACAAGGTTTTATAATTAATTCCAGTGATGGAAGTATAGGTAATATAGAACACCTAGAGAGCTTTAAAAACAGTGGAATATATGAAGAAATAACTGAACAACTAGAGAAGTATATAGAATTAACTCAAAGTAAAATACCTGACCTTCAAGAAGAATGGTGGGAACTAAGAGAAGCAATAGATGAAGCTAGAATTGCTACTTTAGAAGCAAAAGATGAAATGTCTGATTTAGTATTAGAAATAAATATTTCTAAACTAGATACTGCTCTTAAAAAGATAAAGACTGAAATCAATAGACTAGAAAGAGAAATTGATAAAGCCTTTGGTAGCAAGAAAGAAGGTTTATTAAATGATAAGATAGATAAGTTAAAAGAAGAGCAAGATAAACTTCATCAAATGGCAAATGAATATAGACAGCAAAGGCAAGAAATAGCTAACTTCTTAAATTCAAAAGGGTTTATAATTCATCCTGATGGCTCAATAGGAAATCCTGAATTTATCCTTAGCTTTAAAGAAGACCCTGCTCTAATGGAGTATTTACAAGGTCTTATAGATAAACATACTAGCTTAGGTGATAAAATAGCTGACCTTGGAGAAGATTGGTGGAGTGTTCAAGATTCCATAGAAGATACAAAAGATGCTATAGAAGAAGCTAGAAAAGAATTAGAAAAATTCTTAAATGAAGCGAAAATTGAAGCACTGCTTGACCAGTTTAATGACCTTGCTCATAAACTTGATTTAATAGATAAAAAACTTAAACATGCAACTGGCAAGGATAAGTTAGATTTATTAAGTCAAAAACTTGAGTTAATAAAAGAACAACAAATAGAATTACAAAAACATTGGGAGTTCTTTACTAATAAAAAGAATACTCTTCAAATGGAGTTAGGTCAACTAGGATTTACATTTGATGCAGATGGAGATATTACAAATTATGTAGAACAACTTGAAAGTATAGCTAACTCATCTGATGATTTTGAGGAAGTTAAAGATAAGTTAGAAGAATACTTTGATATTCAAAATGATAGATTACCTAGTATTGAAAGTGATTGGCTAGACCTTGAGAATACATATAAAGATGTCTTAAAAGAACAGCTTAATACAACTAAGGAAATTGAAGATAAAATTACTGAAATGTATAAAAAGCAAGTTGAAGACAGAATAGATGCAATGAACAAGGAAACTGATGCCAAGATAAAAGCTCTTAAAAAGCAACAGGATGCCTATAATAAATATCGTGAAGAAACTGATTACAAAAATGAGTATGAAGATAAATTATTAGAAATAAATGATATACAAAGGCAACTTGATATAGCAATGAAAGATACTTCTTTGGCAGGGCAAAAGAAAGTTAAGGAGCTACAAAAGCTATTAGCTGATGCTCAAAAGGAGTTAGATAAATTCACTCAAAATAAAATTGATAGTGATATCAATGATATGTTTGATAAAGAGAGTGAAAGAATAGAAGAAGAAAATGATAAGGCTATAGAAGAGCTTGAGAAAGAATGGTCAGATAGTAAGATAGCTGAAATGGTTGCACAAGCATTACAAACTGGTATATTTACAGGAATAGATGGAAGTGTACAAGACCTTCAAGATGCTATGTTACAATTTGCCAATGATACTGGTGAATTGTTTGGAGTTATGGGAACTGTTATAAAATCCGAGTTAATAACTAACTTAGATATAGCAAAAAATACAGTTAAAGAACTTAACAAGATAATTAAAGAATTAGACTTGGAACAATTTGCGGTACTATCAGGTGCTTCAAGTTTTAGTAGAACTATTTCAGGAGTAAGTATGGAAAGTTATACAAAGCCTATTCAAAATAATTATAGTCCTGAAATAAGATTTGATTCTCCATTAATTCATATAGAAGGAAATGTTGATAATGATGTATTAATGACTCTTGAAAGCTACGGAGAAAAATTAACTAAAGATATAATAAATCAAATTGCAGGAGCAATAAGATAATAAAAATAAGGAGTAGGTTTCCCTACTCCTTTTTAATATAGGGGGTGGTACAATGATTTTTTATTCAGATAAGTTTTACTATAATGGCTTATATTCACAAGACTTAGGAGTTCTTTTAGTATCTGAAAGTACAGATGTATTAAATGAATACGGTATTTCTTATATGAGTGGAGAAGAAAGTGAAATAGTCCTTAGCTTTTGTTATGTAGATAGTGTAGATCAACCACTGCCTTGGAATAATGAGAAATTAGAAAGTATTTTAGGGTGGCTTATGGCTGATGAATACTTAGAGTTTATAAGTGAAGATAATAAGGATATAGTATATTTCTTAAAAGGTATAGGATATAAAAAAAGATTTACTCCTGATATGAAAGGTCTTATAGATGTTACATTTAAAGCTTTAAGTGGTTATGGATATAGAAACTATGTTAAAAAAATTGAAAAGCCAGTTGGTGAGTTTGTTTTATTAAATAATAGTAATATAAATAAGCCTTGTAAACCTATTATAGAGTTAAGTAATATATCTAGTGAAACAATTCAAATAACAAACTTAACTACCCAAAAAGCTCCTTTTGTAATTAACACTCAGTCTAGTAAATCAATTGTTATAGACAATGAAACAGGAGTTATCACTAATGATAATAATGAAAATTTAATAATGAGTAGCAATAGGAAATGGATAGAACTTATAAAAGGTGATAATACAATGCTAGTAGAAGGTGACTGTGATATTACCTTTAAAGTCCATTGTCCAATTATGGTGTAATGCTTATGAATAGAATTTTTATTAATAAATTAGATAGAGACTTTGAATTAGAGTTATGCAAAGTTAATAAATCTCCTATAAGTCCAATAGATGTTAAGTATGTTGATAGTATTACAAGAAGTTTAAATGAAATAGATAAAATAGAATTAACTATACCAAAGACTATTAAAAATGGATTTATGGAAGATGTGATTAATCCACTGTGGAATGAAATTAAGGATGAAAGGCTGATATGTCTTAATGGAGAAGATTATTTTGTAATTAAAACAAATACCTTCAACACAAATGAACTAAAGAAAAGTATTACAGCATATTCAAGAGAATATAAATTAGGGAAAATAGACATAAATGTTGAGGATATAGTTTTTAGGCTTATTACACCTGATGAAGATTTAGAAATATATTCTTTAAATGACCATATGAAAGATGAAACAGGTTGGAAGTTTGGTCATATAGATGACACTGTTTTATATGATATAGATGTAGAAGGTAATAAAACGGAAAAAGTAAGAATACAAACTACTGTTAATAAAAGATGGTATGATTATATTGAAACAGATATTTGTGAAAGTTATAATTGCATAGCTACTTATGATACAGATAAAAAAGAAATTAATTTATATGATATTAATACAGTTGGAGAAAATGTTCAATTATATTTATCCAATGATAATTATATAAAAAGTTTATCAAGAGTAGTTAGTAGTGAAGATATTGTAACTAGACTTACACTTATTGGAAGTGAAGAAATGGATATTATAGGAGCAACGGTTACTGGGTATCCATACTTAGAGGATTATTCATATTTTATGAATAATGGAGAAATGAGTGAAGAACTTATAAATGATTTAAAAAAGTATTATGAAATGGTTGAGATTAGGTCTGTTATTTGGGAAGATTTAATAAAAAGAAAGCAAGAAAAACAAGAATTATTAATCAGAAAGAAAACTGATTTATATGTTATATATGATGAGATTAGAGCTTTAAAAGGCATTAAAGAAGCCTATAGTTCAAATGGGGATACTGTAAATGAAGCTCTTATAATGGCTCAAATATCTGAAAAAATAGATGCTCAAACTATTTTAGAAATTGAAGTCAAACATCTTGAAGAAGATATTGAAAATTTGGCTTCAAGTATATTAGAGATAACAATACTATGCAAAAGAGAAACTGCAACTGATCAAAATGGTGAGCTTATATTTTCTGAAAATACTTTAGAGGAGTTAAAAGAGTTCATATATTGCGATACATATTCAAATGATTCATTTTTAGATGTAAAAGACTTATTGGCAACAGGTAAGAGAGAATTATCTTTAAAATGCTATCCAACTACAGATTATGATATAGATGTAAAAAACTTTATGTCTAGGATAATGGATAATAGTTTTAGGATACATTGGAAAGGTGATTTAGGTTTAGGTGATATTATAATACTTTATGATGAAGACCTTGATGAAGAGGTCTTTTTATTTGTAACAGATTATACTCAGAAACCAAACTCTGAGGATGACGGTTTAATTATAACTTTATCTAATAAGAAGTATAAGGATAAAAACTTAAGAACTATAGCTGATAAGTTAAAAGAAGGAAGTTTGGCTATGAGAACAATCCAAAGGAAAACTTATCTAATGAATGAACAAAAATATAATAGATTAAATATGAAAAATTATGAAAGAACTTATGTATAAGGAGGTGGCTTGATATGGCTTTATATAATAATGTACCCACATTTAGTTATATCCATGCAACTGGTGTGTCAGTAATATGGAATGGTGAGCTTTATATGGTGCAGGATTTTTCAACAAACTTAAAATATGTTTATTGGAATGCAGATTTACCAAACCAGTTAAATGCTTCAAACATTATGCCAAACAGATCAACTAAGCAACATTTAGTATTAATAAATGATAATGGTGTTGCAACTGAAGTTCCTCCTACTACAGAAGATTTTTCTATTAATTATGATGGAAATAATGTTCAAGCTATTAAAGATAGGATTTTTGGATTATACGAAAAAAATGAAAACTTTGGAAATAAATTTGTTGCAATAGAACAAGACATTGACGGAATTAAGCAGATTGTAGGTAACTCAGGGGAAAGTTCAGACGGAAGTTTAATTGATAAAGTTTCTAAAATAGAGCAAACTGTTGAAGAAATAGATTTATCTGTCAAAGAAGTTTCTAAAAAATATAATGATGATAAAGAAACTAATAAATTAAGAGAAGACTTAAATAGCTCTATTATAAAGTTAAATTCTACTTTAGGTACTTTTAAAGGTGAATTAACAGGCTATTTTAAAAATAATGAAATAACATCTGAGGAAAAAGTTAAGATAGAAACTCAGTTAGGTATATTAACAAATGAGAAAACTGTACTTGACGGACTTGTTGATACAGTTAAACTAATAGCTGAAAATAACAATCAAACACAAGATGTTGTAGCAATAGAATCAGCTAAACAAGCTCTACAGATAGCACATGATAATTTATGTAACAACATAACAAATGCTACTATAGATGATATTATAACACCTACTGAAAATACTATTATAATAGATGGATTTGCTAAGTATAATTTAAGAATTAATGAATTAAAGAAAACTTGTGATGATGTCATAATACTTGGACTTGGTGGAGTTATAACGGAAGAGTTGGCTAACATAAATATAAAATCTGATGAAATAAAATTATCTGTTTCTAAGGTTGAAAGTGATTTTAAAAGTGATATGAGTGTTCAAAAGATTGAATTTGAAAATCAAATTAAAGATGTTAGTATAGCACTTAATAATTTTGAAAATACTGTTAATACAACTTTTAAAGATGGAATAATAGATGAAGCAGAGAAACAACTTCTTCAAGAAAAGATAGGTTTGATTGATAAGGAAAAAGTGGATATAGACTCAAGGTATAATTCTATATCAGAAGATTTAAACTTATCTGAGGAATTAAAATCTGAATTAACTGCTAAGTACAATGAATATTGTAGTAAGCATAGTGAGTTAAAAGAAAAGATTAATCATGTAATATCAGATGATATGGTTAATGATGCTGAAAAATTAGAAGTTGATACTTTGTTTAAAGCCTATGCTAACTCTCTTGCATATTTTTCTGCTTTAATAAACAAGGCTATAGAAGATATTACATTTAATACATCTAAAGCTGAGTTGGAAAAGGCTAAGGAGGAACTTCAAAGTAGTATAAACGGAGTAAAAGATACTATTGAAGGTATAGATAAGGTTTTAGATGGAACATTTGAAAATAATATACTAGATGAAGTTGAGAGAGAAAATATCAAGCAAAATTTAGAAAATTTATCTAGGGAAAAATTAGATATAGATAAAACATACACAGAACTGTATGAAAATACTTATCTAACAGGACAAGATAAAATAGATTTAAAAAATCATTATGATAATTATATTTCTAAGTATAATGAGGTTGTAAATGTATCAAATGGTATATTAGAAAAAGAAGAATTAATCGACAATGTTGATAGAGCAAATATGAATAGTGCTATTGCTAAACATAATGAAGCTCTTTCTTTCTTCTACACTCAGGCTAATAAATCTATTGATGTTATAGCAACTAATAAAGTAAATAGTGCAAAGAATGAATTGTCTAATAATATTGATAAAATAAGAAATGATGTTAGTGGACTAAATGACTACATTGATGGAACTTTTAAAAATAATGTTATAGATGATGCAGAAAGAAAATCTATATCGCAAAATATAGAAACTCTAAATAGAGAAAAAGCAGATATAGATAAGACATATGAAGTATTATACTCAAATGTATACTTAGAAGGAAGTTTAAAAGTAGATTTAAAAAATAGTTATGATGATTTTGTTTCTAAACATAATAATGTTTTAAGTGTTATACAAAATATCTTAGATAAGGAAACACTTATAAATGATAATGATAGAGAAAATATGAGCAATTCATTTACTGAATTAAACTCATCTCTTTCTATACTTATAAATAATATAAGTAAGGCATCTGAATATGTAACTATAAAAAGTATAGAAGCTACAAAATTAGAGTTACAAGAACAAATAAAAGGTGCAAATGATAGAATAGATGATGTTATTTCAGAAGTTGAAGGAGTTTTAGGTGATGGTATTATTGATGAAGCTGAGACTATAACTATTGCCGATAATATAAATAGACTTAACAAAGAAAAGCTAGAAATAGATGCTAAGTATGAAACTATTTATAATAACTCTGATTTAGATGGAGATGTAAAAACTCAATTAGCTAATGCCAAGAAAGATTTTGATACTAAATTCTCTTCTGTTGTTGATACTATAAATACTATAGTTGACGATAAAAAGATTACAGATGAAGAAAGACTTAAATTTCAAAATGATATAAATTCTTACAATACAAGTTTTGCTAATTTAGTTAAACATTTTGATATATGCATTGACTATATTGCTAATAAAAAAGTAGACAATGTATCAAGTTCTCTATCAAAAGAGTTACAAGAACTACAAGGTGCATTAGGTGGTTTAGAAGAAACTATGAATGGAACTTTTAAAGACGGTATTTTATCTGATGCTGAGAAAAATGCTATAAAGCAAAATTTAAAAACATTAGAAACCAGTAAGTTAAATGTAGACAAGCAATATGATGTAGTCTACAACAATGAAGCTCTTACTGGTAATGTAAAAACTGAGTTAGAAAGTTCTTATAATAATTATATTTCAAAATATAATTCTTTAGTAGTAGTTATAAATAATATCTTGGATAAAACAGGATTATTAGTTGAAGCTGATAATACAACTCTTAACAATGCTTTTAAAGAACATAATACAGCAATGAGTTCCTATAATGAAAAAGTAAATATAGCAATAGACTACATTGCTACAAAAAATATAGAAAATGCAAAAAATGAGCTTTCTAATAATATTAATGAGTTAAATGGAGCATTAAATAATTTAGAAAGTACAATGAATAATGCTTTCAAAGACGGTGTTTTATCAGAAGCAGAAAAGAGTTCTATAAAGCAACATTTATTATCTGTATCAAGTAAAAAATCTGATATAGATAAAAGATATGCAACATTATGTGCAAATGAAAATTTAGAGGAAGAGCCAAAAGCCAATTTAACAACAGCTTACAATAGTTATATAAGTTCATATAATTCTCTTGTTAAAGTAATTAATAATATACTTGAAAAAGAAGGTTTAATAGATAGTACAGATCAAACTGATTTAAATAATGCATTTAAGGAACATGATAATAAATTAGGTTTATATACAACTGCTGATTTAAATGCACTTAATTCCATAGCAAAGAAGAAGGCTGAAGTTGAAAGTGAAAAGGTTGATAAGAAATATGCTGAAATAATCCTTGATCCTGAAAATGGAATACTAAGTAAGGTGGAGCATGTTAATGAACAACTGAATGGAGATGGTGGAATAAACCAAAGACTTCAACTTGCAGAAGAAAAAATTACAGCAGAAGGTATAACTCAAATTGTTAAAGATATTGAATATATTAAAGATATTGAGGCAGGAGTTGAAACAAATAGGCAAAATATATCTGAGATAGACCAAAAGGCTGATAGTATAAATCTAAAAGTTGAAAGCAAGGCAGATAGTTCTAATATAATTAGTTTGATAAATGTTTCAACAGAAGGTATTAAAATAAAAGCAGATAAAGTTAATATAACTGGATTTGTTACATTTAGTGATTTATCAGGAACAGGAACTACTACCATAAATGGGAGTAATATAAAGACAGGTACTATAAATGCAAATTTAGCAAATATAATTAATATTAATGCAAGTAATATAGTAACAGGTACACTTAATGCAAGTCTTATAAATGTTACTAACCTTAATGCAAGTAATATAACTACAGGTACATTAAGTGGTGATAGGATAACTGGTGGTATAATAGAGGGTACAACATTAAAAACGGTTGAACCTAGTACAGTAGGTGGAGTTTGGATAAAAAGAGATGGACTACAGCTTGGTTCAACAACTTTTCATTATGTTGATGATAAATTTAAAATAGAAGCAACCCAAAACGTATCTATATCTACTATGGATGAAATACATTTAATGGCAGGTTTAAAACAAGACGGTACACCTGACCCAAATAAAGAAAGACTTATAAATTTAAGTGGTAAAGTAACTTGCAACTCACTTTATGTCAATGGAGTTCAAATAACTGGAAATGGTGGAGTAGCTGTTTTCGGATAGGGGGTAAATAATGGCACAATTATATGTAAACACAGTTACAGCTAGTAGTTTTAGGTGGAGTGTAACAGGCTTGGGAAGTAGTTTTACATCTTCAAATTATACAAGTGTAGGTATATCTACAAGTTATTTTACAAGTGGAACTACTACTAGACCAAATGTATTAACCTATACACAAAGTTATACAGGTACAACATCAACTAATACAACTACTTTTTATCATAGTTTAAGTGCAGGTACTTATACTTTATATGGATTTGCTTCAACTGGTGGAAAGTATTATAGTTGTGGTAGTGTTACAATAACTGTTCCAAGCTCAGATTCAACCGCTCCAACAATAGGAACTCTAACCGTTGATGTACCTTCTCATGGATATGTCAATACAACAACATTTACCGCAAGTGCTGTTGTAACAGATAATGTTGGGGTTTCAAATGTTACATGTACTTTTAATGGATCAACTTATTCGTATGGTAGTAAAAGTGGAAGTACATATTACTTTAGATTAAATACTCCAACTTCAGGAGCAACTAGAACTCTTACTTTTAATGCTTATGATAGTGCAGGTAACAGTAGATCAAAATCTACTTCTGTATGGTGTTGTTATGACGGTACAGCTCCTTCTATATCATATATAGAAGCTGTGAGTGTAGGTACTGCAATTAAAGTTGGACTTACTGCAAGTGATTCTTTGTCAGGGGTAGGAGAAGTTTCATATAGAATATCTCCACCTTCTAGTAGCCAACCTGCTGAAAGTTCCTTTGGAAACCTACAATCAATAGATGTGTCAAACGGAGGGAGTAATTCATACACCTACTATTCGGATGGTAATGGCAATAGTCTTTCATATGGTAGTAAATATTGGATTCAATATACCGTAAAAGATAAAGCAGGAAATTATAGTAGTAAAAAATATGCTTCCTGTGTAGTAGAGTATGCAAAGCCAAGTGCTTGGACTTGGACTCAAGCAGAATTAAATGCTTTTCAAAATGGTGGAAGTATATCGACATTAACATGGCAAAGGTGGAATGCATTTGTTGACAATGTAGTGGCAATGGCAAAGTGGAAAATAGGAGATAGTTACACACAATATGATTTAGCAAATGCTAGAATGACACAAGATAATAAAAAACTTACTGCTAATAAATTTAATTTAGTTAGATTTGCAATAGGAAGTATGAACTCTAGTGGAAGTGGCATTTCGGCTGTTGTAAGTGGGGATAGAGTTATGGGTTCGTACTTCACACAGCTAAGAGATAGATTAAATGGAATAGAAAGAAGTTCAGCAATAGGCTCAATGGAACAAATTCACAACATAGATTTGTTATATGATATAGGGAGAATAGAAGATGCAATTAGAAGCGAGTAAATTATACAATGTTGCACTAGAGCAATGTATGGTATTACAACAACAAGTAATAGAATTAAGAGCTTTATATTTACAAGCAAAGGAAGAATTAGATAGATTAAAAAGCGAAGGAATTGAACTAAGCGAATAGAAGGTGATATTATGGCAAGTCAAGTGATACCTTTTAGAAAAATAAAAAAAATAGATATAATTAATGTAAAAGGCGGTATAACTGCAAGTGATGTTATGAAAAAATACAAACCTGATATATTAATTAACTTAGCTTTATATGATGTAAACTCAGGAACAAATATAACTTATTTAGAAGATGAAAATATTTCTAGTGGGTATTTATTTTCAAATAATGGAATTGGAATAAAAAATGATAAAGAATTAGTATGGACTACTTTTGATAATTCTAAATCTAGTAAAGATATTAGAGACTATGTATCAGGTAGTCCTGTTTTGGTTTCAAATGGTAAAGTTGATATAGACTGGGGAAATAAATACTCATCATATGTTAATGGAACTCACAAAAGAAGTGCAATAGGATTTAATGATAATAGTTTAATTCTTATATGCACTGATAATGAAGTTAAATTAAATTCACTAGCAAATACTTGTGTAAATAACTTTGGTGCAAAGTTTATGATTAACTGTGATGGTGGAGGTAGTTGCCATTTACAAGTAGGAACAAAAATATATGTTAAAAGCACAAGAAAAAATGCCAGTTGGTTGCTAGTATATCTAAGAGGTGAAAATGATATGGTAGTCAAAGTAGACGGAAAAGAATATGATTTTGATGCTGTAACTAAAGATGGATACACTTATGTAAAGTTAAGGGACTTTGAACAAGCAGGTTATTTGATAGGATATGAAAATAATATGCCTTCAATAGATAAGCCAAAATAGGGGGTGTGCTTTTGCTTAAAATAGATAATAAAAGAAGAATACAGATAGTAAAAGGTGATACAGCTATATTTGACATAACTGTAAATAATTATGAATTTGTAGAAGGTGATAAAATCTATTTTACAGTTAAAACAAGTGTAGGTGATACAGAAAGTATCATACAAAAAGTTGTCTCTGTTTTTGATGAAAATAAAGCTAAGGTAATTTTTTGTAAAGAAGACACAAATGTAGATGTGGGTGTATATCTATATGATGTACAATGCTCACTTACAAATGGAGTTGTTGATACTATTATTCCTCCTACTAGATTTGAAGTGTTAGGGGGAGTAACACATGATTAGACAGAAGTTGAGGTCATACAGTAACTCTATGAATAGTTTAGAATGTGATATTTCTGTAGGTAGAGGAGAAAAAGGTGAAGCCTTTACATTTGATGACTTTACTCAGGAGCAATTAGAACTACTAAGAGGAGAAAAAGGTGACAAAGGTCAACCATTTACTTATGACGATTTTACCCAAGACCAGTTAGAATCACTAAAAGGTGAAAAAGGTGATAAAGGTGAAAAGGGAGATACTGGTACACAAGGGGAAAAAGGTGATAAAGGAGATGCCTTTACTTACAATGACTTTACCCCTGAACAACTTGAGTTGCTAAAAGGTGAAAAAGGTGAAGCAGGAGATAAGGGACAAGATGGCAAGAATATTGAACTTAATAAATCAGATTCTCATATCCAATATAAGCATACTGGTGAAGAAGAGTGGATAGATTTAGTTCCATTAGATGATTTAAAAGTTAAGGATGAAGTTATAGATACTCTTTTATCTCAAATTCAACAGCTTACAGATAGAATTACTGCACTTGAAGAAAATGGGGTTAAACCACCTGAAGATAAACAAGCTCCTACCTTTATAGGGTTAATTTCTCCATTTAAGGATATAAGTGATATCACATATACAGATTTAGATGTAGATACAGTTCAAAAAAATATTGTATCTAAACCACAGTCTGTATATGCTCATAGTTCAGGAACTCAATTTAACAGGTCTTGTATTATAGCCATACCTAAATCATTTGGTACTATAACAGGAGTTGTTGATGGAGCAGATATAAGTATAACTGGCTCTTATCATTGGAGTGAAGTAAATCTTGAAGTGCCTAATATCGGAACAGTTGAATATATAATAGGTGGAAATAAAAAAGCTCAGGCTTATAATAATTCTTCTGTTGTTAAATGGAGTTTAGTATAAATAATTGTAAAGGGGTGAATTTATCTTGAAAGATTTTATAATGGAAATAGATAACTCTTATCCTATTCCTTCCCAAGTTTCCATAATGTCAGGCAATGAGCCTATAGATATGCGACAAACTTGTGATACTGTTGATGATTTTGAAAAATTTAAAACTGATACAGGTATGGAGTTAAGATATGGGGGTCTTATAACTTATGAAAAAAGTACTAAGTTATTTAAAGGCTGTATAGAAAATGAAGATGGAACTTTTTCTTGGACTGACCTTAATATTGAAGGAGAGAAAACAATAGTTGAACAAATAATTGAAACAAAAATAGTAGAAATGAAAGATACTGTTAATCAATTACAAGAAAAAGTTTCTTCTGTTATGCTTGAATTTGAAGAAAGCATGAGATTAATGAGTTTAGATTTTAATCAATAAGACAAAAAAAACCAAGTTGTGTTAAGTCAATTAGCATTAACTTGGTTTTTATTTATAAATAATAAAAAATATATATTAAGAAAGGTGATTTTAAAATGTCAACAAAAAATGCAAAGTACAGAGTAAAAAA